GTGAGCACCTCCGCAACCTGGACGGAGAAGCTGGCTGTCATCCGCGCGCGCCATGCCGCTGCGACGAAGGGCCCGTGGTTCTGGTTCGGGTACCTCCGCTCCCGCTCGGTCGGTCTGCACGTGCGCGGCGCCACGTCGGTCATCGAATTCAGCCGCTGGGGGACGCAAGGTGCGCAGCCCCTGTTCTCGGTGGAGGGCATCCTCACCGACCTGCCGGAGCTCGTCGTCCCCGACACCGCCACGGGGCGGGGGCGCGTCACGGACATCAACCACCCGGACGCCCGGTTCATCGCCGCGTCCTGGGAGGATGTCCGTGCCCTGCTCACCCGCGTTGACGAGTTGGAGGCGCAGGTTGCCGCGCCGCCCGCGCCGGCTACTCCCGTCGTCTGGCAGTACGCCCTCCGCAATGACGCGGGCCACTGGCTCGCCGACATCATCCTTCGGTCCGACGGTTCTCTCTTCGCGCTCTCTGACTGGGGCGGGTACGTGTACCGGTGGAACGCGACGGGCTCCGCATGCTTCCGCTCGTGGCTGTCGCGCCTCACGCCCGACTACATCGCGGAGAAGACGAGCCTCCCGTTCGCCGAGCAGGTGTGGCCGGCGCTGGTTGCTGCCCTTCGCGCGGAGCTGGCCGCCGAGCAGCAGGCTCAGGCGGTGGCGTCATGAGCACGTGTCCGAGCACATGGGCCGTGCTGAGCGACGACCGATGCTACCGGTACGTCCTGGGCCGCCGGTGGAGCGATGCTCCCGCTCTCGTCGTTGTTGGCCACAACCCGAGCACCGCCGACGAGAAGCTGGACGACAACACCATCCGCAAGGAGGTGGGCTTCGCGAAGCGCTGGGGCTTCGGCGCGCTCGTGAAGGGCAACGTCTGTGCGTGGCGGGCCACTGACCCGGACGCGCTCACCCTCGTGCCGGGCGCGGTGGGCCCGGACAATGACGCGTGGCTGGCGCTGCTGGTGTCGGGCGCTGACTTCGGCACCGGCACGGCCGGCGCCGTTGGGCGAGTGATGGCGGCATGGGGGACGCTGCACGCCGAGAGCAAGGCGCAGGTGGTGCGCGAGCGCCCGCGCCAGGTGCTCCGTGTGCTCACCGCCCATGCGGACGTCTACGCGTTCAAGACGACGAAGGACGGCCACCCGCAGCACCCGCTGTACCTGCCCAACGACACCGAGCCCGTCCTCTACCGCCCCAAGGCAGGTGGCGCATGAGCACGTGCCCTCCGCCCATTCGTGGGCACATCGCATTCACTTCGGTGCCCGGGCCGCTCGGCTGGCGCACCGTCATCCGTGGCGACGGACTCGAGTCCGTTGAGGTGGACGCACGGACGCGCCGAGACGCCGACGACACGGCCCGCGACGTCATGGCCCGCCAGGCCTGTGCCGCCGCCCGCTCGGGCCATCCGCTCAACCTGAACGACTACGCCGTCGAACTGCAACTCGCTGAGGAGGTCTAGCCATGCCGTGCCCGTACTGTGCTCCTGGTCGTCGCCGTCCGGCTGCTGACCCTGGCGAACCCACCGCCGCCGCGAAGAATGACCTCACCGCCCGGCAGCGGGAGATTCTCCGTTTCATCGTCGACGTCCGGGAGCGGCGCGGGTTCTCGCCGAGCATTCGCGACATCGGCAAGACGTTCCGCATCACGTCCACCAACGGCGTCAACGACCACCTCAAGGCGTTGGTGCGCAAGGGCTGCCTGGACCGCGACGCGATGACTGCGCGCTCCCTGGTGCCTACCGAGTCCGGGCTCCGCGAGGCCTCCCGCCACCCAGTCACTGCCACTACCACCGAAGGAGTCGAGTCATGAGCGAGTCCACCCAGGAGTTCGTGCAGTACACCCGCGAGCAGCTGCTGGAGAAGTCCACGGAGCTGGCCGCCATCCTCGACAAGCTCGACACCTGCCGCGAGGCGAAGTCGACGGCGATGAAGGACTTCAAGAAGGAGGAGTCGGACCTGTCCATGCAGGCGCGGACGCTGGCGAAGGTCATCCGCCAGAAGGGGGAGTTCCGCGACCGGCAGCGCTCCATGTTCGAGGCGGATGAGGACGCGGACGCGGGCGAGGGGCTGGCGACGCCCACCGAGCGGAAGCGCCGGAGCGACGCGTGAGCACCGTACCGCAGGGTCTCACGTTGAAGGGGAAGGTCATCCGCTCGGGCCCCGTCGTCTGTACGTGCGGCAATGTCATCGACCGCTCCGTGGCGCGCTTCGAGCCGCTCGGAAAGGACGCCTTCTTTCTCATCATCCGCCCGGCCCATTCGACTGACTCCGGCGCCGAGTGCGCGGGCCCAGACCTCAACGCGAAGGAGGCTCCCCGTGGGTGAGACTCACTGCGGCGCTCGGAACCCCAACTGGAAGGGCGGACGCTCCCTCGCCTCCAACGGCTACGTGCTCATCCGGGTGGGCGTGGGGCACCCGGCGGCCGACGTCCGCGGCTACGCCTACGAGCACCGCCTCGTCGCCGAGCAGGTGCTGGGGCGTCCGCTGCTTGAGGGCGAGCAGGTCCACCACAAGGACGGCGACAAGCAGAACAACGCGCCGGCGAACCTCGAGGTGCTCACCCAGCACGAGCACCGCGCCGAGCACCGGAAGCACGAGCGCGGACTGCGCGTGCCCGGCGGCCCCAACCCGCTGGTCCAGTGCGCATGCGGCTGCGGCTCGACGTTCCCCAAGTACGACGGCTGCAACCGCCCGCGCCGCTACGTGAGCGGGCACAACCCGTCGGACTCCCCTGTCCAGCGCAAGGTTCTGGCGGCCCTCGACGCTGGCGTAATGCGCGTGGCGCTGGTGGCGGAGCACGCCGGGATAACGGTGCGCGCCGTCAAGGCGACGCTCTCGCGACTCGCGAAGTTGAACAAGGTCCGCCGCGTGCGGCACGGAGAGTGGGTGCGCCATGGCTGAGACGAGCATCGAGTGGACGGACGTCGTCTGGAACGTCACGAAGGGCTGCAGCCGGAAGTCTCCCGGGTGCGGTGGTGGCACTCCCGGAAGCCGGAAGGGCGGCTGCTACGCAGAGCGAATGGCCATCCGCATGTCAGGGTTGGGCCAGCCGTATGAGGGGCTCGTGGAGTCCACTCCGGCTGGCCCGCGGTGGACGGGCAAGGTGGTGCTGGACCCCGCGAAGCTTGACGAGCCGCTCCGCTGGAAAAAGCCCCGGCGCGTCTTCGTCAACTCCATGAGCGACCTCTTCCACGAGGCGCTCTCGTTTGAGGACATCGACCGCGTCTTCGCGACCATGCGCCTCGCGGAGCGACACACCTTCCAGGTCTTGACGAAGCGGGCGGACCGGATGCGTGAGTATGTGGAGTGGGCGCGCAGGCGCTCTGTCGTCGACGGCATCGAGGTCGTCCCCGGGAGCCCCATCACGTGGGAGCGCGCTCACCCCAACGTGTGGCTGGGGGTGTCCGTCGAGGACCGGATGCGCGTCGAGCGAATCGCTCATCTCCGCGCGACGCCGGCGGCGGTTCGCTTCATCTCCTTCGAGCCATTGCTCGAGGATGTCGGGACAGTGGACCTGGCCGGCATTCACTGGGCAATCGTCGGCGGTGAGTCTGGGCCAGGCGCTCGTCCCATGCACCCGGTGTGGGCGAGGCGCCTGCGTGACCAGTGTGTGAAGGCCGGGGTCGCCTTCTTCTTCAAGCAGTGGGGGGCGTGGAAGCCCTACTGCACCATGACGGAGTCCGAGGCCGACGCGCTCTATGAGGCGCTCCCGGAGGGCGTCCCAGACGACGCGCCGCGCCGCTGCACGGTGGCGTCCGCGACGTTCCCCACCGAACCCCTTCCTGTTGGAGGCGAGGTCCACACCCTGTTCGAGTTGGGGAAGAAGCACGCGGGCCGGATGCTCGATGGGCGCACCTGGGACGAGTACCCGGCGGAGGCGCGCCATGCGTGAGCGTCCGCTCCTCTTCTCTGGGCCGATGGTCCAAGCGCTGCTGGACGGCCGGAAGACGGTGACTCGTCGGCTTGTGAAGGAGCGACACTTCTCGCCCGAGTTCCACGCGCGGTGCCCTGCTGTGGGTGTCGCTCAGTCGCTGCGCGAGTTCTCACCCCCTTGCCCCTACGGCCAGCCCGGGGACCGGCTCTGGGTGCGCGAGACGTGGGCGCTCGATGACTGCGGCGCAGACGGCGAGCAAGTCGTGTGGCGCGCGGACCGTGCCGCCGCATGGAGAGAGAAGCTCGGCGACATCTACTACCTCGCGTCGGACTACGAGCCCGAGCGCTGGCGCCCCTCCATCCACATGCCGCGCTGGGCCTCGCGCCTCACGCTGGAGGTGACGGCGGTCCGCGTCGACCGCCTGCACGACATCACCGAGGACGACGCGGTGGCGGAGGGCGTCGAGCGGCACCCGGAGGCGTGCGGCTGGCGCAACTACGAGCCCGAGCCGGCCTTCGAGCACGTCACCTACCACCCGACGGCGCGTGAGTCGTTCGCGTCGCTCTGGCGCTCCATCAACGGCGAGGAGTCGTGGGCCGTCAACCCCTGGGTGTGGCGCGTCGAGTTCGCGCGCGTGGGGGCCTCGACGTGAGCCCTCGCGCCCGCACGGTCGTCCTCGCCGGGCTCGCCCTCGCGTTTTCCTGCGCTGGCGCCCACTCCGCGCGCGCGGACATCCACCAGTGGCACGCCGCGCTCAAGGCCGGCGTGTCTGTCGTCCTCCTTCTCGGTGCCGCTGTCCTGGCCGGCGCCGCCTGCCGTCGGAGCCGTTCATGAGCTGCAGTCAGGGCATCATCGTGGACCTGTTCGCGGGCGGTGGCGGCGCGTCCACCGGCGTTGCCGCTGCTGTCGGGCGGGACCCTGACGTGGCCCTCAACCACGACCCACCGGCCATTCGCGTCTACAAGGCCAACCACCCCAACACGCTGTGCCTTGCCGAGGACATCTGGAAGACGCCGCCTCGCGAGGTGGTGAAGCTTCTGAGAAAGCACCGTGCCAGGTCTGGACGCCCGTTGAAGTCCTGGAAGGTGTGGGCTCTCTGGGCCTCGCCCGACTGCACCCACTTCGCGAAGGCGCGCGGCTCGAAGCCCCGACAGAAGAACATCCGCTCCCTGGCGCACGTCGTCGTGCGCTGGGCGCGCGACGTCTCGCCGGAAATCATCTTCCTGGAGAACGTGGAGGAATTCGTCGGCTGGGGCCCCCTCTACGAGGTGGGCCACGTCATGCCGGATGGGCGCGTCCTGCAGGAGGGGGACAAGCTCATCGACATGCCCATCCCGGAGCGGAAGGGCGAGTACTTCGACATGTGGCGCGGCCAGCTCGAGCTGCTGGGCTACCGCGTCGAGTGGCGCCTGCTCACCGCGAGCAAGTACGGCGCACCGACGAACCGCAAGCGCCTCTTCCTCGTCGCACGCCGTGACGGCCAGCCCATCGTCTGGCCTGAGCCCACGCACGGCCCCGGCCTCCTGCCCATGCACACCGCGGCGGAGTGCATCGACTGGAGCCTGCCGGTTCGCTCCATCTTCGGGCGCAAGAAGCCGCTCGTGAAGAAGACGCTGTGGCGGGTCGCGCAGGGCATCCGGAAGTACGTGTTCGAGAATCCGCGCCCCTTCATCATCAAGGTGAATCACGGCGGGCTGGTGGACAGGAGTGAATCCATCGACGCACCGCTGTCCACGGTGACGGCGACGCGCAGAGGCCATGCCCTGGTAGCGCCCACGCTCATCCAGGCGGGGTATGGCGAGCGGCTTGGGCAGGAGGCTCGGACGCTCAACCTGCACGCGCCGCTGGGCACCGTCGTCGCGCAGGGGCGCAAGCACGCCCTCGTCCAGACGTTCCTCCAGGAGCACCACCTGGTGGCCCCGTTCATCGCCAAGGGCTACGGCGGTCACGTGACGCCCGGCATCCGGGCGGATGGGCCGTTGGACACCATCACCACCCAGGACCACCACGCGCTGGCTGCGGTGACGCTGGCGACGTTCCGCGGCACCGCGGCGAACCAGCCGGGCGCCGCCTCCGTGGAGGAGCCACTCGGCACCATCACCGCGGGCGGCATCCACGTGGCCGAGGTCCGCGCCTTCCTCACCGCCTACTACGGGTCCGGGAGCGAGGGGCAGCGGCTCGACGACCCCATGCGGACCATCACCGCCGTCAGGCGCATGGGTTTGGTGCTCGTGGAGGGCGTCGAACACCAGATTGTCGACATCGGCCTCCGGATGCTGGAGCCCCACGAGCTCCTCCGCGCCCAGTTCGGGAAGTACGCCGAGGGCTACGACCTGAGCGCCGTCCCCAGCAAGGCGGGGAAGGTCAGGCTCATCGGAAACAGCGTCTGCCCCGAGGCTGCCGAAGCAGTCGTGCGCGCCAACCTGGGCGACGCCTTCGCGGGCCGGAGGGCGGCATGAGCACCGGCACTCGCCTCCGAGCTCCGTTCCCGTGGTTCGGCGGGAAGTCACGGGCCGCCCACCTGGTGTGGGAGGCGTTCGGCGACGTCGCCAACTACGTGGAGCCCTTCGCCGGCAGCCTCGCGGTGTTGCTGGCCCGCCCCACGCCCCCGGGCGTGGAGACGGTGAACGACCGCGACACGTACCTGGCCAACTTCTGGCGGGCGCTCCGCGCCGCGCCGGACGAGGTGGCGAGCCACACGGACTGGCCCGTCAACGAGGCGGACCTCCATGCACGCCACCGGTGGCTCGTGGCCCAGGGGGACTTCCGGCAGCGGATGCGCGCGGACCCCGAGTACTTCGACGCGCGGGTGGCCGGCTGGTGGGTGTGGGGACTTTGCCAGTGGATTGGCAGCGGCTGGTGCGCCCAGCCTTCATGGGAGGCCCAGGAAGCGGCCGGCGCCGAGAAGACGTGCGGCATCGCCACCAGCGAGTACTCGAAGCGGCCGATGCTCGACAAGCCGGGGCGTGGCGTCCACCAGCTCTCGGTGCGCGAGACCCAGGACGCACGCCTGCGAGACCTTTGGAGCAACACCGAATGGGCGCGGCGTCCGCACCTGAGCCACGGGAATGGCATCCACGCCCGCCGGGTGCAGGACCTCTCCGGCTCGGCCGGCTGGGAGAAACGCCCAAGCCTCGCCCGTGGAGGGAAGGGCGTGCTCCGCCTGTCGAACCAGATTCCCATGCTGGCGGGGGACAGCGGAGCCACCGGGCGCGGAGTCCTCGCGAGCGGGAAGCGGGGGGGCGTCTACGACTGGATGCAGGCCCTGGCGGAGCGGCTGCGGCACGTCCGCGTCTGCTGCGGCGACTGGAGCCGCATCCTCTCGCCCAACGTCACCGAGCGCATCGGTGTGACGGGCGTGATGCTGGACCCGCCGTACTCCGACGCGGCGGACCGGGACCCGAGCATCTACGCGGAAGAGGACCTGCAGGTGGCCCACCTAGTCCGCGAGTGGGCCCTGGAGAATGGCGACAACCCCCGGTTGCGCATCGCCCTGTGCGGCTACGAGGGGGAACACGAGATGCCCTCGAGCTGGCGCTGCGTCGCGTGGAAGGCGCCCGGCGGCTATGCGGCCGCGCGCGGCAACCACGAGAACGCCCTGCGCGAGCGCATCTGGTTCAGCCCCTTCTGCCTCTCGCCCGCGGATGAGCCCATGCGAGGCCTGCCCATGGCGGGTCTGCTTGGAGGTGCCCCGTGAGCGCCTGCGCCACCGAGCGCGCACCTCTCGTTGCCGTCACCGTGGCACCCGCATGGGCCCGCGCCGTGGCCAGGCGCTGCAACAGCGTCCTCAACGTGCCTGGCCTGCCCGCGGGTGTCGGCCCGGGCGCATACGTGGCCGTCTGCGCCGGCGAGGGCCGGGACGATGCCCTCGTGGAGTGGTTCCGCCGCGAGGTGGCCATCTGCACCCCGCCCGAGGACGAGCTCCCGACGCGCGTGGTGGTGGCCGTGGGGCGCCTCGCGGCGGTGTCCGAGTACCCGGCCGCTGCGCAGCACCACCGCTGGCGGCACTTCGCCAGCAGCCCCTGGTACGGGGGCCCGGTGACGCTGTGGCTGGAGGACGTCGTCACGCTGCCCGCGTCCGTGCCGTGCGAGCTGCGCGGTGAGGGAGAGCTATGGGAACTGCCGCCCGACGTCCAGGCCCAGGTCCGCGCCGGGTACGGCCAGGTGGTGCGCGAGGACGAGGAGCGGTGGGCGCAGTACCAGTCGAAGGCCACGGGGTGCTCCGTGCCCATCGCCCGCGAGGGGCTCCGTGAGAAGTGCATCGTCAAGTGCAAGCAGCCCGGCTGCACCCTCGCGACGGTGAGGTGCTCCACCTGCAAGGCGTGGAAGTGCAGTTGCACGCCGCACGTCTGCTCCACGGAGGCACGCCCATGAGTCCTCTGCTCTTCGCACTCGTGGAGCACCGCTGGCACCAGGAGCTGGCCCACGTCTGCCGGATGATGGCCAACCGGCAGCAGCTGGGCATCCCCCTGGGGAACCACGCCGTACGCGCCGCGGCCCAGGTCGAGCACATCGGCTGGTGGCGCTCCTGCTGGCCCCTCGTCGGAGGTGGGCGATGAGCAAGTGCCTCCTCCGCGCCACCCAGTGCTCCGTCTGCGGCGCGATGATGCTGGGCGGCGAATACACCGACGAGGGTGTGCTGACGCCGCACGCGCCTCTCCCTGCGACGGAGCGCGTCCGGGCCGCCCACCAGGGCGAGTGGCCCACCTGCCAGCACGGCACCGCCTACCGCGCGGGGTGCCGCAGCCAGCCCGTCCTCCCGGCCTGCTGCTGCGCGCCGACGCCCCTTCTTCCTTCCGCACCTGTCGCCACTCCGGAGCCGTAGCCCATGCCCGACTGCCCCACGCCCAGCGCCCAGGACAGCGTCCTCCCCCAGCCGGGGAGTGGCACCCGCGCGCGCGCCGTCGCCGGGCCCGCCACGGCCCAGGTGGAGGCCATCGCGGCCGACCTGGCCCGCGCCTACGAAGAGATGGAGGCGCTACGCGCGGAGCTGGAGTCCGAGCGCGAGGCGGCGCTGGAACTGGCGACCCGGGCGGCCCACGCTGAGGGCATCGCCGAGGGCTACCGGCAGGCCATGGCCCAGGTGCTGGAGTCCCGCGCCACGCTGTCCCCGGTGACTGTCCCCGCTTCGCCGCGTGTGGATGTCCACCAGCCTGTCCACCGCGATGTCCGCGCCACGGAGGTGGACATGTCCACCGAAGTCCACCAGCCCTCGGTGGACATGAAGGGGGGTAGGGGGGAAGCAACAGCGAAGCCGAAGGCTGAGCTGCAGAGAGCTAAGTGGCGAGACGACAAGAAGCGACAGAGAGCTGAGAAGAAGGCTGCTGCTGAAGGCGCGCGCGAGATGTCCACCTCGGACACGTCCACCTTGTCCACCTCGGATGTCCACCTCGGACATGTCCACCCGGTGGACACGATGGGGCCTGTCGCCGCCCCGGTGGCACCCGCCATCCGCCGGAAGCCGAAGTGGATGGAGGACGCCACCCCGAGTCCGGACAAGGCCTTCTTCGCGTGGTTCACCGACGAACGGCACCGGCGCTTCCCGGGCGCCGTTGTCGAACGCAGGGCCCCGGCCCGGTGGCCAGAGTGGCATGCGACGGCTCTCGCTGCGTGTGGCGGCGACGAGGAGAAGCTCCGCACGACGTGCCGGAGCTACCTGGACGACGCGTGGGCCCAGAGGCTCGAGCGGCCGTGCCCGGCATCGGTGCTCATCTCGGACAGGGTCTGGCCGAAGCACGTGCCCGGCCAGCACGACGGCGCGGTGCTCACCACCCCGGTGGCCCCTGCCGACGCCCGTCGCCGTGCCGACCTCAACGTGGGGCGCCAGGAGGCAGTCGGCGGCCCGTGCGCCACCGGGTGCGGACGGGAGGCTGTGTCGGAGATGTGGGGCCACCGGCTGTGCACGCCGTGCTGGCATGCCGCCGACGCGGGCGTGCACGAGCTCTCCGCGCCCGGCGTCGCTGCCTGGGTGGAATCCCGTCGCGCGCAGGCCCAGGGGGTGGCACCGTGACGCACCGGAAGCTCGACTCGCCGCGCGTGCACCTCCAGGCCGTGCTCGCCGTCATCGGTGCCGTGCAGTCCTCCCAGCGCGGACCGAGCGACGACGTCTCAGCGCTCATCGAACACGCCGAGCAATTCATGGACGGCCACCCGGATGTGGACTGGGCCAACCGCAAGAGGGCGGCGCCGAGCCGGGAGGCGCTGGTGAGGGCCCTGGCGCTGGTACCGCGAGCACTCCTCCGGGACCTCCAACCGACGTCGCTCATCCTCCTGGGCGTGGCAGGTGAGGCATGACCTGCGCAACGAAGCTCATCCTCTTGGGCACCGGCGCCTCGGGACTGACGCTGGCGCACCTGCCGGAGCTGCGCCGCTACGTGGCCCAGTTCGCGCGGTGCCCTGGCGCGCGCCTCATGCACGGCGCCGGCAGCCCGCGGAGGGGCGACCCGCCCGGGGCCCACGGCGCGGACAAGCTCTGGGAGACGGCGTGCCACCTGGAGTGGCCGTGGTTCCGGGTCGAGGACGTCGACAGGTTCCCCGCGGACTGGGACCTCGGAAAGCGCGCCAGCCGCGTGCGCAACGAGCAGATGCACCGCGCCCTCCGCGGATACGCGCGCCGGGGCTGGGTGGTGCGCTGGGCTGCCGCCCACACGGACCCGGGCCTGGGCAAGGGGACGAAGGGGATGACCGCCCTGTGCCGGGACGAGGGCTGGAAGGGGCGCGTGCTGCTGATGGACCCGTACACCGGGGCGCTGCGCCCCGAGGAGGCATCGCCGTGAATTGCAACGAGATGAACGCAGTCGGGAAGACGTTATTGGCTGCGAGGAAGAAGGCACGGTTCAGCGTCCGCCAGTTGGGGAAACTCCTCTCCGTCTCTGGCTCCTACGTCTCGCTCGTCGAGACGGGGCGGACGTCGCCGCCGCGCGAGCGGTTGATTGAGTGGGCGCGGGCCCTTGGATTGGCCCCCGAGTCCATCCTCGGAGCGGTCGCCCAGCGCCGCGGCGAGTTCGTGCTGCCGGTGACTGGGCATGGGCGCCACGATGAGGTCGCGGCCATCCTGTCGGCCCGGTGGGCGGCGTTGCCGACGGATGTCATGGACCGCCTCGCGGACGTGGTTGGGGCGCTACCGGTTCCCCTTGTCCTGCCAGCCCTCGTTCCGCCACGTACCCGCCCCAGTGGCGCGCGGGAGGACTGTGACCTCTGCGGTGGACCGCTCCCGGAGTACAGCGGCTGGGGCAGGCCGCGCAGGCGACACAGGGGCAAGTGCCCGCAGATGCCACAGGCCGAGGCCGCGCCATGACGTGCCGCAAGCACCCCGACCAGGACAAGGCGCTGCGCCTGGCGACTGCGCGCATTGCAGAGCTGGAGGAATCGAAACGGAAGTTGGCCCACGCGCTGGACCGCTACGGCAGGCACGAGCGCGGGTGCCGCTTCTCGCGCAGCAACGCCCGGGAGGCCTGCACGTGCCTCCTACATCAGCGAATCGCAGAGGGAGGTCTCAAACCATGACGTGCGAGGACGTGAATCGAGTTGGGAGGCTCCTGCGGGAGGCTCGGCTCAAGAAGGGGCTCACCATGAGCAAGCTTGGAAATCTCGTGGGGATTGAACCCACGTACATGGGGCAAATTGAACTGGGCAAGAGGCCGCCGTTCTCGTCGCGGGAGAGGATGGTCGCATGGGTGCGTGCGCTCGGGATGTCGCCAGAGTCTGTTCTCCCGGCGCCGAAGACGCCGAAATGCCAATGCGGCAAGGCGTTCATTCCGCGCCGGCATACTCAAAAGTGGTGCAGTCCCCGATGTGGGGACGAGGCCGCGAACCGGAGGCGGACCGGCATGCGCCCACGCGCAGACGCCGTGAGCGATGACCCAGGGTTCGAATACAGCTTGCCGCTGGACGGAGGGGCTGGCGAAATCGCTCGCGACGGCCGTATTGCAAAGGCGATTCGCCAAGGTGTCAGCATCGGCGCGCTGTGCGAGCGGTTCGGCTGCGAGAGGGGCACCATCCTCCGAGTGGCGAGGGAGCGCAGCCTAACTGTGGGCGTCGTGGCCCCAGAACCAAAGCAACATGTGCCCCCAGTCCATGGGCAGTCGCCGACGCTCCCCCGGTGCCCGACAGATGCGCCTGCCGCCTTTGCGCCCCTGCGGAGTCGCGGTGTGAAGTACGACCGGTCACTCGGGGATACGCTCCGCGACGCGCGCATGCGGGCTGGGTTGTCCCAACCGGAGGTGGCGCGCCACATCGGCGCGTCTGTCCAACGCGTCAGCGACGTCGAACGCGGCCACCGGGCGCGTCTCACCCATGCCCAATCCCTCCGGGCGGCGGCGCTCCTCGACGTGAGCCCGGCCCTCATGCTCAGCCTGTGGGCTCGGCGGCGGGAGGACGTGCCGCTGTACCGGACGGGTGAGGAGCGCCGGGACTACGTCGCCGCGGCGCTCTCTGCGGTGTGGGACTCGCTGACTCAAGAGGCGGTGGAGAACATCGCGAAGGCGGTGGGGCTGTGACGTGCGCGCAAGCTGAAGTGCGTCTGGTTCTGCCGTACCCGCCCAGTGCCAACACGTATTGGAGGGCCAGCAAGGGGCGCGGCATGGTGCCGTCGGACGAGGCCAAGGCGTACAAGGCCCAGGTCGCCCACGCTGCAGCGCTCGCCCGTACGCAACCGCTCGCTGGGCCTGTGCACCTCGTCCTCACGGTGTTCCGCCCGCGCCGAACGGGTGACCTCGACAACACCCTCAAGGTGCTGGGGGACAGCCTCAACGGCGTCGCGTGGCTGGACGATGACCAGGTCATCCGCATCGAGGCCTCGCGCGAGGACGACGCCAAGGCGCCGCGCGTCGAGTTGGTGGCGACCGGCCAGCGGCACGCCACCCCTGCGGAGGCAGCAGCCCACGCCGCCGCCCGCGCCGAACGCGCGCGGAAGGCCCGTGAGACGCGCAACCGGAACCGGCTGGAGAAGAAGCGCGCTGCCGCAGCCCCACCCAAGAAGTTGGCCGACGTCAGGGCGCTGGCCACGCCTGCCACCTACCGCAAGGAGAAGACGCGATGAAGAAGCTGACGACGCTGAAACTGAAGCTGGCGAAGCTGAAGACGAAGCTGACGAAGCTGCGCCTGACGCGGGAGCTATTCGTTTGGACGATGGCTGTGCTGCTCGTTCTGGGCGGACTCGCCCACGGGATGAGGGGGTGCAGGACGCTGGCGTCGGAGCAGACGCAGCCGGAGGGTGGTGTGCCGTGAAGCTGACCACGACCGTGCTGGACGACCTGGAGGCCAAGGCGAAGGCGGCGACTCCGGGGCCGTGGGTGGCGGCCATAGAGCCCCAGCAGGCCCCCGGGGGAGATGACGCGGACCTGCCGTCGTTCGTGCGCAGCGCGGACCGGAAGCTGGTGCGGCACATCCGCGAGCTTCGCGAGAGCCTCCTGGCGCTGACGCCCGGGCACCTGCATGGCACGGAGTGGGACGGCAAGGGTGTGAATCCGATTCACACCGTTTCGGGCCCGTCCGTTCCGGAGGGGGTCTGTTCCGTCCAGTCCCCTGAGGCGAAGGGTCAGAACGGTTCTGACCCCCTGGAGGGCAAGCCGCCCTCGTACTTCTTCGGAGGGGATGCCCCATGAAAGCGTGCGGACACCGGGATGCGCAGTACAAGTGCGACGGGTGCGTGGCGGCCGTCCGAGCTCGCTTCCCGCAGTTCCCCCTCATGATGGACCGCCGCTCGAAGCCGGGCCCGCTGAGCGTCCCGTGGGCCGTCGCCGAGCGCTCCTGGGCGGCCTATGCGCAGCAGTACGGTACCCAGCAGAGCGTCGAGCGGATGGCCGAGCGCGGTGGATTTTACTGGGGTGAGATGGACGCTCAGTGCCCTGAGTGGCGCGAGGCAACGGACGCGTGGGTCCTCCTCGCGAAAGAGAACGTGGACCTCAAAGCCGAGGTGGCGCGTCTCACGCTCGAGCTTGAACAGGTGCGCGGAGGGGTCGCCCCATGACGCTCCTGACGCCGCTGGAAGAGAAGAGGCGCCGCAGGTGGCTCCGTGCTCGGGGTGCGGCCCTGGGGCTGGCAGGTGGCGCGCTGTGGTGCGCGAGCGCCAGCTTCTGGATGGAGGGCGAACTGGGCCGCGCGCTGGTGCTCGACGTCGCAGGCCTCGTGCTGGTGGTGGCCGGGGACAGGGCCGCGGTGCGTGCCGAAGGGACGCTGTCATGACGTGCCCGGAGAGGAAGTGCTCCCGGCCCGGGTGCGAGAACCCGGCAGGCAGGAAGAGCAGGGGCGCCCCCAGCGACTGGTGCAGCGAGAAGTGCGGGCGGCTGTACGCCCGTGCCCGGAAGCAGGCATTGCGGAGGAGCCTCGCAACGGCCCCGCGCAACGGGCAGGACGAGGGCCCCGACGCGCCGCTCAACGGGTGGACGCTGGCCATGGCACGGGAGCGACGGGACGCCATCGCCGCCGACATGCTGAGGGAGGGCTGGCCAGCCGAGGCGGTCCTCGAGCGGTTCGCTGGCTTCGAGCCGACCATCTCCGACATCCGCCGGCGCTTCGGAATCCCAGCCGCCCCGCCCGGCTCTGGTGGCCACCTGCCCGCTGGGCCCCCGGTGAGGTAGTCATGGCCGACTGCGCGCAGCCGAAGAAGGGGTGCATCGTCGACGGGTGCGTTCGGCCTGTCCGTGTGAAGGGGCTGTGTGACACCCACCGGAAGCGAAAGGCACGCGGGCGCCCACTCGACGCGCGACGCCACCGCTCGAAGGATGCGGACGCGGAGACGGAAGGCTGGCCCGTCATCACCGCCCGGCTCGCCTCGCCAGAGATGCTCACCTTCTTCAATGGCCTCGCCGACGCCCGGGGAGGCTCACGCAACGACGTCCTGCGTGAGGCCCTCAGCGTGTTCGCGGCGAGCCAGGGCTACGTGCCACCGCCCGTCCCTGAGTGGGTGGCCGATGCCGTGGCGGAGCTCCGGGAGGCCCGGCGCAGGGTGGAAGAGTCCACGCGGCGCCTGTGGGAGATGTTCGAGCGCGCGCGGGGTGACTGGTATGCCGACGAATGTGTTCCGCCTGTCGGATATCTATGACCATATGTGGAAAATTGCGAGAATGGCGAGTCCGGCCCTATTGATTTGACAGACGTGTTCTATCTGTATATATCTCCCATCGACGCGCCACTGACGGCGGTCGACACACGGGGAGCACGCCATGCAGACGACGAAGCAGATTGAAGTGGACGGGCAGGGGAAGCACATCAAGCACAACGGAGTGAAGTACCGCCCGTTCTCGCTGGCCACGGTTTTGAGCGAGGGGAAGGCATCGGTGAACTTCCCCCGCCCCAGCACCTCGGATGACAGCTACGCCACGGTGACCCAGGGGGAGCTGTCCGAGGCCTGGAAGCCCGCCGGAGTCTGAAGTACCGGGGCCGCCGCCAGCACGGGGTGGCCCCGCCCCTCTGGGGGCCGCCGGGCCAGGCACAGGCCCCCAGGACGCCCTGGGCTATGTTTGAGGGCGGGAGGAGGAAGGATGACGGTTTGCATAGCGCGTGGGGATGGGTGGGTGTGCGAGAGGGAGGCCAAGACCAAGGGGTTTTGCTCGGGCCACTACCAACAGGTTTTCCGGAAGAAGCCGCTGGCACCACTCAAGGGGGAGCACGGCGCCCCAGCTGAGGAGTCGGTGCACAAGGCGGTGCGGTACCCGAAGTCCGACGCCGAAGCCATCGCGGCGCTGGCGAAGGCGAGGGACCTCGATGAGGCGGTGCTGTACCGGGAAGCCGTCGCGCAGTACTTGCGGCGGGAGAAGCCGGGACAGGACGGCGGGTAGTCATCCCACTTGTCTGCGGGACCATCGAAAGGAGGACGCATGGTGAAGGTTCACGTGAAGCGAATCGGGACGCATGACCTGCCGCTGCCGGCATACGAGAATGACGGTGCCGCCGGCATGGACCTGCGGGTCTGCGTCCAGAGTCGGAACCCGGCAGGCGGCGAGGGGTGGGACGGCATCCACGTCAAGGCGGGAGCTACCGTCCGGCTACATAGCGGCTTCGCCTTCTCCATCCCTTCAGGCCACGAGGGACAAGTCCGGCCGCGAGGAAGCTCCAATTTGCGAGGGCTGAACGTTCACCTCGAAACCATCAACAGCGGGTATGGCGGCGAAGTTTTTATGGTGGTGACGGCGGGCAACTCCGACGTGCAGTTCCGGCACGGGGAGCGCATTGCCCTATTCGTCATTGCTCCCGTTGTGCGTGCAGAGCTTGTCGAGACGGATGACTTTCCGGATTCGGCGCCTGGGTCCGGCTGCATGCCCGCTGGTCCCCGGTGAGGTAGCCATGCGAATCCAGGAGAGGAGGGGAAAGTGACGGCGTGTGCCCAGGAGAGGTGCACAATCGGCGACTGCACCCGCACCGCCGCGCCAGGTCGGAGGCAGTGCCACGCGCATCAGAAGAGGGCGACGCGGGGCCAGTCCCTGTCCACGCCCGTGGCGGAGACGTACGCCACGCCGTGGGAGAGGCTCGTCGCGGCCGCCCTGGCCTACGCGGACGCTGGCGACGACGAGGAGGAGTTCGCGAGGGCGAAGGACCGGCTCCGGAAGGCTGCCCAGTCCTATGCCCGTAGCCTGCTCCTTCAGCCTCCGGCACCCCTGGCCCCTCGGGCGCGGAAGGAGAGCGGGGCCGGGCAGCTCGAGCTGTGGCCCGAGTCCAAGGGCTAGCGCTGGCTTGCGAGGTATCCCCCGACGCTGAAAGCATACACCCCTGCTCATTCATCTGACGGGGGGACCATGACCAGGTTGATGGTGTTGCTCGTGGCTGCGCTGACACTGCAGGGGTGCGACATGGAGACGAAGGCCGGAGACTCCTGCAAGGCCGAAGGCGTGGGGTCCAGAACGTGCGGCGACGGGGATGTTCTTCACTGTGTTCCCTCGTCGGCCGGTGGTTCGTGGGAACTCCTCGAGAACTGTCCCAGGGGCTCCGACTGCGACCTCGACTCCTTCGCCTGCGAGTCCACCTCGGGCGGCGGTGGAGGCACGTGCTGCAAGCGCTGCGGGACCACGAGCAAGCCCTGTGGTGACTCCTGCATCCCGAAGGCGAACACGTGCCACCAGGGGCCGGGGTGCGCGTGTTGAACGAGCTCAAGGATTGGGTGCGCCGAATGCAGTACGTCTATTGGCGCGAGGAACTGGAGCGACGGAAGGATCTGCGGCTTGCTACGGCGGACGGAAGCCCGGCATGGATTGCCGCAGATAAGCTGGTTGATGAGGCCGAGATGCGCGTGACGAGGCTCATGAGAGAGCTCAACCTCTAGTCCGCTGACGGACGCCGTCCACGAGCGCCCCGACGCTGGTCTGCATGGCAGGTGTTGATGCCCGTGCCCGGGGCGAGTCGGCGGATGGTGAAGAAGGGGCTGCCCGCCCCCTGACGGTGGACCAGCAGCGTCTCTGTGAGATGTGGCGCCCGCTGGCCGTGGGGCTGACGCTGAAGCGCCTGCACGGGGCTGGGCTCGGGCACCACGAGGACGAGGCCGCGGGGCTGGCTGCCGATGCGCTGGTGAGTGCCGCCCAGCGGTGGGTGCCCTCCGAGAGTCGATTCCCCTGGTACCTCCGGATGCGTGTCCAGGCGGTGATGTCGCGTTTCATCCACCGACACCCCGAGACGACGAGCCTGGACGAATTGCTCCCTGGCAGCGACCTGGACACCTTCGCCAGCCGGCTCGCGGCTGGGCGCGAGGAGGAGGGTGCCGCCAGTGATGCCCGGGAGCTGGCGCAGCGGGCGGAGGCGGAGATTGTCGCCCGGCTGGTCCAAGGGCGGGACGGGGATGTGGCCCGCCGTCAGGCACACGAGGCCTTCGAGATTTGGTGGGGGTGCGCGATGGAGGGCCGCTCCGGCGCCGAGGTGGCCCGCGAGCGCGGAGTCTCCCCGCAGGCCGTGGCGATGCGGCTGGCCCGCGTCCAGCGCGTCGTTGAGGCGTGGGGACGGGTGGTGCGAGGGGAGGCGCCACGGAGGCAGAGGACGGCACCGCTCCGGCCCGGCGTGTAGTTGCCCCGGAAGCCGTCCACGCCCGCGCCAAGACTTGTCGCCGTGGCACGAAAGCCCCCCAGCACCCAGCCTGACGCCCCGGAGCCGGATGACGGCACGGGCGATGCCTCGCGCGAGCTGACGCCCAAGCAGCGCGCCTTCGTCCGGGAGTACCTGAAGGACTCCTGCGCGGCTCAGGCCGCCATTCGCGCCGGCTACTCCGCGAAGACGGCGGACTCGGCGGGCTCGCGGTTGTTGAGGAATGTCAAGGTTCAGGCTGCGCTGGAGGAGATGGAGGCGGCGCTCGCCGAGGCGGTGGGGGACGAAGTCACCGTCGAGGTGGCGGAGGTCATCCGCGAGCTGCGGTACCTGGCCTTCTCCGACATCGGCCAGGGCGTCGGCGAGCTGGGCGGGGTGCGCAACCTGAAGGACATGCCCGAGGGCTTCCGCCGGGCGATCTCCAGCATCGAGGTGGAGGAGCTGTTCGAAGGGAAGGGCGAGGAGCGGGAGCAGGTCGGCATCGTCACGAAGGTGAAGCTCTGGCCGAAGGACAAGGCGCTGGAGCTGCTCGGCAGGTTCCTGAAGATGTTCACCGACAAGGTGGACCTCGAAGCCACTCTCAAGAAGAGCCACGAGGACGCGCTGGGAGAGCTGGAGTGAGCGTGGCGCGCCAGGCCCGGCGGAGCCCGTCCGTCCGGACGCAGGTGGCCCGGGGGCGGGAGCCTCGCATCCTCCGGAAGCGGCTCGGGCGGCAGCGGCCCGAGAAGAAGGCCCTGCTGTCGCCGCGCGAAAAGGCCATTCGCCAGCGGTTGAAGGACGACTTCCCACACTACTCGTCGCGGTGCCTCTTCATCCGGACGAAGAAGGGGGGCGTCGAGCCCTTCGTCCTCAACGCGGCCCAGACGTACCTGCACAAGCGCCTGGCGGAGCAGCTCCGGGTGACGGGACGGGTGCGTGCCCTCATCGTGAAGGGGCGCCAGCAGGGCTGCACCACCTACGTGCAGGGGCGTTTCTTCCAGGCCCTGTCTCACCGCGAGGGCGTCCGGGCCTACATCCTCACGCACGAGGACGCGGCCACCAACAACGTCTTCGAGATGACGAAGCGGTACTACGAGAACTGCCCCGCTCTCGTCAGGCCCAGCAAGGGCGCCGCGAACGCGAAGGAGCTCGTCTTCGACAAGCTCTCGTCCGGGTACAAGGTGGGCACCGCGGGCAGCAAGGGGACGGGGCGCTCCTCCACGGTGCAGTACTTCCACGGCAGCGAGGTGGCGTACTGGCCCAACGCCGACACCCACGTGGCCGGTGTCCTCCAGGCGGTGCCAGACGAGGACGGGACCGAAGTCATCCTCGAGTCCACCAGCAACGGGCCCGAGGGACTCTTCTACGACCTGTGCATGGCGGCGCAGCGGGGGGAGGGCGACTACCAGCTCATCTTCATCCCCTGGTTTTGGAGCTCCGAGTACCGGAAGAAGGTGCCGGCGGGCCTCGCCCTCACCTCGGAGGAGGAGCGCTACAAGGAGGCGCACGGCCTCGATGACGGGCAGATGGCCTGGCGCCGGGCCAAGGTGGTGGAGCTGGGCGGCGTGCACCACTTCCGGCGCGAGTACCCGGCGACGGTGGAGGAGGCCTTCAAGGCCGCTGCGGTGGGCGCGCTGTGGACGCAGGAGCTTCTGGACCTGCACCGCGTGGCGGAGCGCCCCAGGGATGCCGAGGGCAAGCCGCTGCCGATGGTGCGCGTGGCCGTGGCGGTGGACCCTGCCGGCGGCGATGGGCCGGACAACGACGAGGTGGGCATTGTCTGCGCGGGCGTCGCCTCCAACGGGCACGCCTACGTGTGGCGGGACGACTCGGCGAAGTACACGGCGGAGGGCTGGGCCTCCAAGGCCCTGGCCGTCTACGAGAAGGAGATGGCCGACGTCCTCGTGGGCGAGAAGAACTACGGCGGCGACATGGTGGAGACCACCATCCGCAGCAAGGCCCGTGAGTCGCGCAAGCACGTCAACGTGAAGGTGGTGACGGCCTCGCGTGGCAAGGCGAAGCGCGCGGCCCCCGTGGCGGCCCTCTACGAGCGTGGCCTCGTGCACCACGTGGGCCGCCTCATTGCCCTGGAAGACGAGCAGACGACGTGGGTGCCGGGCGAGACGAAGTGGAGCCCCAACCGCATGGACGCCGCAGTGTGGGCACTGACGGAGCTGATGCTGGGCAAGGGCGCCGACACCTTCAAGGTGGGGAGCTACCGGTGAGCGTCGCGTGCGCCACCGCGCCGGCACCGGGTGCCGTCCTGTACGTGTCCGGCCCGTACCGCGTCTGGGTGCGGCGCACCGTGCTGGCGAAGGCCCAGCGCCTGGCCCGCGTGCGTGCCCCGCTGGAGACGGGCGGGCTGCTGCTGGGGCAGGTGGTGGACGGCGAGGCCCACGTGCTGGCGCTGACGGGCCCGGGGCGGCGCGCGCGTCGCAGCCGCCTGGGCTACGAGTCGGACGGGGCGCGGGACACCCGGCTGGTGGCGCGCGTCTACCCGCAGCTGCACTACCTGGGCGACTGGCACACCCACCCGGGCGGCCCCGCGGTGCTGTCCGCGACGGACGTGGCCTCCATTCGGGGGGCGCTGTCGCCCTCCCGGCCCGAGGTGCTGCACCTGCTGCTGGCGGGCCCGGCCGACATGGGTGACGCCGTGGCCTCTCTCTTCACCCTGGTGTGCGGCGAGTCCGCCGCCCGCCGCATGACGCCCGAGGTGGCAGCGTGACGTGCATAGCTGGAGTGGTGGCGAAGGGCCGTGTGTACCTGGGAGGGGATAGCGCGGGCGTCGGTGGGTACGAGCTCACCGTCCGCTCGGACGTGAAGGTGTTCTCCAACGGCCCCTTCCTCATTGGCTTCACCTCGTCCTACCGCATGGGGCAGTTGCTCCAGCATGCCTTCAGCCCGCCACCGCCGCCGAGGAAGCCCGGGGCGCTGGGCCGGTACATGGTGGTGGACTTCGTCGACGCCGTGCGCGCGGCGCTGAAGGACAAGGGCTGGGCGACGAAGCAGAGCGAGCAGGAGCTGGGAGGCACCTTCCTCGTCGGCGTGGCGGGACACCTCTTCCGCCTCGAGGCCGACTACCAGGTGGGCGAGGCCCGAGACGGCTTCGACGCCGTGGGGTGTGGCAGCGAGGCCGCGCGTGGGGCGCTCTTCGCGTCCTGGCACCTCAAGCCCGAGTCCCGAGTGCGCATGGCGTTGCGTGCCGCGGAGCGCCTCAGCGCGGGCGTGCGCGGCCCCTTCCGGGTGGTGTCGGGGTGAGCTGCCGCGCACCCACGCCGCCGGTGGCCGGACGCCGCCGTGCCGCCTCCACCTGGCGCCTGCGCGGGCGCGGGCTGCCCCGTGCCGCCCGGCGCGACTCCACCGTGCTGGTGCTGCGCTTCTTCGCCTACCTCGAACACCGGACGTCCACGCGCTTGTCCCGGCTGTCCCTCCGGGCATGGCAGTACGTCCACCTCCGCCGCCCCGGCCATGCAGAGAGGGCCCGCCCATGACGTCCGACGTGAGCAACAAGAGCAGCGCCTACAAGGCGATGGAGCCGCACTGGGCCATGGTGAAGGCCCTCCAGGGTGGCACGGAGGCCATGCGCGCCGCTGCGACGACGTACCTGCCTCGGCACGCGCGAGAGTCCGACGAGGCCTACAGCGAGCGCCTCCAGCGCAGCTTCCTCTTCAACTACTTCGAGACGTCCCTCTCCACGCTGGCGGAGATGCCCTTCACCAAGCCGGTGGTGCTGGCGGACTCCGCGCCCGAGGAGCTGCACAACCTCGTGGGCGACGTCGACAGGCAGGGCAACGACTTGACGTCCTGGGCCCGCAACGTCTTCACGGACGGGCTGGCCAACGGGCTGACGCACATCCTCGTCGACTTCCCCAAGGTGGACAGGGCCCGGGTGCAGACACGGGCGGATGAGGTGGAGGCGGACGTCCGCCCCTACTTCGTCCACGTGCCTGCCGACTCGCTCCTGGCTGCCTACGCCACCGTGGAGGGCGGCGCCCAGGTGCTGACGCACATTCGCTTCCGCGAGACGGTGACGCGGGCGTCCGGCTTCGAGGAGGTGGCCGTGGAGCGCGTCCGTGTCCTCGAGCGGAAGGCCTGGGCGGTGTACGAAAAGGACGGGAACGGCGCCTGGGCGCAGGTAGACAGCGGGGAGAACACGCTGGGCTTCATCTCTCTCGTCACCTGGTACGCGGGCAAGCCGAAGGGCTTCATGCTCATCCGCCCGCCGTTGCTGTCCCTGGCGGAGAAGAACCTGGAGCACTGGCAGTCCGCCAGTGACCAGCGAAACATCCTCACGGTGGCGCGGTTCCCCATCTTGGCGGCCTCGGGCGTGACGGAGGCGTCGCCGCGGGAAGAGCGCACCAGCACGGAAGGGATGAGCGCCGAGGATGTGGAGTTCCTCGGGCGTCCCGGTGCGCGGGCGGGAATCACCATCGGCCCCCACTCGCTGCTCACCACCACCAACCCCCAGGGGAAGTTCTACTACGTCGAGCACACCGGGGCGGCCATCGACGCCGGTGCGAAGGACCTGGAGCGCCTGGAGGACCAGATGGCGGCGCTCAGCATCGAACTGGTCGTCCGGAGGAAGGGCAACACCACGGCGACGGAGAAGGACATCAACACCGGGCAGAGCTACTCGAAGCTCCAGTCCATGGCCCGCCGCTTCGGAGATGCGCTTGCGCTGGCCTTCCACTTCGCGGCCCGGTGGGTGTCCCTGGAAGTGCCGGACGACCAGCTGAAGGTGTCCGTCCACACGGACTTCGGCGTGGAGGAGGGCGACTCGCAGGGGCTGGAGGTACTCCTCAAGACGCGCCAGGCGCGGGACCTCTCCCGCCCGGCCTACCTGAAGGAACTCAAGCGGCGGGGCACTCTCTCCGCGGACTTCGACGTGGCGGTGAACCAGGAGGAACTGGATGCGGAGGGGCCTGCGTTGGGCACGCTTCGCTCCGAGCCGAAGGACAAGCCCCAGCTTCCCGGCCAGACGGTGCCCCCGCAGCCGCCCGCCGCTGGTGGCGGTCCCCCTGTCGCTGCTGGAGGTGCAGCGTGACCCTCGACGCCTGCTTCATCCGGGAGGTACTCGGCGGAATGAACCGCGTCGAGGCACTGCCGTGCCTTGTCCCTCTTCCTGGTACGTGGGGTTTCAACTTCCAGTGCAACCGGAAGGGCACGCGGAAGGTGCGCCGTGTCCTGCGCGACTGGCACCGGACGCTGCTGCTCCGGCTCATCCACGGGGGCTGCAAGGCGCTGGTGCTGGAGGGCGACCTGGTGCTGACGCGGGAGGCGTTCGTCACGGCGCTCGCGGCGCGGCAGGTGCTCACGAAGGGCGGAGGTGCCGCGTGAAGCGGCTCCGTGTCATGGGGGCCGAGCTGGCGTTGAAGGTGGCGTCCGTGCTCGCCGACGTGGAGGGGGCGTCGGCAGCCCGGTGCGAGTGCGGGGAGTGGCTCAGGGAGGCCTGCGCCACCTGCACTCGGTGCGGAGCCTCGCCACCTCGATGGGAGGACGCCGGGGTGAGGGCGCGCCGCTGGCCTCGCTGCTCCTGCTGCTCGGAGCCGATGGACGCCAGCCGCCTCACGGCCTGCGTCCATTGTGCGGCCGCGCTTGAGCAGCGCGCGGTGCGGGAGGCGTTGGCGCGCCTGGTTGGTGCGCACGGTGAGGCGCCCGAAACGACAGGGGACCCGGGCGGAAACTCCTCGGAACCCGGGCAGTCGGTGCGCACCGCTGAACAGCCCGCCGCCGAACTGGACCTGGAAGAGCTCGAGCGCGTGGCCCGCGCGGCCGCACGGCACGACGACGGCTGGACTCTGGAGACCGCGGAGACGTCGCCCCACCTGGCCGAGGATCCGGCATCCTCCGTCCACCTGCCGCTCGACGTGAGGTGGACGGCCACCATCGTCACCCGAGCACCATGGAGCGTCCTGCTGGAGGTGGTGGGCAACGTCACCGCCGTGCCGGACCGGGCGCGCCACATCCTCGCCTTCCAGCCCCGCGTGGCCCTGGCCCTGCTCGCCGAGATGCGCCGCCTGCGTGAGGGGAGGGGTGGCGGGTGCTGACGTCGTGCGTGCAGCGGTGGAGCGGGCGGCGGGCCAGCTACCGGCCTGCCGGCGAGCCGATCCGCGCCAGCGACTACGAGGTGGCACCCCTGGCGCGCGACACCGAGGCGCGGGCCTTCGTCGAGGAGCATCACTACAGCGGCTCCTACCCGGCTGCCCGGTGGCGCTTCGGACTCCATCGCCGGGGTCAGCTCGTGGGCGTCGCGGTGTTCTCCCAGCCCGTCAACGACAAGTCCCTGGCCGTCTTCCCTGGTGGGGCGGCCTCCGCGGTGGAGCTCGGGCGCTTCGTGCTGCTGGACGACGTGCCCGCCAACGGGGAGACGTGGTTCCTCGCGCGGGCCTTCGAGGTGCTGGCGCGCGACGGGGTGGTGGGCGTCCAGTCGTTCGCGGACCCGGAGCCGCGCACCACCGCGAGCGGCGAGGTGGTGTTCCCCGGGCACGTGGGCACCATCTACCAAGCGCACAACGCGGTGTACCGGGGACGGGCGACGCCGCGTACGCTACACCTGCTGCCCGACGGGACGGTGTTCAGCGCCCGCGCGGCGCAGAAGGTGAGGGCGCGGGAGCAGGGCTGGCGGTACGCCGTGGCGCAGCTGGTGGAGTCCGGCGCCCAGCAGCCCGCGCCCGGCGAGGACCTGCGCGGGTGGCTCCGGGAGTGGCTGCCCCGGGTGACGCGCCGACAGCGCCACCGGGGCAATCACCGCTACCTGTGGGGGCTGCGTCCAGCAGTCCGCCGGCACCTGCCACCGTCGCTGCCGTACCCGAAGTGGGAAGTGCGGTTGGTGTCGGAACGAGCTGCGCTGAGCGGCCGCAGCCCGGGAAACGTGTGATTAGAAATGCGCTGGTGACGTGGGGTAGTGCCTGCTTCGCGAAGCATCAAGGACCGCAAGACCACGTCCGTACTTCTGTGCACTCGCAACGCCACTCATACCCGCCAGAGTCGCAGCAGATCAGGCTAACTCCCTGGCGTCTGCAGGTCCTGTCCTGAAAATTGGAACACGGTTCAGCGTCGCACGTGGGGGACGGCGTGGGGCACGCGATTGAGGTGCCATCGCACGTCACTCCCACTCCGTTCGTCGCGGTGCAGTTGACCGTCGTCGCCGGGCAACTCACCGAGCCCTGTGCACAGGTGGCGGTGCAGGCCGTCAACTCCTGAGACGAGGCGTTCATCTCCTCGCTCTCGGTGGTCACTCCTCCGCACCCCACAGCGAACGCGGCGGCGCACGCCAACACCAACAGCTTCAAGCTCTTCATGGTGAATCCCCTGTCGTGAGGGTGTGCGAGCGAGAGGACGACCGGGCTGGTGGCATCTTCGGCAATTCATGCGACAGCCGCAATTCGCGCCGCCGCATGGGTCGGTAGCGCCCGGGGCTCCGATGCCCATCGCACAGGTGGCGCGGACCGCGTCCTCACCTGCGATGACGCTCGGGCCCATGCGTTCCCGTGCAGACGCAAGCCGTGTCCTATCGCGCCAGAGTAGGCCGCCCGCCGTCACCATCGGTGGGCTGCCCCGGGCGCTTCCTCGCGTCCGCTTCGTTCGCCACCGCAGCCCCCACGCCCTGGCGCGCGTCTACTTCCGCCCCATGGGGCTGCGGCCTCGTGACGTTGCTGAGTGGCCCGCCATGCGTCGGGGCATCCTTGCCATGGGTGCATGGGCCTTCGCTGGACGGCGGCCGAAGGGGTCCGTGGTTCACTACTGGGCGGCACCCAGCGTCTCCCCGCTCCACCTCGCCTACATCCTCGGGCACGAGGTGGGGCACGTCTCGGGCAAGCAGCTGCGCTCCCGGCGCAACGCGTGGAGGGAGGAACTGCGCGCGGACGAGTACGGCGCGGCGGCGTACCTGTCGCTGAAGCACGTCCTTGCCGTTGCTGGGAAGGCTGGTGCCGCGTGAGTCCCGGAACCGGGGAGGAGCACGCCGCGGCGGAGGTCCAGCGGCAGTTCGCGATGATTGAGTGGCTGGAGCAGCAGAGCCCGATTCTGACGGCGTTCCCCTTCGCCGCGCTGCCGCCGGAGCCGCTCATGATGTGCCGCACGCCGCTGGCGTCGTCGCTGGATGCGAGCTGGCACGCGGAGCCGGAAGGGTGCCCGACCTGGACGGACGCTGCGGAGTGCCAGTGCATGCGAGGGGGCGAGGCGTGAGGCCTCTCGTCCTGGATGTGTTGCTGAAGGCGCCGGGGGCCGCTCTTCGCGCACTCTTCAACTCCCCGAAGACGCACGACTACACGGAGCGGTACTGGGGGCACGACTACTCCATTCAGGAGGTCCGCGACGATGGCCGGAGCCTCACTGCCATGGGGTGGGGCTGCGGCATCGAGGAAGGCCACTTCCTGCTTCTCCGGAACGGGGCTGGATCCACGCGCTACCTCGTCCGGCGCATTCGGTACATGGCCGACCCTCACGACATGTGGAGCGCGAGCCTGGAGTTCGCGCCGCGTCAGGGGCCGTCGCCAGAGACAGAGGACGGCGCCGGACGGTGAGCACCGGCCCGACGATGAACGAGGAGCTGCTGGAGCGCTCCATCGCCCACGGGGTGCAGGTTGAGCGCTACAAGGCGGGCCTCGTTCGGCGCGTGGTGGAGGTGCTCAACGAATCCGAGGAGGACCTGGAAGCCGAGCTGACGAAGCGCCTGTCCCGCATCGAGGCGGCGGGCGGGTACGACGCCGGGCCCCAGGTGACGAAGCGCCTGGAGGAGATGCTGGCCCGGGTGGGCGGCGTGCGCGCCGAGGCGTACGGCACGGCGATGGGGCTCATGACGGAGGAGCTGGGCGCCTTCGCGCTGCACGAAGCCAGGTGGCAGGCGGCGGTGCTGCAGGAGACGCTCATCGTCGAGCTGTCCGTGGCCACGCCCTCCGCGGAGGTGCTGCGCGCGGCCGCCTTCTCTCGGCCCTTCGAGGGGCACGTGCTGAAGGACTGGGCGGACTCGCTCGCCCCCGCCGACGTGGACAGGCTGGGGCGCGTAGTGCGCCAGGGCGTGGTGGAGGGCAAGACGACGCAGCAGATGGTGCGCGAAGTCATGGGCACCCGCGCGGAGGGCTACTCCAACGGGATTCTGGAGACGAGCCGGCGCAACGCGGAGTCGGTGATTCGCACCGCCACCAGCCACGTCGCCACCCAGGCCCGGGAGGAGGTGTTCAAGGCGAACGCGGACATCGTCCAGTCCGTCCGCATGGTGGCCACCCTCGATGGCCGCACCACGCTGGGGTGCATGGCGCTGGACGGGAAGGTGTTCCCCGTGCGCGACGGACGCCGTCCTCCCTTCCACCGAGGCTGTCGCACAACCACGTCGCCCGTCATTGACGGCGTGAAAATGGTGGGAGACCGGCCCTCTGTCACGGACACACGCACAAGGCGTCAGCGGGACATCGACTTCCGCGCCGAGGCCAAGGCCAAGGCGGGCGAGGCGCGCTGGACGGCCATGTCCGAGAAGGAGCGCGCGGCCGCCATCTCCCGTCAGCGCCAGAAGTGGACGCGGGAGAACGTCGGCCAGGTGCCGAAGGGCCTGTCCTACGAGGAGTGGCTCCGGAAGCAGCCCACGCCATTCCAGGACGAGGTGCTCGGGCCCACGCGCGCCCGGTTGTGGCGCGACGGCCGCTTGCCGTTGGGGCGCTTCACCGACGCCAGCGGGAAGACGCTGACGCTGGAGCAACTGCACGCGGCGGAGGCCGCGTCTTTCAAGCGGGCGAAGTTGTAACGGGCCCGCGCGCAGGACGAGAGGAGAGGACGCACATGCCGTTCGAGTGGCAGCCGGAGCTGGAGAAGCTGGATGAGGTGCCCGAGACGTACCGCGGGTTGTACGCGAAGAAGGACGGCGCGGAGGGCGAGGCCCCGAAGTTCACCCTCGACGCCGACCTGGCGAAGCGGATGGACACCTCCGCCCTCGCCAACACACTGAAGAAGGAGCGCGACATCGGCAAGGAGCTGAAGAGCCAGCTCGCCGGATTCACGAAGCTGGGGAAGGCGCCAGAGGAAGTCGAGAGACTGGTGGCCGACTTGCGCGCGGAGCTGGCCGAGGCGCGGAAGGGGAAGGAGGGCGCGGACGCGTGGGACAAGCAGCGCGCCACGCTGGAGGCGAACCACACCAAGACCCTGGGCGAGAAGGATGCCGAGGTGAAGCGGCTGACGTCCGTCATCCACAAGCGCATCGCCGAGTCCGCTGTCCGAGACGCGCTCGTGAAAAATGAAGGGGCTGTCGATCTTCTCTTACCAATCGTCGCGCCCAACGTGACTTTGGTGGAGGAAGACGGTGATTTTTTGGTCCGGATTACTGACGAGAAGGGCAACCCTCGCGACAGCAAGTCGGGCAGCCCCATGACGGTCGAAGAGTACGTCCTGGAGCTCAAGAAGGATCCGCGCTTCGCTCGTGCCTTCAAGGGCACGGGTTCCTCGGGCGGTGGGACGCCCCCGGGGGCGAACTCGGGAGGGATTCCCGGGAGTACGAAGATGACCCCGCTGGATCGCATCTCCAAGGGGTTGAAGAAGTAGCACCCGTCGCAGGTGCGCGTGATGCGGCCCGCGACAAACCGGGAGGGATTCCCGGCGGCAGTCACTCTTCCTCAAAGCCAGACATGACCGAGGGCTTCTGACAGCCCCGCCCTTGGCGCACCCACCGCCTGTCTTTCTTTCCCTCGCTCCGAGGAGGAGCGCCTTCCTATGCCTTCAATCACCCTTGTCGAAGCCGCCAAGCTCAGCCAGGACGACCTGGTCGGTGGAATCATCGACAACATCGTCACCGTCGACGCCTTCTACCAGCGCCTCCGCTGGGAGTCCGTGGAAGGGCCGGCCATCGTCTACAACCGCGAGTCCTCGCTGGGCGACGTGCAGATGCTGGGCGTCGGCGGCACCATCACCGCCAAGTCGCCCACCACCTTCGTCCAGGTGACGAGCGCCCTGAAGCGCATTATCGGCGACGCCGAGGTGGACAACTTCATCGAGGCGACGCACTCGGACACCACCGACCAGAAGGCGCTCCAGGTGGCCGGGAAGGCCAAGGCGGTGGGCCGCAAGTACGCCAACCTGCTCGTCAACGGCACCGGTGCCAATGACGAGTTCGAGGGCCTGCTGGGGCTGGTGAGCGCGGGCCAGACGCTGGTGGCCGGGCCGAACGGCGCCGTCCTCTCGTTCGACTTGCTGGACCAGCTCCGGCAGAAGGTCACCGCGAAGGACGGGAAGCTCGACTTCTACATGATGTCGGGCCGCACCATTCGCTCCTTCAAGAAGCTGCTGCGTGCGCAGGGCGGTGCCGGCATCATCGAGACGGTGGAGCTGGCGGACGGCGTGGAGGAGGTCCTCGTGTACGAGGGCGTCCCCATCTTCAGGAACGACTGGATTCCCACCAACCAGACGCAGGGCACCAGCACCACCTGCACCTCCATCATCGCCGGGTGCCTGGACGACGGCACCCGCAAGGTGGGCATCGCTGGCCTGCACGCGAAGAAGCAGATGGGCATCCACGTCGCTGACATCGGCGAGGCGGAGCTGAAGGACGAGTCCATCACCCGCGTGAAGTTCTACTGCGGCCTGGCCGTGTTCAGCGACCTGGGGCTGGCGGTGCTCCAGGGCGTGACGGACTGAGCGACGCGCTTCTCGGCCGGGCCTGCCCGCGGGGACTTCCTGCCTGGGTGGGCCCGGCCCTCAACCTCGCGCCCGGCGTGTGCTGGGCGCATTCCCTGTGGAGCAGGACATGGCTGGAAACCGACTGACGGTGGACGTGGCGTTGGTGGGGCCGCGCGAGGGGGATACGTGCAGCCTCGCGGGCTTCGACTTCAAGGACGGAGTGGCCGAGGTGCCGAGACACGCGGCGACGGCCCTTCACATTCTCGGCAAGTACCACAACGCCTTCCAGGTGGACTCGCGCGAGTATGAGGAGGCCCAGGCGAAGTGGGCGAAGGAGAAGGCGAGCGCGGAGTCCGCCGGCGCTGCGGACCCGAAGCTGGTGTCCGCGCTGGAGGACGCCCAGTCGCACATCGATGCGCAGAACGCGGAGATGGAGCGGCTGCGAGCGCTGCTGCGTGAAACGCAGGGGCTGGTGCCGAGCGCCGCGAAGGCCCAGGCGACGACGGAGCTGACGAAGGCCCCGGAAGAGCCCGCCCCGGCCGACGCGAAGGGCCCCAAGGCGCCGAAGGCCCCCAAGGCGCCGAAGGGCGAATAGGCCGAGGAGCAACCGCCCATGCCCATTGACGCGACGCCGGGCGGCCCTGCCGCCGACTCGTACTGCACCCTGGTGGAGGCGGACGCCTACCACTCCGCGCGCGCGCACAACGCGGCGTGGGAGTCCGCCACCGTTGAGCAGAAGGAGCGCCACCTGAAGTGGGCCACGAGCCTCTTGGACACCCACTTCCAGTACCTGGGCGCGCGCGTCAGCGACGCCCAAGCGCTGGCGTGGCCCCGGCGTGGCGTGCGTCTGGACGGCGTGGACGTGTCGCCCCTCACCGTGCCGCTGCGCTTGCGCGGCGCGGTGGCGGAGTTCGCCTTCCGCCTCATGCCCGAGGACTGGACGGCGGGGCTGGGGCCCGTGGTGGACCAGGGCGTCCAGGTGGGACCGCTGAAGACGACGGCGGAGACGCACGTGCCCATTCCGGCCCAGGTGGCGCAGATGCTGGCGCCGCTGGTGCGCCCGCGGCCGGCGGGCATTGGCTCCCTGCAGGTGGTGCGAGGGTGAGTGCCCAGGCGGACAGGCTGGCGCGCAAGGCTCTCGCGCTGCTGGAGAAGTACGGGGAGGAGGCCTTCCTCACCCGACGCACGACGGGGGAGTACGACGTCGCCACCTCGGCGCCGGCAGTGACGGTGGCCAGCCATGAAGTGAAGGTGCTGGTGCTGGCCGACAGCGGGCAGGACAAGGAGGGCGACTCGCTGGCGAAGGGCAGCACGGTGAAGGCCGCTCGCCGCAAACTGCTGGTGGCGGCCGGCGGCCTGGCCGTAGTGCCGGTGCCAGGTGACGAGGTGGGCCCGCTGGAGGTCCGCACCTGGACAGTCCTCGCGACGGACCCGCCCGTCCAACTCGGCGGGACGCCCATCCTCTTCACGCTGCGGGTGGCCTCGACATGAGCACCGTCAAGCGCACGGACGCCAAGGTCCGCAAGGGTGCCAGCTTCTCCCGGCAGGTGGAGGCCTTCGTCGGCATGGCGAAGGAGCGCGCCAACGTCGTGGTGCGGAAGACAGCCCTCGGCTTGCTCGCCAACGTCGTGGAGGCGTCGCCGGTGGACACCGGGCGCTTCCGGGGCAACTGGCAGGTGGGCATCGGCGCGCGGCCCTCGGGCACCACGGAGGACTCAGACAAGGACGGCAGCGGCGTCGTCACCGCCGCGGCGTCCCAGCTCGAGGCCGCGACGCTGGGCAACACGGTGTACGTCACCAACAACCTGCCGTACGCCCGCCGGCTGGAGTTCGGCCACTCGGCCCAGGCTCCACGCGGCATGGTGCGCATCACCGTCGCCCGCCTGCGAGAAATCCTCGAGGGGGCGGTGGAGGACGCGAAACAGGGTGGGGGTGGAGGGGGCGGTGGCACGTGAGCACCGTCCTGCTGGACATCACCCAGGCGCTGGAGGCGCGAGTGGTGGAGGTGCTGGAGCCCGTGCTGGGCCCCGGCCACCTGGCCTTCCCCAACGTGCCCTTCACCCCGGTGGCGGGCACCCCTTGGGCGAAGGTGGACCACCTGCCGGCGCGCACCGCGGCGGGCAGCGCGGGCGTGGACGCGTACACGCGCCGCCCCGGCGTCCTCCAGGTGTCCCTCTTCTTCCCCCTGGGCGCGGGGACAGCTCCTTCCCTCATTGCCGCCCAGGCGGTGTGTGACGGCTTCAAGCGGGGCACCACGCTGGCGCGCGGGGACACCACCGTCCGCGTCCAGTCCGCCTCCGTCGCCCCGGGTTTCCGCGACGAGCCGTGGTGGGCGGTGCCTGTCTCCGTCTGGTGGTTGGTGCACTCAATCGACTGAGCCGCCACGAGCGGCAGGAGGTACTCACATGGCTTCTTCGGCTTCAGGGCAGCGCACCGCCGTGCGCTTCGTCGCGGAGGGCGACTACGGCGTCCCCGCCAGCACCACGTACCAGGCGCTCCGCTTCACCGGCACCAGCCTCAACCTCGGCAAGGAGACGTTCCAGTCCAACGAGATTCGGGCGGACAGGCAGGTGGCGGACCTCCGCCACGGCATGCGGAGCGTGGCCGGGGACGTCTCCTTCGAACTCTCCCGCCTCACCTTCGACGAGCTGCTCGCGGGGGCGTTGGGCGGCACCTGGGAGGCGGTGACGACGGGCGCGGTGTCGCTGGAGGCGGACGCGGATGACGAGTCCTTCGTCCGCACCACCGGCAGCTTCCTCGCCGAAGGCTTCCTCCCGGGCGACGAGGTGTCCGCAACCGGCTTCGCGACGGCGGGCAACAACGGCCGGGCCAAGGTGGTGTCCGTCACCCCGCTGTCCCTCACCGTGGACAAGGCGCTCGCCGCGGACGCCGCAGCGGCGGCGCGCACCGTGGCCCTGGTGGGGCGGCGGTTGAAGAATGGGACGCTGCTGAAGACGTACAGCATCGAGCGCGCCTTCACCGACATCGGCCAGTACCTCCTGTACCGGGGCTGCGCGGTCAACGGGCTGAAGCTCTCCATCCAGCCCGGGGAAATCGTCACCGGCAGCGTCACGTGGTTGGGCAAGGACATGGTGCAGGCCACGGCCTCGCATGCCACCACCCTCACCCCGCCCGGCACCGGCAGCCCCTTCGACGCCTTCACCGGCGCGTTGCTGGAGGGTGGGGTGGTGGTGGCCAACGTCACCGGCGTGGAGCTGGACATCAGCAACGGCCGCACCACCAAAGGCGTCGTCGGCCAGGCGTCGCCCACCGAGGTGCATGAGGGCGGCTTCGGGGTGTCCGGCACCCTCAGCGCCTACTTCCAGGACGGCACCCTCCTCAACCGCTTCATCGACGAGGAGGAGTCCTCCCTCGAGGTACTGCTGCGGGACGTCAACGGCGTGGACTTCCACCGGCTGTACATCCCCCGCCTCAAGTACACGGGCGGTGACTTGGACAACCCGAAGGAGGGCCCCGTCGTCGTCTCGCTGCCCTTCACCGCGCTCCTCGACTCCGTGTCCGGCGCCACCCTCGTCTACCAGCGCAGCAACGCGTAGCCCCTCCCGCTCGTGGCGCTCGCCGCGGGCACACACCCTCGTTGTTCCCGAAGGAGCACCTCCATGAACGGACCCACCGGTTTCGACCTTTCCTCCATCCAGCACCGTGACACCTCGGTGGTGGAAATCCGCCACCCCGTCACCGCCAAGCCCGTCGGCGTCCAGGTGGAGGTGGCCAGCGCCGACTCCTCCCTCGTCCGCGAGGCGGAGCGGGAGCTGCGGGAGCAGTCCCTGGCGCGCTACCAGCTCAACCGCGGTGCCGCGCTGACGGCGAAGGAGATGGAGTCCGACGCGCTGGAGTTGCTGGTGCGCCGCACCGTCTCCTGGAGCGGCGTGCTGGAGGGTGGCAAGCCTCTGGCCTACACCCCGGACAACGCCCGGCGCCTGTACACCTCCCTCCCGTGGCTGCGCCGCCAGGTGGACGAGGCGTGCGCGGACCGCGCCCGTTTTTTCGTGGACTCGGTGAGCAGCTCCTCGGCTTCGCTCGCCACGAATTCGGACTGAGCCGGGCCCCGGAGGGCAGTGACGTCTCCCTCCGGGCCCACCTGGAGCAGGTGGCGAAGGCGACGGGGCAGGTGCCGGCGGAGCTGGTGAACGAGTACGAGCTTCCGGCGGCGCTCGCCCACGTCTGGGAGTGGTTCTGCGAGCTGAGTGGCGCGCGTGGGGCGGGCATGTACTCGCTCGCCCCCATCACCTTCCAGGACATCGCGGCATGGGCCCGGCTCACCGGGCACCGACCCTCACCCGCGGAGGTGGGGCTGCTTCGTCAGCTCGATGACGTCTTCCGCGAGGAGCTGAACCCGAAGTGACGAGGTGGCGGTGCTGCTGCAACTCCTAGTTCTGAAGTGGTTGCTCGGCCTTCTTCTTCTCCTCCTCGGCTCGCTCCTTGGCTGCGAGGTCCGCCATGACGGCGTCGATGCCGCGGAGCTCGGACACGGGCTTCGTCATCTCGATGCCCGTGTCTCGGTCCCGGAACCCGACGTGTGTCCATCCCTCTTTCTCCATTTCCTCCTTGCCACCGTCGTAGTTCGGCATCTCCTTCATCATCGCGGCTCGAATCTCGTTCGGGTTCGTCGAGCCGAATGGCTGGATGCGGAGGATTGTTGTGTGGTGCTTCCCCGCGGTGGCCCAGCGAAGCTGTGGGGTACCCGCAGTGTCGTTGCTCTGCTGGATCATCTGGATCCGTTTTGCTTCGAGCCGTTTTGCTTCCTCCGTGCGGAGGTCACAAGCAGCGACGAGAAGAGACACGGCCAGGAGGGCGTAGGGCGCACGCATGGGGCAGGAGGCGAACACAGCCCGGGCCAGGTGGTCCACTGGTCGCGCGTTCAGTCGGGCGGCTACAGCCCCTCGCTGACGGGAGGCGCCCATGTCTGAGGGGGTCGACCTGGCGGAGTTGTCGATTCGCATCGACACCTCGGAGTCCGCCGCCGGAGTGCAGGGACTCAACGACCTGACGAAGGCATCCGAGAAGACGGAGACGGCCACCAAAAAGGTGGAGACGGCCAGTGAGCAGTTCCAGCGCGAGATGGCGCGGATGCACAAGGAAGTGGAGGCCAACGTCAGGGCCTTCGAGGAGATGCGCAACAAGTTGAAAGATTTGGAACGAGTGACTGCGCTCGCGAAGACCTTCGACGCCGCGGCGGAGGCCGCGAAGCGGTTTCAGAAGTCGATGGAAGACACGAAGGTGTTGGACGCCTTCAACGAGAAGCTGAAGCAGTTGGAGGGCTCGGCGGGCCGCCTCACGTCCGCGTTCGGGGACACGGGCACCATCCACCGGTTCATGAACGAGCTGAACAAGGCCTCGTCTGCCATGTCGAAGATGCAGGACGACATGCGCGCCGCGAAGTCCATCCAGGAGGTGGCGAAGGCAGCGGACCTGGCGAAGTCGCCCGTGGAACAGCTTACGAAGGGGCTCGGGGGACTCGCCGGCAACGTCATGGGCATGGTGGCAGTGGGGGCGACGTTCCGCAGCGTCACCACGGAGGCCATGGGGTTCTCCACGGCCATGGCGCAGGTGAGCACTCTGCTGGAGGACGACCAGCTCGGAATGATGGGGCAGCTCGCGGACAGCGCGAAGCGCCTGGGGGCGGAGTTCGGTCGAGGGCCCACCGACCAGGCCAAGGCGTTGTACGAAATCATGAGCGCTGGTGCGGCGGACGCGGCGAAGGCCACGGAGATGCTCGCTGTCGCCAACAAGCTCGCCATCGGCGGCGTGACGGATGTGAGCGTCGCGGCGGACGGACTCACCAGCATCATGGCGAGCTACGGAAATCAGCTCCGTAACGCCACCCAGGCCGCCGACGCCATGTTCATCTCCGCTGCTGACGGGAAGACGTCCATCGAGACCATCGCCCGGCACATCGGCAAGGTGGCGCCCATCGCGTCGCAGACGGGCGTGTCCCTTCAGGAGTTGCTCGCGGCGAATGCGGCGCTCACGAAGGCCGGTATCAAGACGGAAACGGCCATGGAGGGCGTCCGGAGCATCCTCGCCCAGGTTGCCAAGCCCTCCGGCGAGGCGGCCATCCTCGCGAAGGAGCTGGGCATCCAGTTCGACACCGCGGGGCTGAAGTCCAAGGGGCTTTCGGGCTTCCTCCAGGACATGAAAGACAAGACGGGTGGTAGCACCGAGTTGCTCGCCGCTCTCGTCGGCGGCGTCGAGGCGCTACTCCCCGCGATGACCCTCTCGGGGACGGCCTCGGCGGACTTCGCCGCGTCGCTCCGGCACATGGAGACGTCGGCGGGAAAGACGGAGACCGCCTTCCGGAAGATGGCGGAGACGCCGCAGATGAAGGTGGACCAACTCCGAGCGCGCTTCGCCGCGCTGCGCATCGAGGTGGGCGAGGACCTGCTCGGAACCATCTCGCCCGCCATGGACGGACTGCTGCGCAACTTCGACGAGGTGACGACGGCCGCGCGCTATCTCGGCCAAGCGGTGGCGGTGATCGCCGCGGCGCGCGTGGTCTCCTGGGGCCAGGAGTGGACGAAGGCGCTGTATGAAAAGGCCGCTGCGGCGAAGAAGGCGAGGGAGGCGGTCGTCGAGGCCGCACTGACTGAGTCGCTCTACAAACGCGTCCAGGGGGAGAGCCGGGCCGAGTCGTTGAAGAACGCGATGGCCCAGCTTGAAAAGCGGCAGGCCACGCTACAGACGGCGGCGGCGCTCGAACTCTCAATGACTGCCTCCCGCAAGGCGGCCATTGAGTCCAATCTGTTGGCGCAGGCGAAGGTGCGCGAGGCGATTGCCATCGAGGGGGCGACGTTCGCCACCCGGGCGGGGTCTGCCGCGCTGGCAGCCATGGGCGGCCCCATCGGAGTGGTCGTCATCGCGCTTGGCGCGGCGGTCACCGCTTTCGCCGAGTTCGGGCGGGCCGCGGAGGAGGCCCGGGAAAAGGCAATGCAGCACGCCCAGGAGTCAGCCGCTGCGGTTGGGCGTGGCGCACAAATCGTAGTGGACCTCATGAAGCAGACAAAGGCTATGGAGGGCCAGACGAAGGCAGTTGACGACCAGCGAAAGGCATTGGAACTGCTCGTCATTGCAAAGGAAGAGGTCGGCGCTCTTGGCGGGAAGTACCAAGACCTTCTGACGAGCGAGGTCGACACAGTTGGAGAACTTAGATCCGTCGTTCGGGCGGTCGCAGATGAGGACTTGAGGGTCGCCCAGTCAGAGGTTGCGCGACTGTCTGCCGCAGTGAAGGAGAAGCAGAACCTCATCGTCTCTGTGAATTGGAGGTGGGCTGGTCGAGGGAAGCCGTTCTCCGAGGTTCGGAAAGACTCGCGGTTCGCCGAGCAGATCGAAGAAAAGCTCGTTCCCTTGGAGAAGGAACTCGCTGTTCACCAGCAGCGCGCCGCTGAAGTCCAGAAGGCCCTCCTTTCGATAGAGGAGGCGGCGAGGGAGGAGGCCAAGCTGGCCGACAAGGTTGCCGGCGCCCATGGCCGCGTGGGAGCCGCAGCCACGAAGTCGGCTACCGAGATGATTGACGCGGCCAAGGCTAAGGATGCGGAGGCGAAGAAGGCCACGGCGTGGCTGGAGAAGCTGGAGGAGGACGTCCGGGGTATCGGGAAGACGAAGGCGGGCGCCCTCAACCAGTCGGACGAGTACAAGGCGCTCACGGAGGAGCAGAAGAAGCTCGCCGACGCGGCCATTGCGAAGCTCCAGGACGCTGAGGCCACGAAGAAGCAGGCCCAGGCGCGGGACGAGCTGGCGAAGAAGTCCGTGAACTGGCTGCAGCGCATCGAGGAAGAGGCGCGTGCCGTCGGAAAGGCGAAGGCGGAGGCGCTCAATCTCACCGACGAGTACAAGGCGCTCTCCGCCGCGCAGAAGAAGCAGGCGGACGTGGCCATCGCGAAGCTGCGCGAGGCGGAGGTCGCGAAGGAACTCGCCAAGGCCGAGGAGAAGCGCGTCCAGGTGCTCCAGGAGCTGAACCGAGAGCTCGGGGACCCGGCGAGCTCGAAGTACATCGAAGCTCAGCAGGCCCTGCGCGCGGAGGTGGAAGCCCACCGCCTCCCGTTGGAGCAGTATGCCGAGTTGCTCTCCAAGGCGCGGGCACTGTGGACGCCGGAGGGGCGCGCGGAGGCCCAGCTTGCGAAGGAGCTGGAGCAGTTGGAGAAGCAGCTCAACCCGCTGGCCGACGCGCAGAAGCGGATGGAGGCCGTGCAGAAGCTCTTCGACAGCCAGCGCATCAGCGCGGCGGCGTACCGGAAGGAGGTGGCGAAGCTCCAGGAGCAGCTCTCCGCGGGGTTCGCGACGGCCCAGGAGTCCGTCTCCATCGCGGCCCAGCACATGGAGGACGCCTTCGTCACCTTCGCCACCACCGGGCAGTTCAGCTTCCGGTCCATGGTCGACGGCATGCTGAAGGACCTGGCGCGCCTGCTGGCCCACAAGGCCTTCGTCGCGCTGGTGGACACGGCCACCACGGCGCTCGTCGGCGCGACGGCGTCACCGGCCGGCACCTCGGGCGGGGCCGCGCTGGGTGGGGCTGGGAAGCTGAGCCTGGGAAGTGGGGCACCCCAGGCTCCGAAGCTCTACGTGCCCAGCAAGGCGGACATCCTTCCGCCGGCTGGGGAGGGTGGGGAGCAGGTCACCGTCTCGGTGGTCAACCACTTCGGCCAGGACGGCTCGGTGACGTCGGAGGTGCAGTCGTCGGGCGGGAGGGCCGACGCCGAGCGCATGGCCCGCGGACTGAGCGTGGCCATCCGCAAGGCGCTCCTCGAGGAAATGCAGCCCGGCGGCTCCATCTACAATTTCACGGCGCGGCGGCGGTGAGCAGAGGGGACTCCAGGAGGTGCGACGACGCTCACTCAGAGGCGCGTGATGCGCGCCGCAAAGCTTTCTCGTGCTGCTGCCGGGTGAGGTTGCGCCACATTTCTTGGAGCGATACGGCGGGGTCGACTGGCGCGTATCCCGAGGAGAAGACGTGGAACTCCGACTCAAGTTGCGCAGCGAGCGGCTCCTCTAGAATTCGCCACTCCTGTTGGGCTCGGCGTAGCCCGTCGCGCCGCTCTTCCGCTTGGCGAATAGACATCGCATTCTGAGCAGGCTCTTGTGATTGCGACGACAGCTCGTTTTCGATTTCGGCAAGCTCGTACTTGGCGCTCTCTGGGGTGATGCGAGTCTCCCAGCGCCCGACGCCGCTCCTCCGGAGATGGTGGAGGCTGTGTGACTCCGTAGGGGGCCAATCGTTGACGTGGTAGCTGTAGAGCATCGTCATTTCGACGAAGTCGAACATCCAGGTGTCCACGAAGACGTCGTGGCGCCTCCAGTGTTCGACTCGGCGAAGGGCCAAGGAAGTTTCGGCACGGAGCCCCTGGTTCATTTTCCAGAACATCCAGCCGATGACTGCTGCGATGACGCCCCACTCGATGCTCATCGCTCAACCTCTCTCGTCCGCCCCGGTAGGCGCGTCGCACGGGGCCATGAGCTTCCGCTACGAGAGAGAGCCGGTCAATCTGTGCGCACAGTGGCTTGACGTCCGGTTCCGTGACCGCGGGATGGTCAGGCGGTGGCGGTGCCTGCAACTGGAAGCGAAGGCGTTCGGGGCGTGCCGTCCGGGCCTGGGAGGCCCGGCTCCGCTCGCCCGAGGCGGACGCGTGGGTCATTCAATGACTGGGAGACCCGTCCGAGCAGGGCGAGGCTCGAGGTCGAACTCGACGTTCGCTCGTGCCTTGCGGGTCGGGCACCGTCCATTGGTCTCGCCCACAGTCTCCAGGACGAGATGGCCCGCGACGCGCGTGGCGTCGTTCACCCACAGATCCATGGTCCCAGTCACCTCAAGGTGCATGTCGCCTGATTGATACGGGCCCTCGTAACAGAAGGAGCTGGCGAATGCGGACTGGACGGCTGGGCTGTGTCCCTGGCGAGGCGCGAAGGCGGTCTCGTGTGCGGCCCACCCCTCAGGCGCTTTTGCCAGTCCATCAATCACGAGGGTTGTGGGTCCTGTTCCGAGCAGCGCCGTGTCGACGTCGATGAGGAAGCAGAGCCCGGTATCGTCGTACATGTTCTTGCGAGAGCCGTCATCGTCGGCTCCGCAGACTTGGATTCTGCTGGCATTGGGTCGGGCGTCGCGTACAGGTGAAACAGCGGAGCCACCCTGGTTGTCGCTGAAGTGCCGCCACTCGCCGCCGTACTCCCCATCAATCGTGCCCAGCACTCCGAAGGGCGCGTTGTCTGGGCCGCAGCCCGTGAGCGACAGGAGTGCGAGGGAGTGGAGCAACGCGAGGTAGGAGGAGGGGACGCGGCTCGACGGCACGGAGGTCTGATTCATGGAGTCCGCGTGGCTGCATACCACGTGCCCGAAGCGCTCCGTCAGGCTTGCCCGGTGGACGCGAGCAGCAGCGGCACCTGCTCGGGCTCCTTCGGCACGGAGAGGTGCCCGTACTTCTTCGCGAACCACGCCACCCCAGCGGGCGTCACCAGCGTCTGGGGGCGGGTGTGGGGCTCGTCCTGGCCGGGCTTCTGCCGGCGCAGCACACGCACCTGGTACACGAGACGGCCGTCCCGGATGAAGGACGCGAAGGGCACCCACGGACTGTCCTTGTCCTTCTTGAAGCACACCGCGTCCCGCTCCAGCCACTGGAAGAAGTCGCGGATGGGCAGGCGCAGGTGCCTGGCCGTATCCATGAGACTCATCAGCCGCGTGGTAGAGAGGAAGTCGTCGGCCAGCTTCACCGCGGGCGCCTGGGCCTCGAGCTGGCGCTGCTGCTCGCCGAACTGGGCGGCCGGCGCTCGTTCTCCTCCGCCATGTCCGCAGTGAGTTGGTCGAGGGCGGACTTCGGCTGGGCGGAGGCGTCAATAATCTGGCCTGGGGGCCGAGCAACCATGGGCGCTGAGGCTGTCAGTGCCGAGCAAGGCTGACATCCTCCCGCCGGCGGGGAGGGTGGGGGCGACGTCACCGTCTCGGTGGTCAACCACTTCGGGCAGGACGGCTCGGTGACGTCGGAGGTGCAGTCGTCAGGCGGGAAGGGGGACGCGGAGAATCTCGCGCGCGGGATGGAGGCCATCGTCACGCGCGTCATCGTCCGGGAGATGCAGCCCGGGGGATATCTCTACAATTTCAGAGGGCGCAGAGGGTAGAGCTGTGCCTGGAGTTGCGGGAAGTCGTAAAGACTAGGAAGGAACTTGTGCAATCAGTTGAATGGGGTGAGGCAAATGCCTACAGGGGCTCAAATGTCGCTGCCAGCGAAGTCGAGAAGACGATGTCGGACAAGTCCGCTTTGCCAGTCGCCCCGAGCTGGAAATACAGCTCTCGGGGGGTTGTTGCGTTCGGCTGGCTGTTTTGTGAGCCGAGTCTTACTGGGACAGTGAGAGTGGCCGATAAGCCACTGCTTTTGTTTAGCTCTTGATGAAGTGCGCTGTCTGCGCCCTTAGAGACCCAGTAGTGATTGTACTGCACTCCTAGATAAAAGGAGGCTAGCCATACTGCAAGAGTGGCCTCGACTGTTCCGATTGCGAAGCTCGATTTTTCCAGCTTGCCTTGGGTAGATGACTGCTCTGGCTGCACAGTGTCGGCGGCCTGGTAGCCTCCTTGTCCTGCCACTCGAAAGTCGAGTCCAATCGATCCGTCGTTCGGGTCCGAGTTGACGGCCTCTGGGAACCATGAAAAGCGTAGTCCAGCGTTTGCATTCCCAACTCCTGCGACCGACCGAATGCGCTTGGCTACTGTTTCAGGAGAGCCGGTATTTGGTTTTGGGTTTATGTCCAGGCGAAGCTGAAGGAGTAGCGATCTTGGCGAATTGGTATCGCCCATAAGATAGCGCTCGGACTGTGCTTGAACCCGGGGAAGTGGGCTTGCTCCGTCTCCGTCAAAGTTGAATGTAATGTTGGGAGCGAGGACAAGCGGCTTTAGTTTTCGAACCTCGCCGCGCAGTGGTCCATTGGCAGGATTGATCTCCTGAGGCCTTCGAAGCGAGATTGCCTGCTGCGCGTAGGAGGAAAATCCGATCGAGAGTAAGCCAGTCATTAGGAGTCGGTGAGTCACATTGATTCGAAATGGACTTGGCATGTTGACTAGGTCCCGGGCGCGCGTTGGGTGTTGGTGCTGAGTGGTTGAGGTTGGGGTCGTGTTTGAGGCTGTGGCTGAGGTTGAGGTTCAGACTTACGGAAGGAGAATGAGCCTTCCGTGAGTGAGTGTTGCACCCAGGGGCGTTGCGTCTTTTGGCTGGCTGTGAGGACCAATGTCGTGACTCGCCTGAACATCATGTCAATGTCGTCGCCGTCGAATTTGTCGAGAGTTGCCAGTATCGCTGAGGCGAAAGGACTATTGGTGTTTGGCAATCCGTCGGAGGCGGCGTTGCCTGGTTGGGTGGAGAAGACGATGTATGCCCCGTCCACTCCGGCTTCAGGAACAAAGCCGACTCCTTCGCCTTGGCGGCTCGGGTCCGTGCGGCAAGCATCGAATATCATGATGTTGAGGCCGGAGTAGTTTCTTTGGCTGAACTGAGACAAGAGTGACTGCAGGCTTGTTCGGCGGGGCCTGTTCGGGGTGTGATCAATGCCAAGTAAATAGTTTATGCCGTTTGACTCGGCTCCATGCCCCGCGTAATGGAATAGTGCTGTGTCGTCGTTGGAGAGTATGTCGACGAAGGTTTCGACGGCGACGCCGATGTTGCCGCCGCGAAGGTCTTTGCAGATGGTGACTGCAAAGCCTCGGCGCTCAAGTGCTTCGGCCATTGAGTCGACATCGCGAGCAGGGTTGCTCAAGGCGGGCAGCGCCGCGTAGTTGGTGTTCCCGATCAAAAGCGCCTTCCGGGGCGAGCTAGTTTTAGAAGGCTTACATCCCGATGGGAATATATTCTTGTCTGTCTGGGCACTCGCTACGGTTGGGTGCATCCAAAAGAGCAATGCTGCAATGAGCGCGATTCGCATGGTCAGGCCCCCCGGCGTCCTTGCGTGTCGTGGTCACTTATATCATAGCGTTGAACTGATGGCATCATGGGTAGATTTTGCCCTGGTTCGAGGTGATCCCATTGTGTCCTGATTGTTGATGTGCAAAGCACTGGTTGTAGGGAGTCTTGGCTGCGTGGGGCATTCCCTCTCTCTCGGGCTCCAAATGTGCAATGTTTGGAGGAGGGTGGACTTCGGCTGGGCGAGCAAGGCGGCCACCGGGTCGGGCGGCTGGGGCTCCGGGACGACGGAGTATTTCCCCGTCTTCCGGATGGAGGGGACGACGTCGTGGGCCAGCCGGCGCTTGAACTTCTCCGCGCGCTACACTCGTGAGCCGAAGGTGGCCCGGTACATGCCGGACTCGTTCACCACGGCCATTCGCAGGGTGCCGCCAGGGGTACGCACTTCCGCGTATCCCTTCTCGTCTGCGGCCAGCGAGCGCGTCATGTCGCTGGCAATGCGGTAACGAGCCGAGGGCCACGGCGATGTCGCCCGCGACGAACCACGGCTCGCCGGACTCGACGACGACGCGCACCGGGTGCTGCTCGAAGAGGAATGAGAGCGGCTCGACGGGGGAGGGTGGGTTGCAGACGGGCATGGCACCTCCAGGAAAGGCATCCCCTCCCCGGAGCCGTACACACCGGGAAGGGGGCGGCGCCACACGACTGGGGGGAACGTCGTGGGCGTCTTGTGGTGGGGCCTGGGAGGAAGCCTCCTGCACCGAGAGGACGGCGTCCGTTGGACCAAGTTGCTCGGTTGGGGGCTATGCCGACACCAGAACGGAGGTCGTGTCGCGCAGCGATGGCGGCCTGAAGACGCAAGGGATCGCGTCGGTGCCGAAGCGCGGAAACACCTGATGCGCTAGGCTACCTACGTTGAACAACGGGGGATGTGCCGAGATGGCCTTCGTGGGACACCTGTTCATCCTTGCCGCTCTTGGCGGGGGCCTTCTGCTGTTCTTGGTCCACCCTCGCTCGGTGACGTTCTTCGGCATAACCCTGTTCGTAGGATTCCTCGGGAGTTCTGCCGGGCTTGCTGGGACCGTGATGGGGCTGCTGATTGGAGCCGTTCTCGGAGGGGCTGCAGCCGGTGCTGTTCATGGGGGCATCAGCATGATGTCCGGGATTGCACAAGGCCGTGCGCATCCTGAGAGTCTACAGGCCCTACGCCAACGGCACGAGAGACGCCGCGCGCGTCAGCAACAGCCTTCCCGTGTTGCGCCCGAGCCGGCGCCTCCAGCCCGCCCTGCTGGTCTGGGCCCCAGTCCGGCGCAGCTCCAGGCATACGCAGAAGAGGAACCGGAGAAGACGGTCGTTTGGCGACGGCCAAAGCCCCCTCCTCCGAAGAAGTAGGAGGCCAAGACGCTGCGCTCAGAATGCTCCTTTCGGAGGTCGGCACACCTCCTGCTTTTCCCCTGGGCCATGGACGACAGGGCTCGGCGGGAGGCGCTCGTTCAGCGTCTCGGGGAAGTGGAGAGGGAGCTGCAGCGGGCGGTGGCGGAGCGGGACGGGAGTCCGGCTGCGAGGATGCGGTACGCGCGGGCCCGTGCGGCGCACGAGTGGACGACACGGGAAGCCGTTGCCGTCCTCCGCGCTACCGTGCTGACGGACTCGCCCCATGGCGCTGAAGGCGGGGTGGGGTAGAAGGCCGCCGTGCCACACGATAGAAGCAAGACGCGCCCTGAGCGGCGGAAGGCCCCTGCTGGCTCTACTGTCCGGATTGACGGCCTCCACGTCTCCCGCGCCGCGTGGGCGCGCGTGGAGGCTCTCGTCGAGCAGATGAACCGGGCCGGTATTCCCCGGGCTCACCGCTCCGGTGCGCTGGACCTGCTCCTCGTCCACCCGGAGCTGGCCGCCCAGGTCCTCGCGGGTGGATGCACCGTCCACTGGTGCGCCACCTGCGCTGCGTGGCTGCCCGGAGTCCCGAACGAGGAGCATGCGGGGCATCAGGTTCAGGGCTTCGATGTGCCGTTCAACTAGTCATGGGAAATGCCCTCCCATGGCCCAGGTGAACTGGCATCCGCGACGATTCGTCTGAAGCGGGGCTTGCTCAGGTCGAACTCGATCCAGTCGAACGTTATTGGATTGCTCCAGCGCTCGACTCCACGGAGAAAGCCATCGCCTGTGTCGGCGGTTGCTGTTTCAAGAAGGATATAGTGATTTGTAATTCCTGTTTTATTGGTCATGCACGAGCCCCTCCACTGGGGCTCACCTAGATCTTGTTAGGAGTCGTTCCGAGGGACCTAAGCGCCTCTGTCTCTTGTTTTTGGCTTGGTCAGATGGGCTGCAACGAGGCCTCGCTTCGAAGTGCTGCCGGACCCCGTCCACCATGCCGGCGACGCTGTTGGGCATGGAGCGCTTCCCCCACGTGCCGGACTACGGCGCCCAGCAGCAGACTCAGCCGCGTGTCCTGAAGGCTCAGTTCGGTGACGGCTATGCCCAGCGCTCGGAGGACGGCATGCGTACTGTCCTCCCGCGCTGGGCTCTCCAGTTCAACGCCCGCCGGAAGGTGGATGCCGACGCCATCGAGGCCTTTCTCCAGGCCCGGAGGGGCGTGGAGCCCTTCGAGTTCGTCGTGCCGTCCAGCGCCTGGGACGTCACCGGCTTCCCGGTGGGCACCGGGGACGGGGTGCGCACGCAGTACCTCCTCGAGCGGCCCGTGTCTCCGGAGGTGCCCGACGAGCGGGTGCCGGCGACTGGCTGGACGGCACCTCCGCAGGTGTACCGGAACGGGGTGCTCCTATCCGCGGGCGTGGACTACGTGCTCTCCAGCTCCGGACTTGTCACCTTCGCCGCTGCCCCAGTGCTTGGTGCGGCGCTCACCTTCACGGCCAAGGGCGAGCGTGTAGCGCGCGTCGTCTGCGAGAGCTGGTCGTCCACGGCGAAGGGCTTCAACTCGCACGACGTCAGCGCCGAGTTCCAGGAGGCGGTGGGGTAAGGCGTGTTCTTACCTGGGATCGCTAGCCGCCTCACTATTTCAATGGGTAATGTAAATATATAGCATTTGCCCTCGCCGGGGCGCGTAGCCACTAAGGGCATCACGGCCACGCGCGTAGCTCAGAGTCCAGATTTGAGTGCTTTGGTGGGGGTTGGGCCAAAGGGTTCAAAGTTCATTGTCGACATCAGTGTTGCTGCTTTGAGGCGTTTGGCGAACAGGAAGGGCATGAAGGCATCGCTGAAATTTGAGCGACGGGTGACAGGAAACAAGATGCGCCAGTGGGCGGAACGGCCGTATTCGGTAGGCTCATCGCGCTCGATGAAATCCATTTCGGAAAGGAGTCGCAAGTCTCCTTCTGTGTCTGCCAGTTGGACCTTGCGGTTTACGAGGTCGTAGTTCACGCGAGCCGAACGGCCAGGCTCGAGTGTGGCTGATGTCTGGTCTATAAGCCAGCCATAGAGTTCTCTGGTTAGACGAGGCAGGAAACTTAGCTTTGTAATGAATTCGTCCAGTCTGTCGCGGGCGTCATCCACGCTTGTGAAGAGACTTTCGGTCGTTTCATCACTGAAGAAGATGGTTGCATCCGATCGGATTACTGTTGGCATGGGTTCGACGAAATCAGCGATTGTGGTCGCGTATCCGCCTCCTGGCAGTCGTGGTTCGAGTTCAATGCGAATTCGAGCCTGCTCGTTTGCTACCTTTCTATGAACGGACTGAAGCGTTGTAATGTCTAGGCCCAGGATCTCGCGGCCCAGGTCGGTCATGTCGACCACATTTTTGCTTGTGAAGTTCAGAGCTGAGGCGGCGTCCGGGTCAAGATCGTACTTTGCTTTCTTTTCCCCAATGATGAGCACGAAAACCGTCTTGAACTTGGTGCGCTGCTCGTCTGTTATCTTCTTTAGTGTGGAGTTGATCTTTGTGGCGTCCGAGCGTGAGGTGATTTGAAATGCTATCTTTTCTGTTTCGTCGCCAAGATCGAGCCCTGGCTCGTTGCTCCGATCTGCATTTAGGTTCGTGAGATTGATCCCACGAACAAGGTTCAGGACATCTCGGAAGAAGTTCTCAAGTACTCCGTTTAAGTCAGTTTGACCCAGCGCACACCGCGCTCTGACTTGGCTGGCAATGGCGTCTAGGTCGTCGATGACTTGGCCCACAAAGAAACCCCTGCTTGACATTGGTCCTCCAGGCCTGCATGGAATCGCCTACTCTATGATCGTTGCGATGGGACAGTATATGTTCTCTTGGTCTCGGGATGACAAGGTGTCCACCGCTCTTGCGCTACCGTCATCCGAATGGGTTGGTCCATGTTGATCGAGGTGATCATTCATTGGGCGCCGTTCGCTGGAGATAGCGACGGTTATTCCTAAGTCGAGGCCGCGCGAATCTTTCGGGTGATGCGAGTTGGTAGCGAACCGCGCTCCAACGGACGGCGTCCACCGCCCGGGCGAAGAGGGAAGGATGGACCACCACGCTCTTGTCGCCGCGCTTTTCGCTGCTTCTGCCTTCGGCGCCGCTACCGCGCGGGCAAGGGGCGCCTTGTGAGCATCGCCGAGGACATCCAGAAGTTGGAGCCAGGCGCCCTGGTGGAGCTCTTCGTCCTTGACGCGTCGTCCATCCCCGGAGGCGGCATCAGCCACTTCCACGCGGGCACTAACGGTCTGGGCGGGCCCGTGGTGTGGCAGGGCGCCTCGTACCAGCCCTGGCCCGTGCAGGCCCGCGGCTTCGAGAAGTCGGGCACCGGGCGCTTTCCCCGGCCCACGCTCACCATGGCCAACCTCCAGGGCACGCTGGGGGCCCTCGCTCGGGACTGCAACGACCTGCTCGGTGCTCGCGTCATCCGCAAGCGCACCTTCGTCCGCTACCTGGACGCGGTGAACTTCCCCGGTGGCGTCAACCCCACCGCGAGCCCGTCCGAGGGCTTCCCGGACGACGAGTTCGTCGTGGATGCGAAGACGACGGAGAACAAGCACCTCATCGAGTTCACCCTCGCGGCGCGGTGTGACCTGGAGGGTGTCCGCATCCCCCTCCGCGTCATCACCCAGATGTGCGGGTGGCAGTACCGAGGGGAGGGGTGTGGCTATGCTGGGCCTCCAGTGGCTCGGGCCGATGACTCGCCGACGTCCAGCCACATCGAGGACAGGTGCGGGAAGCGCCTCTCAAGCTGCAAGGCGCGCTTCGGGGCTACGGCCGTTCTTCCGTACGGGGGCTTTCCGGGCGTGGGATTGCTCCGGTGACGACTGCCCATGTCGTTCCAAACTAACGCCGAGCAGATGTACGCTTGGTTGTTTCGCAATGCGTCGGATCGAAAGCGGCCGCTGTACGCGGACTTCAATGTTGACACGGGCCGCCATGCTGAGCGAGCGACTCAGGAGTGGGCGGAGGACGGGACTCTATAGGTGTGGAGGGAAGAAGGTTCGCTGGTGTCTTTGGAGATGCTTCTACTGGTGTGTTTAGAGGTGGAATTGGTGGCTTGCCTACACGCCCGAGCACAACGATTCCAAGCAAGAGGTAGGCAGCGAACAAGAAGTAGATCTTCCCGTGGTAGGGAATTTTGATCAGCAGGCGTGCATTTCCAATTGGGATGACCTGCAAGTCCTTCTTTTCTGCTTGGTTTAGGTGATAGCCATAAATCTTGGCAGCAACTACGTACTGAAGAAAATCCAGCGCCAGGGCGACGACGACGAGAAAACAAGAAAAGAGCAACCCGCCCCGTAGTCCTCCGAGGCTCTGGTCTGCCACGACCCAAATGATTGCGACCGCTCCAAGAGCTAGCGTCCGAACGTTCTCGCTAGCCCGACCTGTATATGCGTCGTACTCCTTGGCAAGTAGGTCGACATCCATTTCTTCGCTAGCGTGTGGGGTTGCGCTAGTGCTGGGAGTAGATGGTTGCCCAGATGAGGGCGTGCTCATCAGGTGCTCCTTCGCGGCAGTTTCTTCTTGGGCCCACCAGTTCGAACCTTGACTTTTTCGGCCGACTTACCGGTGGTTCTCTTGCCGAGAGCTCTTTTCTTCAGCGCAGGTTTCTTCGAGGTTCCTCTTTTTTTGACTGTCTTCGTAGGTGCTGACTTCTTCTTGGTCGCCACGCAATTTCTCCTTTGGGTGCTGTTTGGCTGGAAGGATGCAGCGTTGCTTTATTGCAGGGAAGTCATGCGGGGCTGGCCTGTTGATGCCGCGCCGACTATGCGCTTGTTATGATACGAACAGGCAGGTGGGTCGCAATTGGGGATAGAATCCGGAACTGCTGTCGGACTAGGTCGTAAAGTGGAACGTTCGCGTCCGCGCGTATGGTTGCCACCATGGTCATATTTAGGGGAGGTACTTTCCTGGTGAGTCCTCCGTCGTCACGGCTTGTATGTATGAGGTCTAGCCGCGGCAGGTAGAGGTCAGAGGCGCTGAAGCGAACGCGACCCCGGAGGATTGTTTCCCATTTGCCTGCTGCTCGGCGGGAGCTCTCATGGCCAGATTTCAGCCGATTTGAATGGGCTTTCGGAGCGTAGCTGATTGTCCATCCATCGAGGACTAGTTGTTCGGTGTCGATCTTGTCGAGCCTCACGTCCATGGATTCGTCTTTTCGTGTTGCAGAGCGAATCAGGTCGTGAGGTCGAAAGATTTCTTCGATACTGCTCAGTGTGTAGTCCGTCGCATCCGACGGGTCGATTTTGGATGTGAATGCTATCGTCCAATCGATTTCGATGGTTGTGAACTCGTCAATGCCGGTGCGTGGTACGGGCAGCCGCATTGCAACGACTTCGTCCCGTGCGAGCGTGTCTTGGTAGATGACGCTCACCTCATGTGGTGCGCATGCGAAGATTTCGTTGTATGAGCTAGGTATGCGGCCGAAGCCTAGTTCGATGGAATTGTGCCCGCGCTGTGCGCGCTCGGAAAAGTGGGCACTGAAGGAACGAATGGCTGAAGGGGTTGTTCGTTTCTTCCCTAGAATTGTGCCAAGTTGAACCGCTCCGCGCATCGCTAGTGGCGACGCAAGGCTTGTCCCTGCGGATTCGACGTAGCGGCCGCGCTGATCAAGTCCACCAAAAGGCAGTTCGTCACATCCGCCAAAGGCAACGCAAATAGGTTGAACACGCTGGCCAGCACGCCCTGGACCAATGGCGCTGTAGCTGGCTCGAACGGCTTTTTTGCCTGCGTGCGTGCTTGTCGCACCAATGGCCAGTCCGTTTACCATGTCGCCAGGGACTTGGACTCTATTGAAGCCGAGCTTGCCGTCTTCGTTGCCATTGTTTCCCGCAGCAAGGAAAAACGTAACGCCCAATTCTTCGGCTAGAGTGTCGAGCTGCGAAGTCCAGTAATGAGGGTCGCCGTCGTCAACAACTTCATCGGGACCGAGACTTAGGTTTACAAACTTGTATTTGCGCTCGCGGACTGTGTTCTTGATGGAGTCGAGGCATTGATACAGGCCGTGGTCGAATTTGGTCGACGGGGCAAGGGGAAGGACGCGAAAATGATCAACATAGGCTACAGGCGTTTGGAGGACTGTGTCGGTAGGCGCAATGTGGCCAAAGAGGAAAGCACTTGTTACCATCGAGCCATGTCTCATATCCTCACTTGTCGGAGCGGCCGTAGTTAGGTCTTCGGCCGTCACGAATGGTTGGAGGTAAGGACTCAGCTGATTAATGCCTCCGTCGAAGATCGCCACTCGCTCATTTGTAAGAGGCCGTGCATCTGCGGCTGGAGGAGTTGGTCTCTTAGAGGAGCTTGCAGTTCGTCGGAACGTCGGCCGATACGGTCGAATCGACGGCATCGGTCGAATGGCTCGCACGAGGTTGAATCGCGCGGCCTCATGTATTGCTTCCGCGTGAAGTGCGATGGGGACAAATATGACGCCGCCTAGTTCTCTACGGAATTCGATGTCAACATCTCCATCGAGGTCCCGTATGTGCTTGACCCAGCGTAGGAATGCCTCTGGTTCCAGGTCTGACCGCTCATTCTTGTTGCGCCCGATCGGATTGAGGACGGTCTCCCACGTGATGACTTCGCCATCTCCAAGAGCCACCTTAGGGGCTTTGACGATGTCGTCTGGAGTGGCCAAGCGGATTTCCGAGAGTTCGCGTAGCTTGCTCCATTCGGGGTCCTTCTCTCCAACGGGCCTGCGCATTGCTGCGTTCGCGAAGCTGAGGACGTGAGCGGGGTCGCCTGCAATTAGGATTGTCTTGGTTGGAGCGTCGTCTTTTTGTTTCTTCTTTGTTTTGAGGACGCCCGTTGCTTGGCGAGTTCCGACCGGATAGAGGCTATGTGCCTCAAGCAATGCAGTTGGAAAATATGAGGGCGCCAAGTAGTTTGGAAGCAGGGTTGCTTCGAAGACAATATGGCGCGCTCTTAATGCTTGTGGCATTTTCGTTACTGCTTTTGCTAGTGACCCTGCCTGTGGTGCCAGCAGTGCATGAGCTTCGGCTAAAGTGTGTGGATGGAACTTGGGGCGACCGCCCTGCGCGATCGTGACAACCTCCCTTAGATGTTCCCCTCCACCCAATAGTGGGCGCCGAACTTCTGGGCCGCCGCGACCACCACTTCCCTTTCCATCATTGCTTTTTTCCATTCGACTGTGCCCCCGCTTTTCTCTTTGGCCTGAGGTCTTGCCCGCTGGTTGAGTTGGTGGTTGCCCAGTGCCGTATGTATTTTCCTACAGTGACGTGGGATACGTCTAGATGCTGCGCGATCTCGCGCTGCGTCATGCCGAGCATGGCGTTGGCCAAGCCAGCATAGGAAATGCGTTGTGCCTCCGACCCGCGCTTCAAATAGTTCAGCGCGCGTGCTGTGAGAATCGGTGTCAGGTGTGGGTCATTTCCGACTACGAAATCTCGAATGGCTTCAGAGGTTAGTCTTCCTATGTCGGAGCCTGACATTCCGGTGGTCGCAATTGCAAGTGTGGTGACGTCTCCGTCAGCTAGCGACTGGTTGTGAGTTGCTAGCGTCCGTATGAGAATTGCGTGGCGAAGAGCGAGGTCTGGGAGGGGCAAGCTGAGAGTCCGTTCGAAACGTCGCCACACTGCTCGGTCGAGAAGTTCAGGATGGTTTGTCGCGGCAACGAGTAGCCCCGTTGGAGGCCACCGGTCGATTTCCTGCAGCAGGACGTTGACGATCCTCTTTAGCTCGCCAACATCGCTGTCATCGTCTCGGCGCTTGGCGAGGGCGTCGAACTCGTCGAGAAAGAGGACTGACCTGTTTCGCTGGCCGAAGTTCAGGGCTTGCCGCAAGTTCTGCCCAGTTTTCCCTAACAGGGAAGAGACTAGGGCCGCCAAGTCTACGGTGAAAAGTGGCCATCCGATCTGGGCAGCAAGGTATCTCGCCGTCATCGTCTTTCCGACCCCGGGGGCGCCCGTGAGTAGAAGTGTTCGAGTTGGCTCTAGCCCGGCGGCTTGGAGGACTTGTGGGCGCTTTCTCTCGGCTACCACCTGCTGGACCACTCGCTCGACGTCGTTCGGAAGGAACGGTGACGGAGCCTCATCTGCTTCGTCGACATGGACTAGGGGGAAGAAGGAGGAGTCATCGACGGGGGGCGATTCCCGACTGATGTGATGTGTGCGGCCATCATTTGAGCGTCGAAGACTCCTGGACGGCTCCGACTCGCTCAGCAGAGGGACTAGAAGTTCACGGAGCCTGACCTCATCTGGGGACTGTTTGTCGGAAGCCTTGGTGAGCCGGGAGGCGAGGCGGCGGATGGATGCTTGGTCGCCTAGGAGTCCGAGCCGAACGAGGTCGGCGATCATCTGAATGAAGTCCGTCATTGGTAACCCTTGGTAAGTCCTATTACCAATGTTCACATCGTGAGCATGAAGACGCAATGACGGCGGTGGTAACCGTCGGTCTTCCTACTTACCAGGGATGATGGTTCTCCTGCCGCTCTAAGCGGGCACTCTAGTGGCGCGCGGACACGGTCTACCGGGTGCTCGACTATTGGAGTGGCTAGGTGCGCATCGATTCCGGAGCGTGTGAATGTCCCCCGTAGTCACGCCCGAGTTCTCCTCGGCCGCTGTCGCCTCCGCTGTTGCGCATGCCCGCGCGGATTTTCCTCGCGAGTCCTGCGGGTTGGTGGTGCGCGTCGCGGGAGAGCTGGTCTATCGGCCCTGCCGGAACCTCGCTGCGGGCCAAGCCCACTTCCACCTTGCGCCAGAGGACTTCGCGAGCGCCGAATCAGCAGGCGAGGTGGTGGCGGTGGTGCACTCCCACCCTAACGCCTCCCCGGAGCCGAGCGAGGCGGACCGCGTGATGTGCGAGCGCTGGGGCCTACCCTGGCTCATCATCAACGTGCCGGTGGGGCACTGGCAGGTGCTGTACCCCTCGGGCTACCGCGCGCCGTTGCTGGGCCGGGAGTTCTCCCACGGCGTCCTGGACTGCTTCTCCCTCATCCGCGACTACTACCGCGAGACGCTGGGCCTGGAGCTGCCCGACTTTGAGCGCCCCGACGACTGGTGGGCTAAGGGCGGGAACCTCTACCTGGAGGGCTACGAGAAGGCGGGCTTCGTCGACGTGACGGGCTCGCCGCTGCGCGAGCACGACGTCCTCCTCATGCAGCTCCGGGCGAAGGTGCCCAACCACGCGGGCGTCTACTTGGGCGCGGACGTCGTCCTCCACCACCTCCAGGCTTCGCTCTCCAAGAGGGAGACGTACAGCGGCTTCTGGGCACGGGTGACTCGGAAGGTTGTGCGGCATCGCACCCTATGCTGACGACGGTGGTGCTCGGCGGGCCCCTGGGAGCTCGCTTCGGGCGGGAGTGGAAGCTGGAGCTGGGAGTGCCCTCGCCCGCGGAGGCGGTGCGGGCCCTCTGCGCGGTGTGCGCGGGCTTCAGCCGCTACCTCGCGGAGAACAGCGCGCCCGGCTACCACGTCCTCGTCGGCGAGCGCGATGTCGGCGCCAAGGAGCTGGGCGTCGTCACGGGCGAGAAGCGCATCACCATTCTCCCGGCCCTGGCGGGCGCGAAGCAGGCGGGTGTCCTCCAGGTGGTGCTGGGCGCGGTGCTCATCGCCGGCGGCGCGGTTCTCTCCGTCTACGACTACGGCGCGGTGGGCGGACAGCTCATCGCCCTGGGCAGCAGCCTCGTGGTGGGCGGCGCCGCGCAGCTCCTCTTCAAGCCGCCCTCGGCCACGGGCCCGCTGGAGAAGCCCGACACCCAGCCCAACTACGTCTTCAACGGGCCGGTGAACACGCTGGCCCAGGGCCACCCGGTGGCCCTCTGCTACGGCGAAATGGTGGTGGGGAGTTGCGTGGTGTCCGCTGGCATCTCCACCGAGTGGAGCGCGGGCGGCGGCTTCGGCGGCTCCGGGAGTGGCCAGCACGGCCCGGGTGGGCAGGGGCCCGTGGGCGGAGGGTGCCCGGCGCCGTGGGTGCCCATTCTCCTCTCGGACGGCCGCGAGGTGCACGCGGGTGACGTGCGCGTGGGCGCGTGGGTGCGCACCCAGGACGAGGTGACGCTGGAGTGGGGCGACTACCCCGTCTCCCACGTCTCCACCCTGGAGGCGGAGTGCTGGCGCCTGGTGCTGGAGGACGGCCGGGAGCTGGTGGGCACCTACAACCACCGGGTGCGCACGGAGGCCGACTGGGTGGAGCTGCGCCACCTGGACGCGGGCATGCGCCTCGTCGGCGAGCGACCCGGCGTGGTGGCCCGCGCGGAGGCGGCCGGGCGCGGCCCCGTGGTGCGCATCACCGTGGCGGGCGCGCACACGTACCAGACGGTGGGCTTCCTCTCGCACAACACCAAGAACGAGGACCCGGAGCGGCCCCATGACGAAGCACCTTGAGCGGGGGGCGCTGCGAGGCGCGGGCGGGGGAAGCGGAGGGAAGGGCGGAGGCGACGCCCAGCGCTCGCCTGTGGAGTCCCCGGACACGCTGAAGTCCGCCGCGCACGCGCGCGTGCTGGACGTGTTGTGCGAGGGGGAAATCGAAGGACTCGTCGGTGGGCTGAAGGGCGTCTTCCTGGACGGCGTCCCGGTTCACACCATCAACGACGCGCCCAACTTCCGCGACGTCACCGTGTACGACGTCCCGGGCACCCAGGGGCAGGAGTACATCCCTGGCTTCACCGCGGCGGAGGCGGAGTTCAACGTCAACGCGGAGGTGAAGAAGAACCTGCCGGCCGTCCGCACCATCTTCGATGCGGAGGTGGACGCGGTGCGCGTCACGCTGCAGGTGCCGCAGTTGACGTTCCAGCACCCCGAGACGGGGGACTTGCAGCCGTCCACCCTCAACGTCGCCATCGACGTGCAGAGCAACGGCGGTGGTTGGGTGGAGCAGGACCTGCAGGGCGCGGGCGTCATCCGAGGGAAGTGCACCAGCCCCTACGAGAGGACGTACCGCGTGGAGCTCACCGGCAGCCCGCCGTGGGACATCCGCGTGCGGCGCCTCACGCCGGACTCCGACACCGTCGCCCTCCAGAACCGTACGTTCTGGAAGTCCTACGCGACGTTGATTGACGAGAAGCTGAGCTTCCCGAACACCGCCATCGTGGCCCTCGAGGTGTCGGCCCGGCAGTTCGGCAGCGTGCCCACGCGCAGCTACCGGATTCGCGGGCTGAAGGTGAAGGTGCCCAGCAACTACAACCCAGCGACGCGCGAGTACTCGGGTACGTGGGACGGCACCTTCCAGGTGGCGTGGACGGACAACCCGGCGTGGTGCCTGTACGACTTGTTGACGACGAAGCGGTACGGCCTGGGGCGCTATCTGGACGAGGCCCAGGTGGACAAGTGGGGCCTGTACACGGTGGCCCGCTACTGCGACGAGCTGGTGCCGGACGGCAAGGGCGGCATGGAGCCGCGCTTCACCTGCAACCTCTACCTCCAGACGCAGGCGGAGGCGTACCAGGTGGTGGGCAACCTCGCCTCCATCTTCAGAGGACTCGTCTACTGGGCCAGCGGCGCGGTGTACGTGGCCCAGGACGCGCCCCGGGACGCGGAGTACCTCTTCACGCCCTCCAACGTGGTGGACGGCCTCTTCACCTACTCGGGCACCTCGCGGCGCGCGCGGCACACCGTGGCGTTGGTGACGTGGAATGACCCCGGCAACCAGTACAAGGCTGCGGTGGAGCACGTGCCGGACGAGGAGGGGATGCTCGACTACGGCTACAACCCCACGGACGTGGTGGCGCTGGGGTGCACCTCGCGCAGCCAGGCGCAGCGGGTGGGCCGGTGGCTGCTGCACACCGAGCGGCTGGAGACGGAGACGGTGGTGTTCCGCACGGGCATGGAAGGCGCCCTGCGCAACCCCGGCGCCGTCGTGAAGGTGGTGGACCCGACGCGCGCGGGACGGCGCTGGGGCGGGCGGGTGGTGGAGGCCACCGCGTCGCACGTGGAGCTGGACGCGGACGTCACCCTCGAGGCTGGGAACACGTACACCCTCTCCGTGGTGCTGCCCGACGGCACGGTGGAGGAGCGGCCGGTGGCGACCCTGCCGGCGGCGCCCTACCGCGCCCTCACGCTGGCCGCGCCGTTCTCCGCCGCGCCCGTGGCCCAAGCCGTCTGGGTGCTGGCGGCGAATGACTTGGTGCCCACCCTCTGGCGCGTGCTGGCCGTCGCCGAGGTGGAGCCGCACGTCTTCGAGGTGACGGCGCTGGCGCACCACCCGGGCAAGTACGCCGCAGTGGAGCAGGGGGTGAAGCTCCAGCCGCTGCCCACCTCCGTGCTGCCCTCGTCATCCCCACCCGAGGGGCTGGTGGTGGGGGAGGGGCTCTACAAGACGACAAACGGCGGGGTGCGGGTGCAGCTCAACGCGCGGTGGACGCAGCGGCCCGGCGCCGTCGCGTACGTCGTGCGCTGGCGCCTGTCCGAGGGCAACTGGAGTGCCGAGGACCGCCTCCAGACGCACTTCTGGGAGCTGGCGGACGTGGCGCCGGGGCCGTACCGGGTGCAGGTGGCGGCCGAGCTGGGAGGCTTCACCACCGCGTTCAGCGAGGCGGCGTACACCGTACTGGGCAAGGCGGCGCCCCCGTCGGACGTGGCGGGCTTCCAGTGCACGCTCAACGGCAACACCGTCACGCTTCGGTGGGCGGAAATCCCGGACCTCGACAGGGACATGTACGAGCTGCGGTATGGGGGCTCGAGCTGGGAGACGGCCTCCCTCATCGCCAAGGTGCGCGCCACCTCCTTCGAGTGGGCCCTGCCGGCGCTCGGCGTCAACCAGGTGGTGCGCCTCAAGGCCATCGACACCACCGGGAACTACTCCACCAACGCAGTCAGCCTCACGGTGGTGGCGGCGCCCACGGTGCCGTCCTCCATCACCATGACGGTGTCCTCGACGCCGCCGGCCTAGCGGGACTCACCATGCGCTCACGCGAGCAGGAAATGCAGGGCGGCATTGTCGAGGACGGAGAGCCGGGCCAGCCGCGCCCGCGCGTCATCAAACCGAAGTACCTCGACATCCGCTGGACGCATGAGGAGACGCTTCCCGCCCACCTCCTGGAAGGCTTCCAGGTGGCAGTCTTCACGGGGAACGACCCGAACAACGCTGACGCCTACCTCGTTGAGCCCAAGCGCGTAGGGCCTGCGGAGCGCCGCGTGGTGGTGACGCTGCGGGTGACGTCCACCACGAGCGCGAAGTGCGCGGTGCAGGCTCTCTACGCCAACGGCAACCAGGGAAGCTGGAGGGTGCTGGGCGGCACCGTGGTGGCGGACCCGGATACCCTCACGGTGGCGACGCAGACGCTGTCCAACGTGCCCGACGGCAGCGTCGACACCGGCCTCCTGAGCCCGGGGGCGGTGACGTCCAGCAAGGTGGCGCCGGCCGCCATCGCCACGCAGCACCTGCTGCTGCCGCCCTCGGACAACCTGGTGCCCAACGGCTACGGCGAGGCGGGCACCGCTGCGCTGGGGAACTCTCCGGAGGGGGACTTCCTCGTGGAGGAGCCGGCCAACGCGAAGGAGGGCCGGTGGTGCCGCAGGGTGCCTCTCAACGCGGCCGGGTACCGCACCGCTGTCTGGACGAAGCGGATTTCCTGCGCGGCGGGCGACGAGTTCTCCGCGGAGGCGTGGTTGAAGTCGTCCGCGCCGCTGTCGGGCAACCAGGGGGGAGGGCTGTACTTCTTCTGGTTGGACGCCTCGGGCAACTACGCGGGTGCCAACACCCTCACGGTGGTGTCGGGACTCACCACCGCGTACCAGCGGTACAAGGTGAAGGGGGCGTGCCCGGCCGGGTGCACTGGCCTCCTGCTCGTCTGGGAGCTCAACGCGGCCGCCGCGGATATCGGCAAGGCGGTGTACCTGGACGCCATCAGCTTGCGGAAGTCGGTGACGTTCGACTTGCTGAGCGCCAACACGTTGCAGACGTCCAACTACGCGGAGGACGGCAGCGGAGTGCCCGTCGCGGGCGCGAAGCTGGACAACGTGGGCGTGGCGCTGAAGGTGGCCAGCCAGAATCTCCAGGTGGGCCGCTACCCGCTCGAGGCGCTCTTCTACAAGGGGCTGGTGACGTTGGACGGGCCGGGGCCCGGCAACCGCTGCTTCTATCGTGGCAACAACCAGGGCGCGGTGCGCGGCGGCGCGCCCAACATCGACCGCGTGCGGGTGGAGTGCGCGGACAACATCACCACCGCGTCCCTCTCCTGGGCGACGTGGCAGATCTTCCTCCAGCCCCAGGCGCTGGACGACAACTTCGACGCCATGAGGTACGCGCGCGTGGAGCTGTGGGTGCGGCCGACTGCTGGAAGTGCATTCCGTCACCAGGTGCTGCACGTCGCGCTGACGGACAGGGTGTACCGGGACGCCACCGAGTCCTCGGCGAACAATGAGGGCCGCGCGAGCTGGAGCTACATGTTCTCGGGCTCGGCATCCGCACTCAGCACCTCGGCGACGTCCGTCTGGTACCTGCTGGTGTCCGTCGTCAACGCGTACGGGGCGAGCGCCTCGAAGTGGTTCGTGCCGGCCGCCGGCCGCAACGCGGCCTTCGCCTCCCAGTACAACTCGCCGGTGGGTGGCGGCGTCGACGGCGGCGGCGGTGGCGGTGGCAGCGACGGGGGCGGGTACTGCCCCGCGCCGTGGGAGCCCATCCTCATGGAGGACGGGAGCGAGCTGCCGGCGGAGCTGGTGCGGCCCGGCATGCGCGTCCTCACCCAGCACGAGACGTCCCTGAAGCTGGACGCCTACCAGGTGGCCGCCGTGCAGCGCGCCCGCGCGCATTGGCACCGGCTGACGCTGGAGGACGGGCGCTCTGTCGTGGCCTCCAGCCTCCACCCCCTCTTCGTCGACGGCGCCGGCTGGACGGCGCTCTCGGCGCTGCGCGCGGGGGACACGCTGCTCGGCTCCCGGCCTGGCCGAGTGGTGGGCGTCGAAGCGGTGGGAGAGGGCGACGTCGTGCGCCTCACCGTCCACGGGGCCCGCACCTACAACGTGCAGGGCCTGCTGTCACACAACGCGAAGCCCCGCGAGTAGCCGGCCAGGCGCGCCGGACAGGAGCAGCTCATGTCCCTGACGTCCTCAGAGGTGTACCAGCGCAATGCCGTCGAGTCCCGCAAGCGCGACGTGTCGTGCGCGCTGGCCCGCGTGCGCGGAGAGCTCGACGCCGCGGGCGCCTCCGCCCGGCACTTCGCCACCGTCGGCCAGGGGCTCCAGGTGCGCCGCGCGGAGCTGGAGGGCGAGATGCAGGCACTGGCGGCCAGCGGCGTCGCCGGGCTCACCGACGATTGGGGCAAGTACAGCGCGCTCGAGCTGGCGGCCCAGGAGGAGCGCTACCCCGCCAAGGCCCTCGCCTACGACTGGCTGGTGGCGCACCCGACGGCCACCTTCCTGGAGACGGCGGGCGAACTGGAGCGCCTCATGCTGGAGGCGCGCACCGCGGCGGGCCGGCCCTGGCTGCTGTGGCGCGCGGACGGGCTGCTGCGCGAGTGGCAGGCCAACGCGGTTGCCCGGGGGCACGTCGCCGGCAACACGTGGGAAGCGTTTCGGGACTACCTCCTCGTCATCGGGAAGGATGCTGCCCTCGGGGGCATGTTGTGAGAGGCGCTGCCGGGTTGGAGCGCTGAGTCCCGGACAGCCCTACCTGAGGGGGCTTGTCTGGATTCGGCGTTCTTTCAGGGCGTTCTAATTTATCCTGGCTGAGGGTGTGATGGGGCAATGCCTCTCGGCACGTGGGAACGGACGCTTCCGGTCAGAACCTCGAAGGGGTGGCCCGAGCCCGCGAAGTGGCAGCCGTGCGCGTTCTGCGGAAAGCCAGCGCATGCTCTGGCGGAGGCGCCCGGGTCGAACGACGGCAACTCCGGGACGCTGAGTAGGAACATCCTCAATGGAGCGGAGCCTGAATCGCACCCGTGGTTCACGGGCTCCTACTCGATTGCGGCGCACCACCTCATCTGCTCGGAGTCGATGAGCGGTGATGAGGACTGGGCCTGCATCTGCTGGTACTTCGGGTACGACATCAATGGACCGAAGAACGGCGTGTTCCTGCCGTCGGTGCCCTCGGTGGCGTGCGAGCTCCACGTCCCAGTTCACCGCGGCCCGCACTTCGGTGGCTGGGCCTACGACATGGACCTCTCGTATCCCGAGGCGGTGATGGAACTACTGGAGGGCTATGCCGAGTCGGCGCGTCGCGGGCGCTACTGTGGCAATCCTTCCGGGCTGGGCAGCGACCTTGATGGGCTCAGCGGCACCATCCTGCGCAAGGTGGCGACCGGACGGTGGACCATCACCACCGACGGCCTCGACTACCAGGCTGGGGGGAACGGCTGCTCTGGGGTGACGAGCCTCCAGGGGAAGCCGCCGCTGCCCTGTCCACGTGGGCGGCGCCACGGCTCGCGACACGGGACGACAAGGAAGCCTCTCGCTCGCCGTACGCTTCAGGTGGGGGCCTAGTCGTGCAGCGCGAGTACTTCGTTCTGAAGCGAGCGCGCTCCCAAGAGCACCCGCTGCTTGCGTGGGCGCAGTCTGCGGCAGCGTTCCGCAAGGGCGGCAAGGTCGCAGAAGACGTGCCTGTGCAGCTCCGCCTTGGTGAGCCCGAGCCGTCCAGACCAATCATGGTCGACCACCACAGTCTGCCGGCCCCCGTCGTTTCGCCGCGACTGAAGACGGTCCTGGAGTCTGCGAAGCTCGAGGGAGTCCAGTTCGTGCCGGCGGACGTTCACGTGCGCGACTCGGTGCTCCGTTATTGGCTGGTCCACATGTGGCGGCGAATCGCCTGTATGGACCCGGAGCGCTCGGTCTACGAGCGGTCGCCGAGCGGCGCCACGCTGATGGGATTGGACCGCCTGGTGCTCGACGAGTCTGTTCTCGGCGACATCCCGGTGGAAGAGCGACTGGCCTTCCGTCTCGACGAAGCGGTTGTCCACCTCTTCCATCGTTCGGTGGTGGAGCAAGTGCTTTCGATGTCGCCTCCACCGGAGGGGCTGCGGTTCATCCCGGTGGAAGAGTGGAACGACTCCTCGGCATTCCGGTGATGCTCCGGCCCCATCACGCCGCCACGGCCTCTACCTCATCTCTGGGGCGGGCCCCCGGATGCAGTTGCTCGACCAACTCCAGCGCCGCCCGCGCGCCCAGGACGGCGATGGCCTCCATCTCCGCCGCGCGGTAACCGTCCCGGGCCCAGGCCAAGAGCGTCTCCGCCTCCGGACTGCCGTCCAGCCCTGAGACGGCATCCAGGTAGCCCGCCTCTGCCTCAACCAGACGCTGCGTGAGCGTCCCCCTCTGCTGCGTGTCCATGCGGGGGCTCGGACAGCATGCGCCGTGCCGGGCGACGGACGCTGTCCGCACGGGCACGGACCATGCCGTCGCATGTCCCCCACGCCCCACCGCTCCCCCCTCCGCGAGGACGTCGTCAGGCTCGACGAGAAGCTGGAGGCCGTCGCCCTCCGCACCACGGAGAAGCTGGAGTCCGTTGGCCTGCGCTCCGACGAGGCGAAGCGCGCTGCTGAGCGGTACGCCGTCGACACGCACCGCCTCATCGAGGGCGTACGCGACGAGCTGCGTGCGCTCGCCGAGCGAGTGGCGACTGCCGAGCAGGTCCGACGCCTTGAGGAGCATGTGCGCCGGGTGGACGAGCGCGTGGACAGCGTCGACAGGCGCGTCACCGAGCAGAAGTCCGTCGTCGAGATGGTGCCCAAGCTCGTCGAGCGCATGGACGAGTTGGAAGAGCGGCTCGGCGCCCAGGACTCGCTGGTGAAGTCCATCCCCGACCTGTCCGCGCGCATGACAGGTGGCGAGCACCGCGCCTCGCGCATAGCGGGCGCCCTCTGGGTGGTGGGCGCTCTCGTCGCGGTGCTGGGGCTGGCGGGGCTGCGCGAGTTGGGGCGCTGGTTCGTCCAGGTCGCTCCGCCTGTCGTCCACGTCGAGGAGCCCGCCATCCCGCCCCGGCGCCGTCAGTGAGTTTCCCCGGTCCACTTTCGGAGTCCCCATGTCCGCCCAGCGCAATGCCTTCCTCGTCGCCGTCCTCTCGCAGATGCATGCGCCCTACCGGTGGAACGGCAAGGGCGAGCGCGACAGCACCACCGGCCAGCGCGTCTTCGACTGTTCGGGGTTGGTCACCTGGGCATTCCGCGAAGCGGGCGGCCCAGACTGGCGCGCCCACGCCAACACCGACGTCCTGTGGGCGCGGTGTGCGGTCGTGCCGGAGGCGGAGCTGCTCCCCGGCGACCTGGTGCTGTACCACCGCAAGGGCGACCCCACCGACGCGGAGCACGTCATGGTTCACGTGGGCGGAGGCGTGGTGGTGGGCGCCTCCGGAGGCGGGAGCACGACGCTCACCCTGGCCGACGCCGCCAAGGCCAGGGCGTACGTGAAGACGTTCTCCAGTCTCGACTACCGCGCTCGTCGCATGGGTATCCGACGCCTGCCGTTCCGGCCGTGAGCGTCATGGCCTGGCGCGTGGCGCTCACTTTCACCCCCGCAGTCCCCTCGCAGTCGCATGGAGTTCCCTCATGAAGAAGCTGTTCATCTTCGCCGCCCTCGCGGCCGTCCTCACCTCGCCCACGGCGCTGGCGGAGGCGGCCACCAGCCCGCCCGAGCCCTCGCTGTCGTCTGTTGTCTCATCCATCCTCGTCAGCGTGGTGCCGGTGCTGGCGACCGCGCTGGCCGCTCTCATTGTCTCGGGGCTCACCGGGCTCACGAGGAAGTTCCAAGCCCAGGCCGGGGAGTCGAAGCTCGCGCTCGTCGCGGCCCGCGTCAGCATGCTGGCCGAGGGCATCGTCCGGGACATCGAAGTCACCATGAAGCCGAAGCTCGAGGCTGCGGCGGCGGACGGTGAGCTGACCCCGGCCGAGTTCCAGCAGCTCAAGGATGAAGCGCTGCAACGGCTGTTGAAGTCCCTGGGCGACCGTGGCCTCGCGGAGCTGCAGCAGGTCCTCCAGCTCTCGGCGGGCAGCGTGGGCTTGTTCCTGAGTGGCCTCATCGAGGCGGCCCTCGACAAGATGAAGGCCGGCCGTGGTGGTTCCACCGTGGACGACGTGATGACGGCCGCGCTGTCGCTCGGTGCCATCGGCAGCTCGGCTGCGCTCGCCCCGGCGGTGGCGGCGGTCCCTCAGACGCCCCGCGGCTCGTAGTCGCCGCGGGGCTCTCCCGTGTTCTCGCTGACGTGCCGGTGAGGACGGGTTACCTGGAGGCGCAGGCCGGTGCTTCCTCCCTCACCGGCGCGTACGCGCGGCTGGAAGCGGGCGCGAGGTTGAGTCCGGACCTGGGCCTCTTCGCGTTCGGGGAAGCGAACCAGCGCGAGCAGATGGCTGGCGCTGGCGTCCGGTGGACGTTCGGCTGGTAGGGCACACGGCCCGCTCCTGAGCACCGGGGCGGGCCGTCGCATGTCACGGTGAGGATGGCGGCGCGCAGAACAGAGGCTCGGAAGGTGGAGGCTGCGCTGGCGCAGGAGTTTCGGTCGAAGCACCCGCACCGCACTTCGGCACGAATAGCGGGAACAGCGTGGCTGCTAGGCTGACCACACTCAAAAGCAGTCCAACGATGGTTCCGACATGGGTCCAGATCTGGCCTCGCTTGTCCCGGCGGGAGGCTAGCTCCTGGTCGATTTGCTTAGCGACCTCGCCAATCGCATCGACCACGCGGCGCCTCGTTTCCACGAGAACCTTGTCATACTCCCAGGGTCTGTATCCCTGGGCCGCGGTGCGGTCACGAGCAACTGATGCCGCCAGTGCGCTCAGATCTGCGTCGGTGATTGACGAAAGGTTTGCGCCCGGCGACGTCCCAAGGTACCGGCGCTTGATGTCCTCGTACCCAAGTTCGCTGTTCCTGTCGCTCATCAACAGGCGACCGTAACACTGACCACACCGATGTCTAGGCACGTCCTCCGCTGGCGGGCAGTGGGTTTTCAGCCGATGCGCTGAACGCCACGGAGCGCATGCCATCAGCCCCTGAGCACCAGTGCGGCCGTTAGAATTTCGGCCTGATTTGTGTACCGCGTTTCGATTTGTGTACCGGCCCGGAGTCTTTGTACACGATGCCGCCCCCCTACGCGGGCCGCACCCAGCGCCAGGCACCGTGCTGGGCGATGTACACCCACTTCACGAGCATTGCCTCCGGGCCGTAGCGCTGGCGGCGCAGGTGGCCACGCACGGACGTCTCCGACGGGATGAGCCCGGTGGCATGGGCAGACGCCGGCACAACTCCGGCCGCCTCCCCGAGCGCGCCGTCCAGGTAGACGTTGGAGACGGCGAGCCCCTTGGGATTGTCGCGCTGGCGCCCCGCCTCCACACGTAGCGGCGAGGCCTCCGCCTCGACGAGCAGCGCGTAAACGATTGCGAAACGAGCGGCTGCACGTGCCCAGTCTTGCCACTCCGCGACGTCTGCGGGCTCGACGAGGGGTGAGTAGTCCTGCCGGGTGCCCTCGGCGAGTTCGCCACCCGTCCAGGAGGGGCGCCACGTAGCGACGCGGGCGCCGCCGTCCAGCGTGAGCCCCACGAGGTACGTCGTCCCCTCCAGCGTGTATCCACCCAGGGCGAGCGTCTCGCCGAACAGCGCTTCGCCAAGCTCGGGCCGACGCACCTCCAGGATCCACGGGGCGCGCAGCAACTGCGGACGCTCCTCGGGCAGGGAGTGCAGGTCCGTCACTGACGCATGCCGTGCTGCCGCCGGCCTCACCAGGTGAGTCCGGACCGGCGCGGGCGCGGCGATGCCCAGGGCAGCCATGTTGCCCACAACGAGGAGGTCCTCGAAGGTCTCACGCCCCCACGCGGTCACGGCAGTGCGCTCCGCCGCCTCACGCAGCGGCACGGTGGAGGCGAGGCCGAGACGCGCATGTGCGGCTCGGGCCTTCTGGACCATTTCGGAGAGGGGGACGTAGTAGTCCAGCACGGGCCTCATTGATTGCTCCAGCCCGTGCAGGACGGGCAGCACGTGGACTGCCTCATGACATTACGTCGGCGAGGATGCTCCCTCGCGAAAGTTTAGCGATTCCTAGAAGCCCAGCACGCGCCGGACGGACGCCTTGGGGATGCGCAGGCGCGTTCTCCGGCCGTCCGCCTCGTCCTTCTCGCGCAGCACCTCGAAGCCGTCTTCCTCGCGCTGGACGAGCCACGCCTGGGCGCCGCGCGGCTGCATGTTGAGGAGGGCGCTCAGCACGGCGGGCGTGCACCCGTCCTTGCGCGCCAGCCAGGCGATGGCACGGAGGTCCCGCCGGAGGCTCGACTCTCGCACCGTGTCGACGCCCTGGAGCCCCGAGCGGACGGTGTCGACGACGTAGCCGCCCTGTTTCGCCGACTCAACGAGCGCGAGCTGCGCCTCGGTGAGGACGGCGTAGAGGTCGATGGTGTGCTCGTCGTCGCCCGACACGTACTCACCGCCCTCCAGGTACTCGCCGACGATGAGGCTCGCGGCGCCAGTGGGCGGGATTTCGGTGCCGTCGTCGGAGATGAGGAGCGGCTTCCCGCGGGCGACGGTGAGCCACCCCTCCCGCCCGATGGAGTCCCACGTCTCCAGGAGACTCCTGCCCGAGGTGTCCTCGGCATCCCACGACGCTCGGACCCTTGTCTCTGAGGTCGTCATGTCGGTTTACTCGCGCCAGCCGTCGACGGACAGCCCAGCGGCTTTGCGAGCATGCGCGATTTCGGACTCGATGCGGCGGGCGCCGGCGAAGTCGCGTCGCTCACGCGCTGCGGTGAAGTCCTCCATGAGCCCGCCCAGTTTGGCGTCGAGCTTTTGGTCCGCGATGAGAGCCGCGTTGACCTCCTCGTGGTGGCGCCGGACAGCGGCTTTGATGGCGGCGGCCTCGACATCAGTGAGGCCGATAATGCGCGCGGGCGGATAGCCAGCGGCGTGCGTGAGTCCGTCCCGGTGAGACGCAGCGGGGAGGGGCCAGCCCACGGTGTTGCCGGCCGCGTGCCGCTTGCCGTCCAGGTAGGCCACCGGGATGACGGTGCCCGCATCCACCTCGACCGCAACGCGGAACGGCGTCCCATCCTTCGCCGTCCGCTCCAGCACCGTCTCAAGCACTCGGTCCACAGCTTCCCCCGGTCGCGTCGCGCGGCAGAAGTGCCGCGTCGATGGGGTTAGATATACGCATGTGACGTGCGCATATCAAGTCCATCAAATAGGTCTGTTGGTGAGGGGTGAGCGTTACCCAGGTCCCGAACACCTGCACTCCCCCCTGGGTGGTATGGCGTCACCAGTCGTTGATGAGTGTCCGGGACAGAGGCACGACTTCAACCTCCGGCATCTCGTCGAAGAGCACGGTGGGCAGGACGCCGATGGCGTCGGACTCATCCAGGTCCAGCCGTGTGAGCTGCCATCCTGTCGGATACAGCCCGAGCACCCAGCATGGCCCGTCGTCCGCCGGCTCCGCCGCCATCCACTCGCGTAGCGCGCCGGGGCCCAGGTCCTCGCCGAGCTGCTCATCCCACGTCGTCCCCGGGCGCGGTGGCAGGGACAGGTACTCCGCCAACTCTTGCGTCAACGTCTCCATGTGCAACCTCCTCTGCTGCCCATGGAGACGGGGGCCGCGCCGATTGTTACTTCGTGCATCGCGGGTGCGCGGATTCGCTGCGGCGGACGCGGGGATGGGGCACCCGCTTTGTCCTGGGCGGTACAGAGGCTCCCCACCACCGGTCGCGCGGCATGGCTATGTGGGTGGTACCCGCTCCTGCGCTGCCGGCATGTAGTACTTCCCCTCGTGGTGGAAGACGCCCTGTGCGTCGTCCTTGGGCTGCTGCAACTGCACCCAGCACCCCCCGCGCAGCTCCACCTGGGGCAACTCCGTGGTGCCGCGACAGGGCGGGTGGGCCTGTCCAGCGAGAGGGCCGTCCGGCATCGGCCGCGCCTTCGGAGCTTCCGCAGCGGCTCGGCACCCGGAGTCCGAGCACGACATGACGGCGATTGCTGCGGCGACGGATAACGCGAGGCGGGGCATGGTGGCGTTCCAAGGCTAGGAGGTTGCTCGTCGATTCTGCTCACCACCTGCATCGCCCCGGCAATACCCCTCGCGGGGGATGGGGTGAGACCTCCAGCCCGAGCTTGCGGTTGCAACGCTCACGCGCCGTCGGGCTCGCGGCCAGGGATACGGGGGCCAGCCGTCCACTGGCCGTCAGGCGGTAGAGGCGGGGCTGCAGGTCGCGCACGTCCATGGCGTGGGCGAGGCATGCGAGGACGTCGGGGAGAGGGTGGCGACCGATGTCACCGACGTCGGGCTGGAGAGGCGCACCGCATTCTGGGCAGCGGGGTTGTGTGGGCATGCCATGAAGACTCCCTGCACGCCATTTGTTACCTCACGCCCTCGCGCCAGCGCTCCTCTGGCGGCCACCGCGTCCGCGCGGCCGGGGATGCCGGTACGAGTCGCCCTCCGCGCCCGGGCCGGTAGAGACGCTCCCCGCCGTCGGTCGGTCGATGGCTGCGTTTGTTCAGGCAGGTGAGCAGGTCGGGACCCTGGAGTGCGGCCAACTCGAAGGGCTGCAGGACCGCTCCACACCCAGGGCACCGGTACGTCGTCTTGGAGTGCATGCCCTGAGGGATGCCAACGCCGGGCGAATCCCTCGCGGCCTATTCGCTCGCGGGTGTAAAGCGGGGCGGGGTGGCCTCGTCTTCATTGGCACGGATGAGGTAGCCCGTCAGCAGCAGCGAGGATATCTCCTCGAGGAGTGCCTTGCGGACGTCCGTCGGAAGCGTCGGTGCCAGCTCCGCGACGAGGCTGCGTGTGTAGCCCTCCAGCACCCTGGGCAGGGCAACGCCCGCCAGGCGCTCCACGATGGCGTCGGCGTCCTCTTCGGACATGGACTGAAACTGGGCCAGGAACTCGTCGGCGTGGTGCACGCGCTCGGCGTCGGTCATGGGCGGGATGCTACACGGGGAGTCCCGTCACGGCAGCACTCCCGCCTTGCGCGGTGCCTCGTAGTCGGGCTCGTAGCGAAGGTCTCGCCTCAGGTGGTGGCGGCTCCCAAGGACATCATCGTTTCGCCGTCGCCAAAGCGGAAGGACTCCCAGCCCTCACGCTCGATGCGTAGCGAATTGTCCAGCGCAGAAAGGTGCTCGTCGAAGTCACGCAGCGCGGACGTCTTCGACTCCACGCCAGGAAATGCCCCCGTCACGCTAGAATATGTGACGACGGTCTCGCCAGCGGCTGCGGAAGCGCGAAGCATCGCTGCAAGCTCTGCCCAGCCCATGTTGGCACGGAGGACGCCTGATTCGCGGCCCCCGTCAATAATGCCCGCTACCCACGCGCACTCGGGTGCCGGGATGTTCGCATGGATTTCGCACTGGCCATGCAGCCGTGCCATGAGCCGCACCACGTCACTGCCAAGCACCAACGCGGTATTGAGGATGACCGTGGAGATGTCGAGCGGGGCCCCTGTGACGGGGTGTTGAAACTTCGTGAACAAGCCGCTGGCCAGCGCCACCCGCGCGCGCTCCTCGTAGGACATCCCTATTGGGTGGGTGCGAAGAGGATGCCCGACCGGGAAAAGCCTTCGCGTCCAATTTGGCGTGTCTAACTGGTCCCTCGTCTGGCCCGCGAGCGCGATGTCGGAAACGACGGACGCCATGTGGTGGCGCTCGCGGCCCAGTACATCCGACTCGGCTGACTTCGTGACGAAGGCGATTGTGCTCATGGCTCTCCAGTCTATGACGGACTTCAGGTGCCGCCATGGGTTTGGTGTCTCGTTGTTGGTGTTGAGGGATTGGCTACACGAGGTGCGCTACGTCTCAGCTTTCGTGGAGGCTCGGGAATAGCGGTCCGGCACTCACCTCAGGTGTCGCAGCGACGGTGCGAAGCGCGAGCGTCAGCAGGCCGAGCACTTCCAGCCTGGAGAGTCCACCCACGTCGCTCCACGCGGTGAGTCCGAGTCCGCCGGCCCGGGGCACCGCCATGTTCCGCCGTGCCGTGTCGCAGGCGTCCTTCCACGAGCGGAACTCCAGGAGCTGGCTCGGGGGCGGGCTCGCAGAGAATGGCTTCAGCAACTGCTCGCGGGAGGCGTCATAGCGGACGCCGTCCAGGAGCTTGTCGAGCTGCACGAGTGCCTTCTCGGACATGCGCTCCTTCCTCGCGACGAACCGACGTGCCGTCTGGAGATCCGGGTCCCCGGAAGCGACTCGGATACGGAGCTGCTCGAGCGCCTTGGTGAGGGTGTGCCGCAGCATCATCGGCGCGCCCTCCACCCTGGGGTGCCCAGGCTCCCGTACCCGTGCCGCTCGCACGCCCACGTGAAGAGCTGCTGGAGCGCGGCGTAGAGGTCGGCAGGCGAGGGGAACCGTCGCTTGCCCCGCTCCAGCTCGCCGAGCACCGTCTCCTCGACACCCCAGCCGGTGGCTACGTCGCGCAGGGACAGCCCCACCTCGACGCGGAACGCACGGAACACCTTGCCGTGCGTCTCGCGCTCGATGCGTGCCTGTGTGGCGCGGAGCTCGTCGATGGGCCCTGTGCCCGCCGGTGGCATGGGCGGGCACGTCTCCAGGAGCAGCCGGTACCGCCAGCCTCCAAGCGTCTGGCTCATGGGTGGGTCGCCTCCGCGTGGACATAAGCAGGCGTGCCCGGGGACGCGTACCAGCAGCCCCCCTGCCCATCCCCGCGCAGGATGACGGGCACCTGGTGGACGAGCAGAGTGGCGGCGCCGGCCGGGCACGTCACCCGGTAGAGCAGCGTCCGACCCGCCTCGTCCTGACCGGCCGCGCCAAGCAACGCCGTCATGTCGTGCCACGCGCCGTCCCCGAGTAGTGCGCGGATACGGGCAGCGCCCTCCTCGAGGCTACTGGGCCCGTCCGGCGGAGGCAGTGCTGGCGGGGGGGGCGCGGGTGTTGGGGCTGGGTTCTCCCTCGCGATGGCGTGCACCAGCCGGGGTGGTGGCTCGCCGAACAGGCCGAGCTGCTCGACGGCGCCCATGGGGGCCACGGGGCTGTTGTCGGCGGGGAGTTCCTGGCGAGGCGGTGGCGCTGCCGGGGTGGTGGGGAGAGGCACCGGGGCTGCCGGCGGTACCACCGGCTCTGGTGAGATGGCGGGCAGGGCGGCCGGCACGGCGTACGCCTCTGGGTGCCAGACGCCGTCCCGGGCCAGCCGTACCCGCTCGCGCAGCTCCGGTAGCAACTCGCGGTCAACGCGTGAGAGGCGCGGCGCGGGCGCGGCCACTAGCGGCTCGAACACCATCACCTCTTCGAGCCACCACGCGACGGTGCCGCGGCAGGGTGCGCCCCGGTGCCACCACCACGGGTCGGACGCGCAGCGAGAATCGTTGCCGACGGTGGAGACCTCCGCCAGACGCGCCATGGCCACGTACGCGCCAGCGGGCAGGACGTCGCCGGCGGGTGCCTCCAGGTCATGGGCCTTGCGCAGCCACGCCACGGCCCCGGCGTCGTAGTCGCGGGTGGCGTAGATGGCGAGCCAGCTCCCCAGCACCTCCGGAGGAGGGTGCAGGGGATGACGGCGCTCGGGCACGCCCTGGCGCGCAGGCTCCACGTCGTGGACGAAGACGCTCCACATCCCGTGGTGCGTGAGTGCCCACGTCCAGGGGCGTGCGAGGGGGAGGTGGAACACCTCGGTGCCGGCGTGCGTGTAGCGGTAGGGTCCGGCCATTGGGATGACATTCACGGTCGGAAGTCCTCCGGACGGACCGGGCAGGGTGCTTCGACGGAGGGCTTGGGCGCGAGCCAGCGTTGGACCGCCACTGCCAGGACGCAGGCAGCGGCACCCGCCAGGGCTGCCAGGAGAAGGCGCCTCATCGGATGGCCCCGGGTGGACGCTCGCCTTCACGCAGCCGGAGGGCCCAGCCGTCGCCATACCGCTCGCACTCGCGCGTGCCCCCCGACATGAAGAGCTTGGGGGCTTCCTTCCTGGCCCTCCACAGGGCGTTGCTGGGCTTGGCGCTCATGCTGCCGAGGACGTCGCCCGTGGAGGACAGGACGGTGACCTCGATGGGCTTGGCGATCATCGCGACGCTCCCGCCGGCCCAGGAGGAAGCAGGGGAGGCATGGCCCCCGTTCGATACGCCTCGGCCACCGCGGGCAACGCGAGCTGCCCCACCGTCTGCCCGGTGGGCGTGACGATATGGGCCAGGAAGGCCTCCTCGAAGGTCTCCACCTGGCTTTCCACGGACACGAACTTGGCCTTGATGGTGAGGAGCAAGCACCGCCACTTCTCTCGGCAGGCCTGCTCCCACGCTCGGGTGACCTCGTCGTTCTTCCGAGTCTTCCATGGGCGGCGCGGGTCCTTGAGGAAGGACTCCCGGGCGGGCAGGGGCATGCGGAAGCACACCCTCCGGCCCTTCACCTCGAAGACGACAACGGCGAGGCCTGGCTCTTCACCCACGATTCTCCGCAGGGCGCCATGGGCTCCGAGCAGCGTATCGATTTCCATCTTCGACCTGGTGACGGGAACCTTCGTGCCGGCGGCGTGACTACCCACGGGGCTCTCCCCCCAGCGCCTGGCTCAACTCGGCGATGGCGTCGCCCACCCGGTCGGTGTGTCCGTCGCGCAGGTGCCCGAGGGCCCGGCGCACCGCGTCCACCAGGCTGGGGTAGGCGCGCAGCTCCGACTCGGGCGTGGCCGGCGCTGCTCCGTCGTCCGGCACGATGGCGTTGAGGATGGCCGTCTGGCGCGGGCTGAGATCAAACCCGAGGTCGCCGAACGCGTGCAGGACACGCTCACGCATCCGCGTGGCAGCCCGGTGCCGCTCAGCCACGCGGCAGTGGTAGGCGCGCGGGTCGTCGACGTCGAGCACTCGGTTCCCGCACCCGCAGCCGCACCACAGCTCCGCGCGCTTCAGCGTCGCTCTGGCCTGCGTCAGCTGAGCCTGAATGCTGTAGGCCGCGCCGCGCCACATCTCCGTGTTGCTCATGTCGCTGGGATGGAGGGTGCTCTGCGCTGGCAGGTCGCCCTCGGCAGCGGCCTTGAGGACGGCGGTCTCCCCCACCGCCTCCACCAGCGCGGGCGGGGTGGGGGCGGGCGCCCGCGACTCGCACCGCGAGCAGCGCTTCTCGCTGGCAAGTGGCGGCTGCCAAACCTCATTATCCCACACAAGCAGTCCGCACAGCGCCTGACGTCCCACGATGGCATGGACCTTCCCCGTGCGGGTGTTCGTCAGCCACTCCACCCCCTGCGCCGGGGCGGGCGCGGGCTGGGACTTGAGAGCGCGTATGGCCGAGACGACGTTGGCGAACACGTCGCGGACGCGGTCGCTCTCGTCGCCGTGGTCGAACTCGCTCTGCGCCATCTTCGCGGCCTCCTCCAGCGCAGTGGTGCGCGCGGTCGCGAGCAGCCCCTCCAACTCCTTCACGCGCGCCTCGGCGGTGTCGCGAGCCCGGACAAGGGACTCCATCGCGTCCCGAAGTCCGTCGTCAACGGAGACGCCGGCCGTCGTCATGTCGCACTCAATCGAGAGGCGCTCCTCATCCTGCGCTCGCACCTCGCGCTCCAGCGTGGCGACGCGCTCGGCGAGCCGGTCCCTCTCTTCCGCCGCGAGCCGCATGGCGCCGCGCGCGTCGTCGCGCTCATGCTCGGCAGTGTTGAGCCGCGCCGCGAAGTGGTTGCGCTCGGCGGCGCGGGCCTCATTGAACTTCGCGGATTCCTCCGCGCGCAGTGCTCGCTCCGCTTGCTGGGCACGAGCGGAGTCCATCTCGTCCACCTCCTGCCGGGCGGCGTCGCGCTCAGACTCGACATCTACGATGCGCTGCTCGGCGACCTCCGCCTCCGTGATGATGCCGCTCAGTCGCGTCGCGGCCTCCTCGGCCTTCGGCTCGTAGTCGAGCCCACGGGCCAGGGTGTGGAGCATCTCCTCGCGCCACGCCTCCAGCCCCGGCACCTTGGCGGCCTCGGCCGTCAGCGCCTCGATGTGGCCAGCCACGAGCGTCTCGGCATCCGCGCTCAGCGGCTCCATTGCCTCGTTCAGCTCATCTTGCGTCAGCAACCGCGCTTCACACGTCATGACGTCACCTTGGGTGTTCCGGAAGGAGAAGGACTGGCCAGCAACTCAAGCCGGGCCTGGAGGGCTGCGAGGTCGGCGGCAGCCACGCCGGGGGCGTGCGGGTCGAACGCGCGCGCGCCATCGACAAGAATCGACTCGTCCAGCTCATGCAGGATGAAACTGCGCAGCACTTCACGCAGGGCGCACAGCAGCGTCTGGCGGTCCATGCCCTGGTACGCCAGGCGCTTCGTGAAGCGGGCGCGCCGCACATCTCCGGACTCCCGCTCGGCGAAGGCGGCGCTGACGCGGACGTAGGCGAATGCGCCGTCGTCGTGCTGCACCTCCACCTGGAAGTCCAAGGCGGATAACGGCGGGCCAAACTTGAATGACTCCACGGCCCTGCGCATCTCGTGCTGCGTCACGTTGCACCTCGGAGATACAGCGAGAGAGGCGCGGGCGGCCCGTGCTGCACCGCCCGCGAGGAGTCAGGGGACGTCAGTCCTTTTTGTCCGCCTTGGCCCGGGCCTCCGCGGCTTCCCTCGCGGCGCCAGCGCAGGCGCCAACGGCGGAACCACCGGCTTTGCACGGGGCCTCACAGAGGGAGGTGCACACGGACTCCTCGCCGTGTTCCGCGAGCGCATCCAGGCAGTCGATGCAGGCCCCGTAGCTGCGGCCGTACTCCGTCCGGAGCGCGCTGCACTTAGCCTGCGCGGGCGTCTTGCATCCGGCCACGCCGAGCAGGACCACCAAAGCCAGGCGCCTCACAGCGAGCACTCCACGCCCTGGCACTCGCGGCGAAGGAACAGGTAGGGGTTCAGGATGGGGACGGAACCGGACCCGGCCTGGATCGCCGTCCCGGCGCGTGCCGGGAGCGACATCACCAACTCCTCAATAGAGCCCGCGAGGCGGGTCAGCGAGCCGAGGAGGTCCGCGTCCTGCACCAGCTCTGCACGGGAGGGCTTGGACTTCGCCAGCTCCTCCATGTACCGGCGCCCGAGGTTGGGCTGCTTGTCTCCGTATCCGTCCGTCGGGTCCTCGCACTCCTTTTTGGCGCGCTCGGCGGTACGTGACACTGCGGTCGCCGGCCACGTCGGAGGCGTGCGTCCCTGCTCTTTCGCCCGAGCGCCAAGCGACTTCTCAGTGTCCCGCGCGAACTCCGCCACCTTCGTCCACAGGATGCACAACGCCCCCTGTCGGTCCAACGGCTTGCCCACCTTCTTCTGCACCTCCTCGTTGGCCCCGAGGAGTTCGGTGTAGCGCGCTGCGCCCTCGCGCCACTCCACCCAGAAAATCTTGGAGTCGCTCGGCACTCCGGCGCCATTTGGCGTGGTCGGCAACATGGTGGAGTAGTTGAGGTCCGCCGCGCTGGAGGGCAGCGCGAGCACCAGGAGGACGAGCATGAAGAGGCGGCTCACTGGGCACCTCCAGTCGCGCCGAAGCAGGAGCGATCCAGCCACTCGCGGGCGCCGCTCACCACCGTGAGACACGAGGTGATGCCGGGCAGGACGTCGGGCGTCGCTGCGAACGGGTCAGAGCTGGGCAGGAAGAACGTGGCGTCCTTCCCGGGAGCCAACGTGCCCTGGCGTGGCAGGAGTCGCGAGCGCGCGGCCTCTCTCGTGTACGCGCCCAGCGCCTGCCCCACGGCGATGGCCTCGTGGGGAAAGTACGGGTGGACGGCCGTCAGCATGATGTCCAGCCAGGGGTTGGGCGACACCGCGACGGATGTGTCCGTCGGGTCGCTGCCGAAGGCGTCCGTCCCCAGGGCGAGCCGCACGCCAGCGTCCAGCAGCGAGCGCATGGGCTCGGCGTGGGCGTAGAGCGCCGGCTCGTTGGCGGCGACCATCATCGGCGGGAGCAACGCCAGGTGCGTCCCGTTCTGGACCCACCGGATGCCCAGCGCCGCCGCGCGCGCCACCTGGCCGGGGTTGGCCATGTCCCCGTGCTCGATGGTGACACGCTCGCTCCAGTCGACGTCCGGACGCTCCTCCAGCAGCCGCAGCGTCTGCTCAACACCAGCGTCGCCGATGGCATGGACCGCGAGGAGCCCGTTGCGCGTCAGCGTGTCGTCGAGCGCCCAGCGGAACTGGGCGTCCGTCAGGTTGCGGATGCCCAGCCCGGTGTTGGTGGGGAAGCCGTCCGGCATGGCCGACGGGTTGAGGTAGGGGAGAGACACGAGCGCCGAGCTGGCCACGTGCGTCCCGTCGGCGAACACCTTGCGGCGGACCACGCCGTCCGGCCCCGGCGCGCAGAGCTTGCCGGCGCTCGTGATGATGCACACCGGCACCATGGCGGCAGGCCTGCTCATCCGCTCGTGGATGTACTCGCCACGGATGTCCCTGTAGACGAACACGAAATCGGCGGTGGTGGTGATGCCCTTCGAGAGTCCGCCCACGTCATAGGCGTCGTGCTGCTGGATGTACTCGTCGTTGCTGATGCGGGAGGACAAGGACTCCACTGCGGCGAGCACGGCGAACTCCTGGAGGATGCCGTTGTGGCGTCCCAGCGAGTCCCGGCCCGTCCAGCCTCCGTACGGGTCCGGCTGGAAGTCTCGGAGCCCGGACTCGAGGAGCGCCGTCGAGTTGACGGCCTGCGCGTGGCCGCTCCACTCCAACCCGTAGACGGGGTTGCTCGTGGTGAGCCCGTCCAGGTAGGCCCTGGCGGTGAGCCCCGCGGCGCGGAGCTGGGAGTAGAGCCCCGCGCCGTAGAAGAAGACGATGGGCTCACCCGGGGGCGCCGTCGCGGCGCGCGTCCCGACGAGCACGGTGATGTCCGCCAGCGTCGGCCCCGGACCAGGTGCCCACGTCGACGGGTGCGCGCCCACCGTCCAATCCTTCTTCGCGAGCATGGCGACGTGGCTGTGCGCGTCCACCAACCCAGGCAGCACCACGCGGCCCCAGAGCCTGACGTTGTGGCGCAGCGGCCCGGCAGCCGCCTCCACCTGGGCGATGGTCCCGACGGTGACGACCTTGCCGTCTCGGACCAGCATGGCGCCGTGGAACACGGGCGCGTCCGTCTCGCCCGTCCAGATGCGGCCGTCGTAATACACGACGTCGCGGTTGTGGCAGTACCCGGGCGCATCAGCTCCAGTGCAGAGGGGGATGCTCGGGCCGAGCTGGCTGCTCTCGGACTCCAGCGCCTCGGGCGCGTCCTGCACAGGGCCGCAGGCAACAGCGGCAGCAAACAACAGACACAGCAGTCTCATCATTTCGGGGGGACCTCTGGGCGTAGGGGTAGTGGGCCCGCTGTCCGAGACATTCGGACCGGGCCGGTGTGCGTGCGTGTTGTGGGGGGAATCGGTGGTGCTACGGCTGGGCCCTGCACTCCGTGAGCGCCTTCACCGCAGCGCTCTGCTCAGCGAAGGCCGCCATGACTGCGGCATGGGCGCGCTCGGCGTCCGCGCTCGCGGGGTCCGCCGCGTGCGCCTTGGTGCTCTGCTCAGTGGCCTTGCGGACCTTCGCCTTCGCCTCCTGCTCGCGGGTGGTCTCCGCGGCGCAGGACGTTTCGGCGCCGATGGCGCTGTCCGAGCACGCGGCCAACAGGGACAGCGACAACAACAGACACAACTTCATGGGGACACCTCGGGCATGACGGGGGTGTGCTCGCCACCTGGGGAATTCCAGGTCAAGCTGGTGCTCGTGCTGGTTGGAGAGGGGTTGCTACGGCTGCGACAGCGTGTGCTTCAGGGGTCGGTGCGCCCGCCGGCGCCAGGCACCCGCGGCGTGGCCATCTTGCAGCTCAGGCGCTGGTAGGCCATGGCCACGTAGTTGGCGGCGTCGGCAAGCGCGGCGCCGACGACGGCCTCGTCAGCGCCGTGCGAAACGAAGTCAAAGGCCTTGTCGAGCTTCCGCCCGGCCTGGTGAATCAGCTCGACACCGCCGGCCTGCATCCAGGTCTCCCCGGGACCGCGTTCGGCCACCTTGGCATCGAGCCGCGCCTGCATGTGGTCGACGAACGGTTGCAGGTGCTGCCACTTCATCGGGTCTCGCGCGTCCCCGCTCACCGGCCCGAGGCGCACGCGCTCCAGTGAGTAGCCGCCGCTGATGCCCTCCACCATGATGACGGCGCTGTGCCCACCGAGTACCCACGGCTCACTGCGCGTCTTCGTTCTCACCTCTTCGCCGTTGTCGCGCGTGACGACCACCTGCGTGCCAATGGGGTGCTTCCACGCGGCGACTTCTTCCTCGGCCTTCTTCTTCTGCGCCTCCAACGACATGATTCCTCCTTGGTGATGCTGCTGGTGCTGCGGAAAGGCGCGCCGCTCGGGAGCACGGGGGGAAGACTCCCGAGCGGCACGTGGCGCGGTGTCGAGCGCCGTGAAAGGCCCCGTCGACTGCACGGGGTGCGCGGGGAGGCTGGGCCGAGCCTCAGCGCCGCGCGTGCTGCTCAGAACGGGATGTTGTCGTCGTCACCCGGGGGCGGGACGTCGTCCTGGTACGCGCCGCCCCGGCTGCCGGATGGCGCGGACCGGTTGCCGCCGCGCTGCTGGGACGGAGGGGGAGCCCCCCGGTGCGGCTGCGTGCCGCGCTGTTGCTGCGGGGCCGGCGTGCTGCGCGGGCCAGTACCCTGTTCCAGCGCGAGGATGCGCCTCCGCATCTGCTGGGCGAAGGTGCGCGCCTGGGTCGGCTCCATCTGCTGCTTGAGTGCGACGCCGCTGCCCATCGAGTTGACCCACTTGACCTTCGGCCGCGTCTCATTCCGGTAGGTCTCGTTCTCGATGACGAGGATGACTTCGTAGGTGTCGACGCCCGTCAGGTCCGACACGTCATCGCCCTGCCACCCGCACGCGCGGAGTCCCTTGATTGTGTGTTCGAGGGACGCATCGCCGAAGAACCCGAACCAGGTGATGGACTGCCCCACGTAGTGCTCGCTGCCGTCGTTTCCGAGCAGTTGGAACTCAACCGCCACCTGCTCAGCTCCGGTGCCTGCCACACCCAGCGCGCCCTGCACACCGCGAGCGCGGTACTTCCCATTGGCCAATTCCAGCATGTCAGTTCTCCACCTCGCCCAGGCGGGCGTTGCACCAGTCGTTGAGCTTCGCCAACTTCACCGCGTCACCCCCCGCCCGCTCGATGGCGGACAGGGCGTTGCGCTTGTGCTCCTCGGGGAGCCGCTCCGCCTTCTCGCGGATGGCCGCCTCCAGCGCCTTCGGGTCCGCAGGCCGCTGTGCCTCCAGCGCCGCCGCGAAGTCCTCCCACGAGAGGGGCATGGATTCCGGGAGATTCCCCCGGTTCTTCGCGTCGTAGGCCGCCGTGCGCGTCGTGTAGACGAGGCGGGCACCCGTCGAGACACCGCGCACTCGCTTCGTCTTCGAGTCCTTCGCGGCGAAGGTTTCGTAGTTGGAGAAGAGGACGTGTTCGCTCCACTCCTTGATGAGCCCCGCCGCCTTGGCGTGGAGCTTCATCTCGTAGCGGTCGAAGTCCTCCCCCTCGGGATTTTTGAAGGGGCGAATCTGTGAGTGCGCGAGCAGGATGATGTTCATCCCCTTCGCGCGGCGGAGCCTGTCGAGGGCCGCCAGGAAGACGCGCCACTCGTCGAGTGCCGCCGTGTAGCCCTTCCCGTACCCATACGCTTCGATGTCAGTGACGCCGTCCCGCTGGCAGATGTGGGCCCAGAGCAGCGGCTCCGCCCAGTCGAGCGTGTCCACGACGAGGGTGCGGTACTCGTGGCTGTCTGTCGTCAGCACGCGCACCGCGTCCAGAATCTCCTGCCACGTCTTCGGAGACGGGAAGCGCGCCACGTCAATGTGATTCGTCCCGTCCTCCGCTTCCAGGAAGATGGGGGCCGGGGCGTTTGCTCCGAAGGTGGACTTGCCGATGCCTTCCACGCCGTACAGGACGATGCGGCTCGGGGTCTCCCTCTTGCCGCGCACCACCGCGCCCAACGTCATGCGCGACGGCTCCACCGGAGCCGGCGGACGGTGCGGAGGGCCACTGCCGCGGGGTGGGGGACTGCTACCTCTAGGTGCATTCATCATCGGTCTCCTCTTTCGACCGTGGGTGGGACAGCTCAGGGGTGCTGCAGCTCCGGATGGACGACGTCGGAGCGGGTGAAGCGGGTGGCGTCGTCGAGGCTGGCCTCGCCAGAGCAGACGCCGAAGAAGGCGCACGTCCGGCCGTAGCGGAGGCACGCGTCGGGGTTGCGCGGCGCCCGGCCCGTCAACTCCGCCTCGCGGAGCTGCTGGCCCAGCTGCCACACGTCGCTGAGGGCCTCGTCTACCTCGCCCTCAAGGCGCACCACCTCTCCGCGCTGGTAGTAGCGGTGCGGCTCGCTGGCGATGGCCTCCACCAGCCGGGCTCGGTACTCCTCGGACGTCTCGTCCGCCTCGCGCTGGCCGGCGTAGAGCGCCCCGTCCTTGCGGTACTTCCGCGCGTCGGGCGGCGTGGCCTTCGCGGGCCGAAGTCCGGGCTTGGACAGGACGTCGTAGAGGCAGCCGTCCACCTCGTAGCCCAGAGCATTCGCGCCCTCGAAGTAGACGGACACCTGGCCGTCCATGCGCAGCCGCTTCCAGTAGTCGCTGCCCGGCCCGACGTCCTCGCTGCTCGTCTTGTGCTCCACCAACAGGGTGCGTCCGTCGCGCATGTCGCGCACGACGGCGTCCAGCTTCCCCGCGAGCCGCCACGTCCGGGATGTCTGTCCGGTGGTGGGGTTGCGGAGCGGCGCCTCGAAGGCTGCCTCCACCGCCAGCACCTCGTACTGCTCGGACTGCCACCTGTAGTGGTAGCCGCGGAGCATCTCCGCGGCGCGCACCTGCTCGAAGCCGTCCGCGTCGCTCTGCATGGCTTCAAGCGCCGCCGTCAGCCTGTCCTCGCCCGTGGCGCGCCACCATGCCTCCAGGCCGAAGTGCACCATGGTGCCGAAGCGCAGCACCCCGGCGTCCTCGAGCGGCCGATACCCCTCGCCGTAGCGCAGGCGGTGCAGCCGCTGGCACGCCCGCGCGTCCTTGAGACGGCTGGCGGTAAGGAGATTGGACATCCGGGCACAGGAACTCATGGTGGACCTCTGAGGTACTGAATCGAAGGACACGACCTCTGACGTAGATGACTATGAACTAGACGTCTGACATTGAGTTACGCGTGCGGGCCCGTCACCGCTTGCACCTGCTGCTCTCGCGCGTACCGCTCCTCGCGCTCAATCTCCGCCGCGAGGAACACTTGCTCGACGGCGAGCTGCGCGCGCTTGAGCCGCAGGCTCGTCAACGTGCCGTGGCACTCGCGCCACGTGGCCCGCGTCTCGTCACTGCCGTCCGGCGCGAGCAGCGCCACCGCGCGCTCGGCCTGCACCAGCGCTGCGTCTACCACCGCCTCCGCCTTGGCCAGCCGCTCCACCTCGTTGGCCAGGTGCTCCGTGTCCGTCTCCTCGCGGGCGTACCGCGCCAACGAGAGGAGGGAGGTGGTGACGTCGCCCAGGCAGGTCACGAAATCACCCCTGCCTTGCGGAGCGCGGCCGCGATGTCGCCAGCCACATCGGAGCCAGGGCGAACAGGCGTGCCGTTTTCAAGGAACGCGCGCACCGCCAGCAGCGCCCGCGCCATGTCCGGGGCGGCGGCGATGAGAGTCGCCGCGGAATCCGCCTCGGCTGGCGTCTGGTCGTCCGTGTAGAGCTGGGCGACTAGAGCACCGTCCGCGCGACGAATCGTCCAGTTGGACGCCTTCGGCATCACGCCCTGCGACCACGGCTGTTCGTGCGCCTTCGGCCTGCTCATGATTTCACCGTGTCCAGCAACGCGCGGATGCCCTCGGCCCGCTTCGCAAGCGCCCTCTGGATGCCAGAGGGGACGCTGGGGATGGCGGCCCAGAGCTTGAGGTCCTGCGCGGCGTCGGAGAGCGCCTCCTCCAGCGTGCGCAGCCGCTCCAGCAGCGCGGTGCCGGGGTGGGGCTGGGCGAGCAGCTGGTCCAGGGACTCCGCAACGTCCTTGTGGTGGTAGCGGTTGGCCCAGCGCAGCACCTGCCGCAGCTCGGCCAGCAACGCCGCGTTGTCGGCCTCGGCGGCCTTGAGGTTTCGCGCGGTGGCCATCTACGCGGCTTCCTGCGCCAGTGACTCCTGCTCCATCGCCTCGGCCAGGTCGCCGTTGGGCTCGTCGTCACGGGCCGGGCGCAGGCGCTCCATGTTGGACAAGGAGCGCTCCCACTTCGCCTTCGCGACCCGAGAGCCACACGCGCTCGCCTCCGTGCCGACCCAGTGCCACTGGGCGATGTTGCCCACGGTGATGAGCCACAGGTAGCGGGCCGTGTCCTCCGCCTTGGCCAGGAACTGGGTCTCGCGCTCCCGCGCCTCACGGGCAGCCTTCGACGTGCGACCCCGCGAGTCCCGTCCCTCGGCGACAGCGGCTTCCTTCGCACGCGCCTCACTGGCCGCCTGTCCGGCCCACATCCGGTACATGTTCGCGCCGTAGAGCTCCGCTTCCTCGTACGTCATGACGACACCTCTTCGGACTGCGTGGTGGTGGACTTCGAGACACAGCTGCGACGGCTGCCGTCGCACTGCGAGAGACGGCGACCGCAGGCGCAAAACGGCTCCAGCCAGGTGACATCTCCCTCCACCAGCGATGCCCGGTCCGTCAGCGCGGAGGCGCAGCACCAGCCCCCGTAGGCCGCGACGGGAGTGCACCCGCAGCCGAGTGGGCAGATAGCGACGGCGGACGGCTGGACCTGCTTGGTGGCGCGGAGCCACGCCCACACCTCGTCGGCCGCGCCGGTGAAGGCGACCTCGCCCGACTTGGCGACGACGTCGTGCTTCCCGTGCTCGGCAGGGCAGTGCTGGTAGCCCAGCACCTCGAGCAGCTCCGTCAGCGAGCACTCGCCCTCGGCGCGGGCCAGGGCGCGGCGGAGAGCCGGCGCGTCCGCCGCGCGGTGCGGACGGGACTCGACAGACGCCACGAGGGCACGGCAGGCGATGAGGGACTCTCTCCGCGTGAGGACCAGGTGGCTCATGGCGCAACCACGCGGGCGCATCCGATGCGATGGAGCACCTCCGCATCCAGTTCGTGCCACTCCAACGGATACGCGGGCAGACGGAGGCGCAACTCTCCCCCGACCCTCGCGTAGCCGCGCACCTCGCCACCGGCCGGCCTGGAGATGACGTGCACCCACGTCACCATGCCGTCAGCGTCGGCGGCGTTGCCACCGCAGACGCCGGAGTCGCGATGCCCGCTCGACCTCACCGGCGTATCCACCAGGAGATAGAGGCGCCCGTCATCGAACGCCCTGGGGACCTCGCTCGCCTCGTCGCTCAACTCGAGGACCATCTGGGTCTGAGTCATCGCGCCACCCCGCGGCCGAGCGGGCGGTGGGCGCGGTACCAGCGGCGCCACGCGGGGTAGGCCGAACGCCAGCCGAAGGCAACGAGGCCCACGGCGCCGAAGGCCAGCGACAGGCCGGCGAGCCCGAGCCAGGGAAGCAGCGTCCGGAGCTGCGCCGCCCTGGGCGAGCACTCGACACGCACGGGCTCGCGGCCCTCGGCGGCGGCCTTCTCGGCCTCGCGGGTAGAAATGGAGTCCAGCTCCGCGCCCACCAGGAGCGTGCCGATGGACACCGAGAGCCCGCCCACCTGCACGAGCGTCTCCACCAGCGGCGCAGCGCCCAGCGTGGGCCCGTGCTGCGCCGCGACGGCGCCGAGCAGCAGCGCGGCGTAGACGGCTCTCTCCACCATCCAGGTGCGCACGCCCGCCTGGGAGGCGCGCGCCTCCAGGGCGAGCAGCGCGCGCCGGAGCCAGGGCCCCGGGTCCTGCCGCTCGTCGACAACAAGGTGCAGCTCCGCCAACAGGCTCATGTTGAGCCTCCGTCAAAGGTGAGAGGGTTTGGCCGGGATGCGCTCCCGGTGGTGGGGCTACTTCGGCGGAGCGGCGCGGAACCGCTCGCACTGACACCCCGTCACGGCGCACTGCCGCAGCGAGGTTGCTCGGTGGTCTCCCAGCTCATGGGAGCAGCGGCACGGCGTCTCTGACAACATGTCTTCGGGGCGGGGTGTCTTGCGGTCGCGCGGCATGCCGGCTCCTGAGAGAGGGGTTGGCCGGGATGGCTCCCGGCAGGCGTCTGCGCAGCGACGGCGGTCAGTGGGCCAATTCGCTACTGCCGCTGCTAGCTCGCGTCGTGACCGCCGTCGGGCGGCGGGGTGGACTCCGCGTCGGCGTCATCCACCGTCCACATCGGAAGCGAGGCGCGGGGAACGAAGACCCATGCGCTCACGTAGGCCCCGTCATCCCCGACGGACACCGTGGGCTCCTTGTCGAAGTCGACGTCGTCGCTTCCGTACAAGTCCCTCGCGGCGTCCCGCGCTGCCTCGACGATTTCTTCGTCGTTGCCCGATTCCTCTTCGCCCTGGCGCAACGCGGCCAGCTGCGCTTGCTCGTAGAGGCCAGCCGGCCATGTAGCTGGAGTGCCGTGGTGCTCCAAGGACGCCAGCAGTGCCTCAAGCGCCGCCTTCGGCTCCGGGGGCGACTGCTTCGCCACATTGTTCGTCTCCACTGCGTCATTCGACATTGCTTCCCCCGTGTTTGTCCTGCGTCCTGCCCTGCTCGACGTCCTCGGCACTCGTGTGCCTCGCTCCCGCCCGTCCGCCGTCCCTTCAGGGGCCCATGCCGCCGTCGCCCTACAAAGCGGACAGTATCGACATGGTAATACTGAGTCAAGCTTAAGTATTTCTTTAAGCGACGTGGTAATACCTTGTCGAAGTGCGTGTGGGTCTTGGCACACCGCCTGCGGGCGAGATAGGAGGCACCTTGAGGAAGAGAACTGGGACTGGGAGGGCCACTGTGATTCCGGGGAAGCGGTCGCCGAAGCCATCCGGCGCGAAGAAGCGAGTCGTGACGTTCAAGCCGGACGAGGACGTCGCCGAGTACATCGACGCGATGGTCGCCTCTGAGGACAGTCAGACCGAGGTCATCCAGACATCCATCCGCATCGTCCGGGACTTGGCGGCGGGGCTTGGAGTTGAGAGATGGGCCGAGTTGGTGAAGCGCGCCACCGTCGGAGCTGTGACGGAAGGCGTCATCGCTGCGGAGCTCTTGGCGCTAGCCCTCGACGCCGACCGGCTGACGGGGCACGAGCCGCCGAAGAAAGGTTCGAAGAAATGACGGCGCGCCCCTACCACTTCGGCCCAAGGCTGCGCGGCGCCGCCGCCAAGGCGCTGGGGCTATTGCACCTGACCTGGGACAAGTGCCACGGCTGGCCAGCGTTGCTGCTGCGCGGCCCGAAGGACAGGCCCCTGCCTGGTGCGGTGCAAGTCTTGGTGACGGGCTACCCGGACTACGTGGTTGCCGAGCACAGGGCGGGCCGTGCCGATCTCGTCCCTGGGTTTCTCGACATGGCCGCCTCTGCCTATGAGGCAGCGCTCGATGAGGAGCAGGGCCGTGCCCACCTCGAGTCCGGCAAGCAGGACACCAGGCCCGTCATGAGTATGACGATGGTCCCGTGGCGCTCGCCTGCGGAGCGCGCGCGCCCATGGCTGCCGCGCGCTTTCGCTGCGGCAACCCTGCTGGCGCTAGTGTGGCCAGCGGCAGTGCAGCACGCCCCCAATACTCGGGCCGCCATTTTCATCCCTGCGACAGCGACTGACCCCGTGTGGGCGTCGACGCTTGATGTCTGGAGCGAGAAGCCGATTGGCGAAATACCACGGCGTTTGGTCCTGCCCGACAAACCACTTAAGGGGCAGGACACCCCGCCGTGCTGGGATGAGGATGCCGTGCGCATCAACAACGGGTGCTGGGTCCCCCTGCGCAAGACCCCGCCGTGCTCCCGCATGTCGGCCGAGTACAAGGGCGGTTGCTACAAGGCATCGCCAGAGGAAGAGGGCGGCCCCCAGCCGGACCCGGCAGGGAACTCCATCCGGAGGACGCGATGACGCCGGCCACTGCAGCTCGGCGCCGCCCACGTCACCCGCGCACCATCACCCTCGTTGCCGTCCGGCGCGACACGAAGCTGTGCTGTCGCCGCGCGCGGCCAGTGGCCTGTGACTGCAGTTGCGCCACGGAGTGCCCGCTGCACGGCGAGAGTCACTCCGCGCACGCTGATGAGGTATAGCGAAGCACCTCGGACTTGACAGAGCCCGCGCCCCGGGCTCATCTTGTCCGTGCAGCACCCTCGCTGGGTTTTACGGATAGCCGGCGAGCCACACGACAACTTTAGAGTGGAAGTCCGGCCGCTTCGGCATGCCGGTAACCGCTCCGGTGCGCAGACGGTGCTCTATCCGTCATCGTCTGCCTCCGTCTTTTTCGGGTGCGTCGTGTCCATCGACCTCAGACAGCTCCGTGCCGTGACACTGGATGTTTCAGCGTCTCATTTCGAGCCGGGAGTCTCGTGTTTCGGACGGACGCGCGACCTAATCTCAGCCAGCCCGAAAGCTCGGAGGGACGCCGAAAACTCGGGTTCCCCGCGTACGGCAAAGGCGGTCAAGTTATTTCGACCGTCACATTTGCTTGCGGGTCTGGCGATTGGTATTAGGACTGAGTGGTTGCCGCAAGGCCCGTCTGTGTTTCACGTGACGGCCGGGAGTGAGCAACGAGCGACCACAGTCCAAGACGGGCGGCCCCCTGTCTTTGCATCGGCACGAATACTGCTAAAGTGTTCAGGCGCTCATGGTCTGGTGGGGGAGTATGAGTAACGAGAATCAGGATGCGGGGCCGGCAAACGAGACGGGGCCGAAGGACGAGCGAAAACGCGCCAAGAGGACGCCTGTCCCTCGAAGTGAACTGCCTGCAGACGTGTGGCTGGTGGAGCACGTTGCGAAGTTCGCGGGGAAGTCGGATGGGTGGGTGTATTCCCTTGTGGCGGCCGGCGAGATTCCCTTCACCAAGAGGGGTGGTGCTCTCTACTTTGACCCGGAGACCATTGCCCGCTGGCTCGTGGGTAAACCTGTTGCCGTCACCCCGCCCAAGGGACGAGGCCACTGATGGCCTACGTCCGCAAGAAGGCCGGGCGCAAAGGATTCACCGCGACGATTAAGTCGGCGAGCGGTGAGTTCCGGGAGGTCGCCGTCCCTGGGCGGACCAAGACGGAAGCGCGAAAGAATGCGCGCGACCTCGAGACCAAGGCATGGCGCGTCCGGCACAACCTCGAGGTCGAACCGGGACTGCTGCTGCTGGTGACGGCCAGCGCTGACTACCTCAAGGCCATCAGGCATCACGAAGGCTGGAAGTCCACCGAGTCCCGCTGGCGGCTCCACATCCTGCCCGGGTTGGGTCGCAAGGCTGTCGCGCAGATTCTGCCCACGGACATTGAGGCGTTCCTTGCGACGAAGCAGGACGAGGGCTACTCCCAGCAGTCGCGCCGCCATCTACGAATGACGCTGTCCGCATTCTACCGGTGGGCCATCAAGGCGGAGCTTGCGATTCGGAACCCCGTCTCCGAGACGGAGACCATTGCTGTCCCGGTGGCTACGCCAGCAGCGCTCAAGTTCGAGCAGGTCGAGGTGTTGCGCGACGCCGCTGGCGTCCAGTGGCTTGCCGACCTTATCTGGGTCGCCGCCCACCTCGGACTTCGATACGCCGAGCTGCGCCAGGTCGAATGGACGCACATCGATTGGCGCAATCGGCGCATCGCCACCAAGCGCGCCAAGCGCATCGCCGGTCGCGAGCGCCGGACTCCGCCCAGGCCGGCGTCCATCCCGGAGTCGTTGATTCCCTACCTCCGGGAGATGCACAAGCGGCGGCGCGGCAACTTTCTCTTCTGCTACGAGGACGGCGGCCAGCTGCCGACGAGCAGTCCGGATGCTCGATTCAAGAGTGCCCTCAAGGCCGCAGGCATCGTCTCTGGCTACCGGCGCATCTGCAGGCGGCAGACGTGCCGGTACGAGGAGAAGTCCAAGGTGGGGCGCAGCGTCGAGTGCCCCAAGTGCGGCTTCCTCCTGTGGGTGAGCCCCATTCATGGCGGCTACAGCTTCAAAAGCCTCAGGAGTACCCTGATTACGCACATCATCGACACGACGGGGAACCCGCGGGCGGCGCAGCTCCAGGCTGACCAGGCCGATATTCGAACGACGCTCAACCACTACCATGCGGCCGACCTTGACGTTCAAGGTGCGGCCATCGACAAGGCGTTCGCCGGTAGCGGCACTAATACCCCGCCGCGTGCCATGGCGGCTGCCGGGCGCCCGCGTTCGCCCGAATAGTGCCCGAAGAATTTTGATGAAAGCTCACGAACGAACGTGAGTGAACGGGAAGAAGTGGCACCCGGACGAAAGACAAACAGCAGAAAACAGGAAGGAAAGCGAATGTTCAGCGCCGCGACGGAAACTTCGACACCGAAGACGTTGGCCTCCGGAGCCAAAGGCCACAGGTTCGAATCCTGTATCGCGCGCAGAGGAACGTGCCCGGGATACTTGGGGTTTTTCCCCGAGCATCCCGGGCGCTGACTCCCGCTCCGGCACCTCCACCCAGCGATTTCCCACCTGGCCGCGAAGCCGGAAGAGCGTCCTCGTGTCGGAGGACGTCAGCGGGCTGCCGTGCGAGGAGTTGGGCCTGCTCCTTGGCGAACTCCTTGTGGAGTTGGGGGACAGGCCCGGCGTGGTGGCGGCCTCCACCATCGGCCTCTCGGTGCAGCGGAGGGAAGGTGGGTCCTTCGGGCTTCTCCGCCCACGTTGGAGCCCTCGTCGCCCCCCGCATGTGTCGCCAGTGGACGTTCCGTCTGGTCGACTGCGGGAACCGGGACCTGCGCCGGAGCGCGAGGCCGCGACACCGTCTCCGTGTGCTGGTGGCCGTGGTGCTGAGGTGAGGTTGTTTCGTGCCTCAGGCTGCGCGCCTGGCTTCGCGGTGCGTCCGCTGCAGCTCTCCCGTCATGGTGAAGATGGCGGAGAGCCCGCATGCCGGACACGTCACCTGGATTGTTGGCGGAGGTGGTGGTGGCGGCTTGTACCCAGGAGCCGGGTTCACGAGAGGCCGCAACTCTGGCGGACGAGAGTCAGGCTCAATGTCACCATAACTTGCCTGGCATTCGGGGCAGTGGAGACGCCGAAGCAGTGGACGGATGACGGTCCGGTTGTATCGCCACACGACGAGCATCAAGACCATCACCACGAGCGCGACGCACGCGACCACGCCGGCGCAGAACACCAGAAAATCGGCAGGCTCCAAGGGCACCCCCTGACGCTACGAGTGTACCAGGGCACGTGTGCAGGGTGGCTCCGGGGGCAGGGATGACGCGCTCGCGCATCGAGTTCGTGCTGCCCGTGGGCACGAAGAACACGAGCAAGGTCCGTGACCGCCACCAGGTGCGAGCGAAGCGGGAGAAGGGGCCGCGCCAGGCCACGGAGCTGCTTTGGCCAGGGTGGACGGGCCCGGTGCTGCTGGTCGTGCGGCTGACACGTGTGTCGCCGCGGCTCCTGGCGGGCGGGGACTCCCTGCCCATCGTGCTGAAGAGCGTCCGCGACGAGGTGGCCCGGCAGCTCCGTGTCGACGACTCGTCACCTTTGGTTCGGTGGGTCTACGCACAATCGCGGGGAGAGTCCTCCGTGTTGGTGGAGCTGTCCTGGGGTGAGGATGCGCTCGCGGCGGCGGTCCGTGCACGGGACCGCTCACCCCACCCGCCAGCCGCGTTTCTTCCAACTGTCCCTGGGGTGTGCGGACCGCCTTCCCGACTGCTCCGACTCGCGGTCCGCCTGGCCGCCCCCGTTACGAACAGCTTGGGTGACCCGCCTGCGATCCATTACCCCGGTCCGTCACACCAGCCTGATGGCGTCCTCTACAACGGCATCAAGCGGCAGCGGTGAGGGGGCATCGCTTGTGACGCAGGACTTCGCTTTCCTGCGAGGCGAGGGCCACTTAGTGCTTCGTGCGAGCGGTGGCGGGGGGGTATCAGCTTCCGGCACGCCGGACGGCGCGGCCGCCCGGGGCTGGGTGGATGGGCGGAAGAAGCCCAGGTTCCTACGAGGAGGAGTTGATGAAGTGGTTGATTCTATTCTGTAACTTCATCGTCGCGTTCGGAACCGTAGGGGTCGTCACGCTTGTCCTCCGGCTGGTTGTGAAGCGCCATTTCTTCGCGGCCACCCTCGCGTGGGGAATCTCCTGCGCTCTGGTCGCCGCTGGATTGGGTGACAGCGCGGATCAGGGGCCGGCTTGGCCTGACGGCCTGACACCGACCGTCGTCGTCCTCCATGCCCTGGCGTCCCTCACGGTGGCCTCCATCCCTATTATCCGGCAGTGGTACATCGAGAGACAGCGGAAGGCTGGATTGTACTGGACGGCGGATGATGAGGAGCCGAAGCCCCCCGGACGCCGAAACCTGCTCTGAGGGGCATCCCTTTAAACCTCTTGCTTGACGCAATAGACGGTGCCGGCAGCAAGGATGCGTGATGTCGCGACCTGCCGGCGCACCTCGCTGCCCGGGGCGTAGCCGTTCTTCTTCCGTGGCTTCGGCCCGCGAGGGTGTTTGAGGAGCATCGCCGGGTCGACGTGTGTTGCCATTTTCACGAGCGTCCGGGCCAACTGCTTCGACGTCTGTCTTTCGTGCGGCACCCATACCTCTTCCGGAACGGCGACCTTCATTCCGCCGTAGTCCTCGCGCAATTCGGCCGCGATGTAGAAAGAGGAGATGGGCTTCTGCTCGCATACCGGATGGGCGGTCTGCACCGCCTGCAAGTGGGCCAACACGTCGTAGGCCGCCAGTGCGACGCAGAAGCCAAGCAGGGCGCCTCGAGGCGAGCCAAGGCTTCGCACCTCACTTTCAAGGCCTGACTCCAGGCGGCCAAAGAGGCATTCAATCCGCCAGCGTGTGCGGTACAGCCGTGCGAGCGTTGTCGCCCGCTTGCGCTCCGCCGGGACATTCGTCAGCAACCGGATGACGGTGTCGCCGTCGTCGGTGGGCGTATCGAGTTCAATCTCGATGCGCCGCAGTCGCATCGCGCCGCCTGCTCCGTCGGGAATGGACACCGGTTGCTCGAAGACCGTCCCGTCTCGACGTGCCCCACCTCGCGTCGCGGGCGTTCCTCGGTCGGCGAGGGATTGCGAGCATGCTCCCGCACGAGCAGGAAGGCGCCGCACGACTTCCTGCTCGACCATCGACTCCTCCGCTGTCGCGCGGAGGGCTACTACCGCCATCTCTCCCATTGCTGACTGCCTCCCTCGGTTGTCGGCCCGGGGAGGGGGTCGGTTTTAGTGTCGCGAGGGGGGCAATTTTGCTGTCGCTCTACACCCCAGGCCAACAGTGGCCAGGGAGCGACCGTCCGCACAGGGCCCAGGGCGTGCCGACGGGGCTGTCCCTTCGCACGCCTGCTCACCTTCCTCCCTCACGGGGAGCCGATGCCGAAGATGTTTAAAGGGATGGGGCCAAGGACCTGGATGAGACGCGCGGCGCCGTGGAAACCCGGGTGAGGCAGTCGCATGTCGACATGGGCTAATACGACCTGGTCACTTCAAGAATGCGTGAGGGTGGGCGAAGTGTTCCGACTGCATGGCGCCGAGGCAGTTGAAGCGACTGGAGGGAGAGCTGGCGAGCTTCCTTGAGTCGAGTTTCTCGGGCCTGGGCCGGGTAGAACGGCGACGGGCGATGGACTGGTACGTGAAGGGCCTTCTGCTTGAGGGCGAGCGCAAGAGCATCGACCCGGTGGCAGGTCGGCTGATGGAGGAGGCTGGCGAGCAGGAGGCCATGCGCCAGCGTCTCCAACAATGCGTCAGCGGCAGCGCCTGGGCGGACGAGGAAGTCAGGCGCCGACTGGCACTGAAGCTGGAGGCGGACCTGCCTGGAATTGAAGCCCTGGTGCCTCCGCCTGAGCAGCCCTCGCAGATGTGACCAAGTCGTATTAGAAGCAGAAGGGAGGTCGGCCAATCCTATTGCAGATGCATTCACCAGGGGGTCGTGTCCCTATAAGTGTGTAGATGGCGAGGAGGGACGGGCGGGAAAGAGGCCCGCGGAGATGAACGCCGGACCCGCGCACCCACTTTGCTCAAAGTAGATCGATACCTGATAGGCGTAGACCGTTGCCTTGTCGGCGTCGATGAGCCAGAGCCGCCCGTTCGAGTCCGGCCAATAGCCAGTCCCGCTGTTCGCAACCTCCTTCCCATCGGCATCGACATAGATGAATCCTGTTCCCGGGGCCGCCCCTGGCCCTGCTGGCCCCTCGGGCCCGGTGAGTCCTACCGGGCCCTGGGAACCTGCCGGACCTTGTGCTCCTGCGAGTCCCTGCGACCCCGCCGGACCTTGTGGACCCGTGAGTCCTACCAGCCCCTGCGGACCTGCTGGACCTTGCAGGCCCGTGAGTCCAGCCGGGCCAGGTGGGCCCTGCGGACCCTGTTTCCCTTCGGCACCGTCTTTCCCATTTGAGCCATCCGACGACTTCGAGCAAGCCACTGCGGTCACAATCGTAAGGATGAGAGCCATTCGCATGCTCCATCTATATCAAGGAGGCTCGTCAGGTAGAGATGGGTTCCTGCCATGGGTGCCGCCGGTCAGTCCATCTCGGGGCTCATCACATTCACTGCCGCCTGAAGGGTTTCCACTCCCACGACGTCAGCGCCGAGTTCCAGGAGGTGATGGGGTAGGGCGCAGCCTGCCGCGGGAGCCCGCGGCCTGCCTCGCCTACTCCGTGGATGGCGCATGTGAGAGGCTGCACCGAGTCCTGTGGGCTCCGGGCCATCGCCTCAGGGCCGATGACGCTCAGGAAGGAGTGTTGGGCAGTCCATGAGTCGAGACGACGAGAAGGCGCCGCCAGCCGATCCCCAGCGGCAAGGGCCCCAGCGACTGGCGGACCTGATGCGGAAGGGAATGTCCCAGGCGCGTGAGCGGCCTTCGGCGGGGCTGGCCCAGCTCGAGGCCGACTGGAAGCAGCGAGAGGTGGAGTCACAGCAGGCGAAAGCGACGGAGCGGGCCCGGCACGAGGCCGCCCATGCCGAAGCGTGGCCGCTGCACCTGAAGCGGTGCCACGCCCCTCCTGAAGCGGTGGAAGCCCTCGCCGGGGACAAGGTGCTGGAGACGGCTGCGCTGCGCGCCGCGAAGCACGTCTTGCATGAGGGGCTGCGCACGCTGTTGCTGTCCGGCGGCACCGGAGTGGGGAAGACGGTGGGGGCGTGCCACCTCTTCCGCCTCGCGGTGCGCTCCGAGACGCACGGCGGCCAGCGTCTGCCCGAGTGGGACGCGTCCGCCGGGGTCTACGTGAGCTGGTCGCAGTTGAAGCGCGCCAGCGACCACGAGGCGGAGGACATGCTTCTTCTCCAGCGAGCTGTCCAGGTGCGCGTCCTGGTCGTGGACGACGTCAGCGGGCCACCGGGCGAGGAGGTGGGTCCTCGCCAGCGGGAACTCCTCGAGGAACTGGTGGACAGGCGGGACAGGCCGGGCCTGGTGACGGCGTACACCACTCGCCTGTCAGTGCAGCGGAGGGACGGTGGGTCCTCGGATTTCGCCACCCGCGTTGGCGCCCGCGTCGTCTCTCGAATGAGCCGCCAGGGCACGTTCCACCTGGCCGACTGCGGAAACCGGGACCTGCGCCGGGGAGCGACGCCGTGACGCAGGTACTGGCGAGCGGGAGGTGCTCTGGAGGCACCTGCGCAGCCGGAGGGGAACTCAGTGCCGTCGAGGCCTGGAACGTCCGGCACCGCTCGGCCTATGAGGAGGCCTGACGTTCAGCGTCGATCCGCGGAACGAGTTCCTCTGGCTGCGATTCGGTGAACGGTATCGGCTACGTCGTAAGGGAGATCATCAGTGACGACCATGCACATCAAGACGCTGCGGGTGCACGAAGCCATTCGGGCTCGTCCGGGAATGTATCTGGGAGGGGAAGACCGGCGCGCACAGGCCGCTATATTGCTCAAACTGACGGTCGAATCCGTGGCCTCGACGAGTGATGGACCCGAGAGGATTCCGGTAGAGCTTCGGATATGGCCTGGGCCTGTATTCGAGTTGTCCTGCCCATGGGCGGACGCTCCGTTCCAATTGGTCAGCGAGCGCGGGGCTTCACTCAGCGTCATCGACCGGCACATGATGACCCTCTACGCTGGTGGCCCTCCCTTGTGGGGCTTGATTGATGGGCACGGCATCATCCTCAATGCACTGTCGTCGCGAGTTCTCCTGCAGACCTCAAACGGCGAGACGCGGCGAGAGGCAATGTACTCACGAGGGGGCATCATCACTCCAATGATGGACTTGCTGAACTCCTCATTGAACGGCACGCGCGTCGTCTTTGAACTCGACCCGCTATTCTTCGATGCCGATGCGCGGGCCCATGCTCATTCGGATGCTGTGATTGAGGACCTGCGTACCCGATTCCCGTGGCTGACGGTTTCGCAACGTGCGGCCGATGTCACTGCTGGGGACCCGTGGTGA